CGCTGACGGTAGGTCGTTCAACTCGACGTCTGGTGGCGCACTTGGTCAGGGTGCCGGAGTTCCTTCGCAAAACGCAGCCATCATAACAGCATCGCCCGATGGCATGGGGGGCACATGGGCTCCCGTCCAGGTCCCCCCGCCTTTGTCCCTTTCGGACGGTCAGGTGCCCAACCCCACAACAGGTGGCGCCCTTAGCTTGGGCTTCGGTGCGCCGCCGTTGCGGCCCACCTCTTTGTTCCACACGCACTCGCTGCCTCCTTTGACGGCGGACTTGCCGCCGCTTCAGATGATCGATAACGGCGAGTCCAACGGCATCACGGGCGCCTTTGGTGGCCAGGTCAACACGGGTGCCAATCTAGGGGTGCTCGCGGGTCTGAACGTGTCTGGCAGGATCGGGACGCTGTTCAGCAACTCGATGGCGCAAGCGCCGCAGTACATTCAGGTGGCGGTCGGGGAGTCTACGCAGACAGCAACATTCGGAGCCACCGTCAAGCCGGGACGAGCGATCGTCGTTATCCTCGCCAACCAGAACTCCACGGGCGTCACGTTTAACACGGTCACGGACACTCAAGGCAACACATACGTCGCCTGCCCGGGTGCCTCCGTATCGAGCACACCCAACAGCACGCAGATGGCCGTTTACGTGGCCTTCAATGTGGTGGGCGGGGCTTCCAACGCGGTGTCTTTTACGGCTACGGGCAGCATGACCTCGCCCGCCATCTACTGCTTCGAGGTCGCGGGTATCACTGCTTACGACAACGGCGCTGGGGCTACGGGTACGACGGCAAACGCCACCACTGGGCCCTTCAACCTCGCTCACCGCCAGTGCATTGTCTTCGCAGCGACGATCAACACTGGTTCGGCGACGGGAGCTGGTGGTGGGTTCAGGCTCATTCAGAAGACGAGCGGATACGCAGACATTCTGGAGTACGCGGTCTTTGGTGCTGCGGGGTCCGTGACGGCCATTGCGACCATGACCGCTCAGACCTGGGGGATCGTCGCGGCGGGGTTCTACGCAGCACAGGACGAATCGGTCATCAACGCCCTGGAAGCTTCGGCCGCGCCTACGACCGATGTGATGTTGTTGCCGCCGTTTCAGGCGATCCCTACGGGCCACAACAACGGGATCACGGGCGCCTTTGGCGGTCAAGTCGCGCCGGGTCCGTTTACCCCGCCGCCTCCGCTCACCATCGGATACGAGATCGACAACATCTTCTTGCCTCCGGTGGTTCCGGACCTGCCTCCGTTCCAAACCCTTCAGCACGCCAATCAAACGGGCATCACGGGTGCTTTTGGTGGCCAGACGACGCTTGGCGTTCCGTCCAACATATTCAGCCTCCTGAATGTCACGGGCAACCTCGGGACCATGGTCCTGTCGGGCACTCCCGTGTCGGTTCCGGCCGTCACGTTCAAACAGGGAGCGTATCTCGAAGAGCCCGGCGGTAGCGTTGCAAGCCCAGCGACGACGGCAGCCTTCGGATCGGCGAACACCGCGGGTAACGCCATCGTGGTCTTCGTCATGTGCGGCATGGTCTATCCGGCCAACGGCTTCCCGGGCACGGGCGTGACCGATACCCAAGGGAACTCCTACACACAGGTCTTGAGCTGGGCGGGCACGGCGAGCAGCGGCTACAGCGCCGTGTCGATGGCCGTCTACGTTGCCTTCGGCATCACGGGCGGCTCGGGCAATCAGGTCAGCGTCGCTTTCACCACGACCAACGTCAACGCGATGACCGTGATCGCGGCCGAGTATTCGGGCATCAACGCCTACGATACGGGCGCGGCGATGGACACGAGCACGAACTCGTTGTTCACCTCCACGCCATCCACGGGCAACTTCACGACCAGCAAGCTCGGCGCCATCATCGCTACCGGGTGGAGCGGCTCGCAACCGACGACGACGCCCGGTTCTGGGTACACGCAACGCCTGGTCACTTCTATTTTCGACCAGATCATTGAAGATGACATCGGTGCGACGATCGGTACCAACAGCGCGGGAGTTACGCTCGCTGGCAACGCCTCTTGGGGTATGATCGCGGCGAACTTCTACTGGAACAACCCTTCGGCTATCCAGTCCTCGGTCTACAACCGTCTGCGACCTGCTCCCGCTGATCTGCCTTCGTTGACCGCGGTGCAGCTCGCAGACGGCGGGACCTTCGAGCCAACGACAGGTGGCGCGCTAAGCGGTGGCTCGTTCCAACCGATCTACGGTGGCCTTAACGTCACGGGTGCTGTTGGCACACTCACACAGCAACTGGGCTTGGGGTACGCGAACCCAACGTTCATTCAAAAGGCCCCTGTAGCGGGTGTGGCTTACACCGCGGTCACCTCCGTTACGGCCATCCTCCCCGTGGCGGCCACGGTGGGCAACACCGTGATCGTCGCCTGGAGCGGGCAGTACCCTTCAAGCTTCGTCTCGGTTACCGACGACAAGGGCAACTCGTACTATCCGGCCCTCACCACGTTCGACGACGCGAGCACGTACGAGACGGGGGTCTACTACTCGAAGATCACGATCGCGGGCGCCACGCACATCACGGTCACGTACACCACGGGAGGCATGCAGAGCTTCTACGTGTGGGCCTTGGAGTACAGCGGGCTTGCTGGTCCAGACGTTTCTGTCGATACCTACACGGGTTCGTCTGGTACGAGCTTCACAACGGGTCCTACCCCCACAACAACCCAAGCCACCGAGCTTCTGTTCAACTGGCTCGCTTGGGCGGGTAACAACCTTTCAGCGTTGGACCCCACTTGGACTTCCAGAGGTCTCGGTGGCAACGGTCCGTGGAATGGTGTGGCCGATCGTGTAGTCACATCGACCGGGGCCTACAGCAGCACTTCCACGATCGCGTCGTCGGGCGGTTCGGTTGTCTCTTGCATTGTGACCTTCAAGGCACAGAGCTTTGCGGGTCTGTCGAACATCAACACAATCACCAGACCCTCGGTTAGCGAGTCGCCACAGCTTCCGGCGACAACAGGCGTCAAGGCCGGGTACGGTCAATCGCCAGGCGTCGCGTACGTCTCGCACTCATCGCCCTTCAAGGCTCCCGAGGTGCTGCCCTACAGCATAGCTCTCCACGCAGGGGCCGGTTCTATCGTGCCGGCGAAGGGGACCATCTACGCGAGCCCCTTGGATGTCCTGTCCCCCGCGATGCAGCCGTGGGGGCTTCCCCCAACGCAGCAAACGATCTTGAAGGGACTCGATGTTGTTACCCTTACGGGGTACCTCAACATCAGTGGTCAGTTTGGTTCGTTGAGCATCGCGGGAAACCCCGGCATCACGGCTCCCACGTACGTCCAGGTGGCGAGCAACAACGTCGCCCCAGGTACCAGCGTCACGGCTACGTTCACCGGCTCGAACACAGCGGGCAACCTGCTTGTGGCGGCGGTGTTCTCGCCCACTGGTGGTCCCATCTCGGTCACTGATACCGCTGGCAACGTGTACCACTCGGCAGTGGTCAGTCCTGGGGGTATCGTCGCTATCTACTACGCTTGGAACATCGCTGCCCACGCTAGCAACGCCGTCACCGCGACTTGGGGTGGATCCAACTACTACGAACTCAGTGTGGTGGAATACTCCGGTGTCCAGAACACGTCGGATCCCCTTGATGTGGCGACCGCGATCGGCACCACTGCAAGCACCTCCGTGTCAGTGCCGATCACGACAACGGTAGGCACGGACCTCCTGTTCACGGTCATCGAGACGAACGGGTCTAGCACCGGCTACGTGCCCACGGGCGGTGCGATCACCAGGTACAACTTCAACTCCGGCGCAGCGATGGAGCAAGACCAGCTCGCGGGCGCCCCTGGCACCTACTCGCCAGGCTGTACGTTCACGTCGAGCTACAACTGGAGCGCTGCGGTTGCCGCATTCAAGCCCCTGGGGCTTGCGACGACCATCAACCTCAACGCGCAGGAGCAGATCTTCAATCAGATCCGTGCCGACCTGCCTCCGTTCCAGGCTCTTGAGAACGGTGAACCCAACGGCATCACGGGTGCGTTCGGAGGGCAGACCAACACTGGGTACGGCCAGCCGGGGCCGCCTCCTTCGCCCATTACCCTCTACAGTGAGTTGGACATCGACGCGGAGGCGCTGCGTGGCCGTGGGAAGCCGCCGCACGTGTACATCTCGGACGGTGGGTCCTTCAACCCCACCTCAGGCGGTGCTCTTGGTCAAGGTGCCGGCCAAGCCGCACAACCTCCTGTCATCACCTTCACGGAGTTCGACATCGAGGCTCCGGCAGAGCGTTACCGTACCAAACCGCCTACCGTGTACATCTCGGATGGTGGTACGTTCAACGCCACTTCGGGCGGCGCTCTCGGACAGGGCGCCAATCCGCTCGTGGGGTACGTCTATGGCAACTCGTTCCTCCCGCCCCTAGTAGCGGACTTGCCGCTCTTCCAGGCGATTGAGAACGGGGAGCCCATCGGCATCACGGGCGCGTTCGGCGGGCAGACCAACACGGGTGCTGGCCAACCCTCGCAAAACGCGCAGCTCGTGCAGCCGTTCGTGATCCCGCCGAGCGCGATCCTGCCTCCGCTTGACGCGGTTCTTACGGGATACGGCCAACCCTCCCAGAATGCATCTCTCGTCCAGCCGGTGGTCTTGCCGCCGTCCGCGGTGCTTCCTCCGACCGACTACGTGCTGGCCGGGTACGGTCAACCCGCAGAAGCGCCGTTCTTCGTTCAACCGTTTGTGCTTCCGCCGAACGCGCAGCTACCGCCCACCGACTATGTGTTGGCAGGATACGGCCAACCCCCGCAGAACGCAGCGCTGTACCAGCCGTTCAACCTCCCTCAACTCGCGCTGCTTCCGCCAACTGACTACGTCCTCAAGGGATACGGCCAACCTTCGCAGACGGCGCAGATCATCCCTGCGGTTCCGCCCCCCTTCGTGCCGCTGCTTCCGCCCACGGACTACGTGTACGCGGGCTTCGGTCAGGCAGCTCAGGCCCCAGCGACCTTCGTTGGAACACCGCCGCCATTCGTACCTCTGCTCCCTCCCACGGACTACGTGTACGCTGGGTACGGCCAGCCTGCTCAGAACGCACAGCTCGTTCAGCCCTTCGTACTCCCGCCGAATGCGAGCCTGCCTCCTCTCGACTCTGTCTATGCGGGGTACGGCCAGCCTTCGCAGGCACCGTTCTTCGTCCAGCCGACGATCCTCCCGCCGAGCGCACAGCTCCCGCCGACCGATTACGTCTTCGCGGGATTCGGCTTCCCGACGCAGGCCGCGCAGATCATTCCTGCGATTCCGCCGCCAGTTGTTCCTGCTCTGCCCCCTCCCACGTCCGTGTACGCTGGCTTTGGTCAAGCTGCACAGGCAGCGGCCACGTTCATTGGGGTTCCTGCTCCGAGCGCGATCCTCCCGCCTACCGACTACATCTACACGGGCTTCGGACAGGCGGCACAAGTGCCGTTCATCGTCCCGGCGCAGATCCCACCTTCGGCAACGCTCCCGCCGCTCGACTCGATCTTCGCTGGATACGGTCAACCCTCGCAGGTCGCCCAACTCCTGGTACAGCCCCCCGCCCCCTACGTTCAGCTTCCGCCGCAAGACTACATCCTCAAGGGCTTCGGTCAGGCAACACAAGCCCCGTCCGTTGTTCCGGCGCAGATCCCACCCTTCGCGGTTCTGCCCCCGGAGGACTCGATCTTCATTGGGTATGGTCAGCCGGCTCAAGTCGCACAGATCCTCCCTGCGATCCCGCCGCCCAGGGTTCCGGATCTGCCCCCACCCCAAAGCATCTTCGCCGGGTTCGGTCAACCGGCACAGAACGCAGCGCTCTTCCAGCCGTTTGTCCTGCCGCCGTCTGCACTCCTGCCCCCTCCCACCTTCCTCGTTGCAGGGTACGGCAAGCCTTCGCTCAACGCGTTCACCATCTCCCAACCGCTCGTTGCTCCGAGCGCGACGCTGCCTCCGCAGGACTACGTGGTCACCGGCTACGGTCAAGCTGCGCAGATCGCCGAGGTCTTCTACCCTTCGCTCTTCCCGGCCCCCAGCGCGATCTTGCCCCCGGAGGACTCGATCTTCGCGGGCTACGGAACCCCCAGCCTCTCGAACATCCCCTTCACTTTGCAACCGCAGCCCCCGTACGTGGCCCTGCCGCCCGAGGATTCGATCTTCGCAGGCTTCGGCAAGCCTGCACAAGTGGCGGTCCAGATCATTGGGGTTCCGCCGCCCGCTGCGAACCTGCCTCCGCAAGACTACGTCTACGCTGGGTATGGTCAGGCTGCTCAGGCACCGTTCTTCGTACAGCCGTTCGTCCTACCGCCCTCGGCTGCCCTGCCTCCGCCGCAGAGCATCTACGCCGGTTACGGCAAGCCTGCACAGGTCGCAGCGCTGTTCCAGCCGTTCGTTCTTCCGCCCTCGGCTGCTCTTCCCCCGCTGGATTCGATCTTTGCAGGCTACGGGCAGGCCGCCGAAGTGCCCTTTTTCGTGCAGCCCACGTTGCTTCCCCCAAGCGCCAATCTGCCTCCGCAGGACTACGTGTTCGCCGGGTACGGCCAGGCCGCGGAAGCACCCTTCCATGTTCAGGCGACGATCCTGCCTCCGACCGAGGTACTCCCGCCGCAGGACTACATCTATGCGGGGTACGGCAAGCCCGCCGAAGCGCCGTTCTTCGTGCAGCCCACGTTGCTGCCGCCCTCGGCTGTCCTGCCGCCCGAGGACTCGATCTTCGCGGGCTTCGGCTACCCGCCACAGAACCCGGCAATCTACACGCAGCCGCTCGTCCCGCCGTTCGCTGCACTGCCTCCGACCGACTACATCCTCAAGGGCTTCGGTCAGGCGGCGCAGGCACCGACCCTCGTCCAGCCGTTCGTGCTGCCTCCAACCGAGGTGCTGCCGCCCCCACAGAGCATCTACGCGGGCTTTGGACGTCCGGCTCAGAACGCCGCTCTCTACCAGCCGTTCGTTCTCCCGCCGAGCGCTGCACTGCCTCCGCTGGACTCCATCTTCGCTGGCTTCGGGTTCCCGCCTCAGAAGGCCGTGGTCTACACGCAGCCACTCGTGCCACCGTTCACCCAGCTCCCTCCGGAGGACGCAGTCTTCGCAGGACACGGCCAGGCAGCGCAGAGCCCCGAGCTGTTCCAACCTTTCGTTCTCCCGCCGAGTGCTCAGCTCCCCCCTCAGGACTACGTCCTCAAGGGCTACGGTCAGGCCGCGCAGAACGCGCAGATCATCATCGCTCCGCCCGTCGCCCCGCACGCGTACTACCTCATCCCGCCGCCGCTGCTCCTCAGCTCGGGTGATCCGCCGCCGGCCTTCTATGCGACGTCCGGTGGTGCTCTCACGGGTGGTGCTGGAACGGCCGCGCAGTCCGCAGTGGTCTTCTCGCTGCCCCCGCCGTCCCCCTACGTGCAGCTCCCGCCCACGGACTACCTGTTCGCGGGCTACGGGCAGGCCGCTCAGGCGCCCTTCATCTCGAAGGCAGCCCCCGCAGACTACGTCCCTCTGCCCCCGCTCGACAGCCTCTTCGCAGGCTTCGGACAGGCCGCGCAGAACCCCGCCATCTACATCGGCGTGCCCGCCCCCGCTGCGCTCTTGCCGCCTACGGACTACGTGCTGGCAGGCTACGGGCAGGCAGCACAGGTTGCTCAGATCATCCCTGCGGTACCGCCCCCGCTCGTACCGGATCTTCCGCCGCCTCAGTACGTCATCCCTGGGTTCGGCTTCCCTGCACAGGTCGCACAGCTCTTCCAGGCGTACGACGCTCGCGCTCCGTACCCCACTGTGATCCCGGAGCTGGTGGTCGGCTACGGCCAGGCGGCGCAAGCACCGCAGATCATCCCGACGATCCCGGCCCCGCTCGTTCCGGACCTCCCGCCCCCGCAGTACCTCTTCGCGGGCTTCGGGTTCCCACCACAGAACGCGCAGATCATTCCTGCGGCTCTCCCCCCGGTTGCAGACCTCCCGCCCCAAGATTCGATCTTCGCGGGCTACGGTGTTCCCTCGCAGAACGCCTTCATCTACGTCCAGCCGCCGGCGCAGTACGTCTCGCTACCGCCGATCAGCGCGATCATCGCGGGCTACAACTACCAAGCCCCGGTTCTGCCGCCCATCCTCAGGACTCGCACGACCTCGCGGCTCGTCGCGTTCCCGTACTGGGCCACGTTCTTCGAGCCGCACCATCTGCCGCTCTACGTCTACGAGAAGGACGACGACAAGCGCCGTCACCCGGTCGAACCCTACAAGGTCACGTTCGCCCTCTACCAGGTGAAGGACATGTTCCTCATGCCGGTCGGGCCCGACGCTCGCGAGCCGGCGCACGGCCCCGGTGTGGGACACTTCTACGTCACGGGTGTCGTTGGCGAAGGTGGCCAGCCGGGCATCTGGATGGTCCGCTGGACCGTTCAAGAAACCTTCTTTAGCCAGTCCTTCACGAAGGACTACTACTTCGAGGTGCTCGACGCCGTCTCGGCGCACTTCCCCGACGACAAGACGCCACGAGGCCGCAAGCGCGGATGGGACTGAAGCATGGCAACCACCGCATTCTACAAGGGTCAGCTCCTCGGCAGGAACGACCTCAACATCTACCTGACGAACGTCAACGGCACGCCCGTCAACGCCGCCGAGATCAGCTACGCCCTCTACGACTTCACGACCGGCAGCGAAGTCCTCGTCGGTCCGAGCATGCGTGTGCCCGTGAACCCGTCTGTCGGGGAATACTACGCGAGCCTGCTCATCCCGCTTGACGCCAACATCGGTGCCTACCGCATCCGCTGGACCTTCCGTGAGGTCGTCGGAGGGCCGCTGCAACAGGTCGTCATGAACTTCGCGGTCATCGACCGGGTCCAACCGGGTGGGTTCGGCCCCGGTGGGGGTGAGGGTGGCGAGATGGACCACCACGAGCGGGAACTCATGCGCCGCTTGCGCAACCTGCTCCGCGACAACAACCCCGACCGCAACTACCACTTCCGTCCGCCGGCCCACGAAGAGACGGTTACGCAGTTCAGCAAGGTCTTCGGCTTCATCTGGGAGGACCACGAGCTGGTCGAGTACATGTACAACGCGCTCGACGACATCATCGCGGCGCCCCCCAAGACTCCCTTCGCCAACATCGCTCAGATGGTGCAGCTCCATCCCGAGTGGAGGACGATGCTCTTGACGGGCGCGACGTACTACGCGCTCCAGGCCATGCGCATCAACTGGATCGCCGACGAGTTCGACTACAGCATCGGCGGTGTCTCGCTCAACCTGGAGAAGGCCGCCAAGTACGAAGGCGCTCAGCAAGCCGCCAGTGAGCACTTCCAGACGCAGCTCGAAAAGGGCAAGGCGACCGTCAACTACATCAAGGGCGTCCAGCAGCCCAAGTTTGGTACCGGCATCCGTTCGGCATTCGGTCCGTACGCCGGCCGAGGTGTGCTCTCTCCTCGCAAGTTCGTCGGCTTCTGACCCAAGCTGTCTAGTCCTCTTATGCCATCCCCTCCTGTAGGACGGGCGCGCGTTTGTGCGCCACCGGAGGATGAAGATGAGCACCGAGAAGAAGCTGACCCCGAACGACCCGATCTCGCCAGATGTGCTGAAAAGAATGGCACAGGTCTCGGCTGCCAGGTCTCAGCTTGGCGACCAGCTCCTCGACTTGGAGCACGAGAAGATCAAGATCCTCGTCTCGGCCAGGCAGCTCGACGAGGAGAAGCAGCGTCTCTTCGCCAAGGAGTTGACCGACCGTGGGCTCAACCCGGGTACACCTGTCGAGGTGGACGCCAAGACAGGGCAGATCAGCTTCGTCAACGCCCAGGGTGAAGGTGCGCAAGCACCGCAGTGATTCTTCCCTTTATGGGGGCTGATCTGGGGGAGCCTCCATGCCTTATGCAAGTAATCGCGACCGGAACCCCAGTGAGCTGGAGTACGTCCGGGCTCCGTGGCCGGTCTCACCCCTCAACTTCTTCGTGAGGAGTGGGTACCGGCCTGGTGTGTTCGACCTCACGTGGGACAGCCCCGGGATCCTGACCCTCAACGGTCGGTTCTCCATCTTGGGGGTCAACATCTACCGTGCGTTCGACTCGGAGTTCGGACCGTTCGAGCGCGTGAACAGCCTGCCCATCGGGTCTCGCTACTGGCGCGATCAGACCAACAACGTCCTCGTTACCGACGAGCAGATCACCCCTCAACAGTGGGTCATCTTCGGCGAGCAGAGCACGGGCATGGCCGGCTATGGTCCTCGTTACGTCTTCCGCACGCTGCTTCGGCCCATCGTCAAGGAAGCCTCGCAGGAGGTCTACGCCAACTCTGCCGAGGACGTGCAGGTCATCGTCGATGGCCAGATCGTTCCGGTCCTGCGTGTCGATGGTCAGACGGGCGAGATCGAGATCGACGTCCGGCGCTACCCCGACACGGGCACGCAGAACTACTTGCCCACGGTGGTCCCTTCTTCAACGAGCGTCGTGACCTGCTCGTACAGGTACACGAAGCAGCTCGTGCGCACGGACCTCGTTCAGAGGGTCTTCTATCTCGTCACGACCGTGGGCATCCCCGTCAACCACGCCACGAGCGTTGTCCAGTCCCAGAAGGTCATGGAGACGCCGCTGGAGTACGCGACGGCCACGAACTCCTACGAGATGGAGAAGATCGACTACATCTGGAAGGAGGCCGCACGCCGAAACCGCTGGCTGCTTGAGCAGGCGGGCGAGCGCGTGAAGGTCTTCTTGCGCAAGCAGGTGGGCACGCCGTGCCCTTGTTTCCAGGACGACATCCACAAGCAACCAATCAATGACGATCCCCTCTGCTTCGGTACGGGGATCATCGGCGGCTACGACGGACCGTACGACATCATCATCGCGCCGGATGACTCTGAGAAGCGCATCACACAGAAGGATCGCGGTCGCACGGTCGAGCACACGTACGAGTCCTGGACGGGACCGACGCCGCTCCTTGCACACCGTGACTTCTTCGTGAAGATCAACGGTGAACGATACTCGATCGGCGCCGTTCGGATGCCTACAAGCCGAGGCATGATCCTGCAACAGCACTTCACGGTGGGTCACTTCGACGAGAAGGACATCCGCAACAAGGTGCCCGTGGACAATCCTGTCAGGTTCCCGGCCGTCGAGTTCGCTCCGATGGGCCCTGACCAGGAAGCCAGCTCGGAGATCACGAACAAGCCCAACATCCCCGCAGAGCGCCAGCTCCGTGGAGAGACCGACGCTTGGGAGAACACGGAATACTGATGGGCGCCCCCACGCGTGTCAGCGGTGTCTACGCCAAACCCCTCATCGGCGAGAACCTCAACGTCAACCCAGAAGGGGTGCTGCGCAAGCTCAAGGCCGAGCTGAACCGGCGCCTCAAGGCCAAGTTCCAGAACATTCCCACCTTTTCGGACCGCGCCCGCAAGTCGCTGTCGAAGTCGCTCCGGATCAAGATCTTCCCGAACAGCCTCGTCATCACGACCAGTCACCCCGGTTTCAAGCCTCTCGTCTTCGGACAGGAGAAGAGGCAGATGAAGTGGCTCACGAAGGCGAAGGTCCCGATCCCCATCGTCCTCGACTCGGGCGAGATGATCTTCCGCTGGGCGACGCCTCGTTCGATGGAGAACGGGAGCTGGTGGCACCCCGGCCGCGGTCGTGTGGACTTCATCACGAAGGCCAAGCAAGAGGCCAAGAAGTTCATCAAGGAGCGCATGACCCGTGAGGTGATGCTCCAGCTCCGACAGACCCTCCACAACAAGAAGGGTCGTTGACATGGCCGTGAGCGATGTCACCGTCTTCGGCCTCGTCGCCGGGATCCACTTCATCACGGACTTGGGGGTGGGTGTTCCCCACGGCCATACGGTCACGATCCCGGCGGACAAAGCGAACAAGTCCAAGGATCTCTGGCGGGCTATCGGGCAGAAGTACATCTGCCTCATCCAGTCGGGTCCCTACGTCCAGCGAAACGTCATCATCCCCCCGGGCTCAACCGAGCCCGTTGCAGCGGCTCCGGACCCTTCGCTTGCGGCTCGCCAGCAGGCCCTCGAAGAAGAGAACAAGCGTCTGCGGGAAGCTCTTGAGAAGCAACGCCAGGACGCTCTGGCGGCTGAACAGCGGGCCACGGTCAAGCTGGACACGATCTTGGAGCTTCTTCGCACGCAGGGTCCCTCGACGACGACCATCGTCCAGGTCCAGGGCAACGGCGGCCCGCTGGTGCGTGCGGCGGTGCCCGAGGACAACACTCCGACGTTCATCCCAGCGACGATCAGGCCCGAAAACACCGAGAGTCGCATCGAGGCCAAGAAAACCGAGTCGGATAGCACCCTTTCGGGCGCTTCGGACAAGCTTCGGGAGCTTCGGCGCAAGGCCAAGCCCTGAACTTCCTCTTATCCCCTCGGCCGTTACAGAAGGAAGACCATGCACCCCATCCAAGAGCAGCTCAAGAAGCAGGCCAGTGAGCTTACCGAGAAGCTCGCCAAGGGTGACAAGAAGCAGGGCCAGGGCGGCATGCTTTGGAAGTACGTGGATCCCACGGGCAACGAGTTCTGGCTCAAGGAGAAGAAGCTGACCGTCCGCTCTCCGTACACGGGCAAGACGTTCACCGCCAAGCCGGAGCGCGAGACGCCCTCGGGTGTCGGTCAAGACCTGCGTGAGGAGGCCAAGGCGGCGCTCCCCGGGGGTGCTGGGCCTGGCGGCAAGACACAAAACAAGCGCAAGAAGGCCGACTGGCAGGCGGAAGGCGCAGCGCATCCTGGGGAACTCAAGGAGCTTGAGGCCATCCTCGAAGCCCACGGCTACGACCCCAAGGACGCCAAGAAGCTCAACGAGGAGGGCATGGGCCCCTATGAGCTGGAGCACCGCATCAAGTCCACCTCGGCGGGCGGTATGGGCAGCCTCGAATTCACGCACGGCATCCACAAGAAGAAGGGCTGAGCGCTGTGAGCGGCAAACGCGCCGTCATCGACCCGTACTCTGGGGAACACGCCGACTCGATCTACGCAGTCTGGCACGACCCCACGACATACGACCACCTGAAGATGGGTCCCCCCTATCTTCCGGATGCCTCGTGTTCGAAGGCAGTGGGTCGTCCGAAGGGTGCCTCGTCGATTCCCGACAAGGACTCTCTGGCCGAGGTCCGCGCGATGGTGGCCAAAGAAGCCGCGAACGAGGACGTGGCCAACGTGCTCGCGCACTTCTTGCTCGACTACGGCGAGCAGTCGATGGCGGAGCTTGCGGCACTGCTCACCTACCTTCGCGCGCTCTCCTTCATCCACCAGACGCATCACTGGCAGACGCAGGGCACGGCCTTCTACGCCGATCACCTGCTCTTCGAACGCCTCTACAACGAGACGCAGCCGCTCATCGACAGCCTTGGAGAGCGCGCAGTGGGCGCCGGCACTCCCGTGCTCGTGAACCCGGTCATCCAGAGCACGCACCAGCTCCTCATCGTCAAGGATCTGTACAACGCCGCCCCTATGCAGGCCGCGCCCGAGCAGTGCGTTCTCATCTCGCTCAAGGGTGTGCTCCGGTTCCTCGTGCTTCTGCGTATCGGCTACGAGCTGTTGGAAAAGAAGGGGATGCTCTCGCACGGCATTGACAACCTTCTCCAGGGCATCGCTGACGTGAACGAGTCGTTCGTGTACCTGCTCAAGCAGCGTGCGGGCGGCCGGGTTGCTTCGAAGAGCGTGAAGACTGCTTCCGACTGGAAGATCAAATGAAGTTCACCGGGCACGTTGCCCGGTCAGATGAAAGAGGACCCAGATGAGCACGGACAAGAGGAAGGGCATTGGTCTCGACATTGGGACCATGAACATCGTCTCGGCACGCCAGGTCGGCGACAAGGTCTCGACCAACCGCATCCGCGACGCATTCATCGACCTCGAATCGGAGGCCAAGAAGCAGCTCCGGCTCTCGAAGGTCGATTACATCGAGATGGGCGACGGCCAGCTCGTCGTCATCGGCGATTCAGCTCTGACGATGGCCAACCTCTTCAAGAGGGAAGTGCGTCGTCCCCTGAGCAACGGCGTCATCGCGGCCGGGGAACTCAAGGCGCAGCAGATCCTGAGTCTCCTCGTCAAGAGTGTACTCGAAGAGCCGTCTTGCAAGGACGAGCACTGCTTCTACAGCGTCCCCGCGGCGCCCGTGGACATGCCGGACCAGGACGTCGTCTACCACACGGAGATCTTCCGCAAGATCATCACCGAGCACGGGTTCACGGCGCACCCGATGAACGAGGCGATGGCGATCATCTACAGCCAGTGCGCCGACGAGACATTCTCGGGCCTGTCCGTGTCATTCGGTTCGGGCATGTGCAACGTGGCGCTCTCCTATCAGACCATCAAGGGTCTGGAGTTTTCTCTTGCACGTGGCGGCGACTGGATCGACTCCCACGCAGCCAAGGCGACCGGGTCTACGGCCTCGCGCATGTGCACCATCAAGGAGAAGGGCGTGGACCTCATCAACCACAAGGATGATGATCGGGACGCCGAAGCGATCTCTCTCTACATCCGCGCGCTCATCCGCCATTGCCTGGAGAACATCGCCATCCAGTTCCGCAAGGCGCAGTCGAGCATTGAGCTGCCAGGGCCGATCCCGTTCGTCGTTTCCGGCGGCACGTGCAAGGCCATCGGTTTCGAGGAGGTCTTCAAGTCGGAGTTCTCCGAGATCAAGAAGAAGGGCTTCCCCATCGAGATCAGCGAGATCCGGATGGCGAAGGACCCCATGACCGCTGTCGCAGAGGGCCTCCTGGTCCTGGCGATGGAGGAACACGCCTGAGGCCCACGTGTACTACTACATCATTGGGGCTCTCAAGCGGCGCATCATCAACGAGTTGAAAGACTCGTTCTCGCGCCACCCCATCTACAGCAAGATCGTTCCGTACATCCAGAACAAGTACAGCTTCAACGAGCGTCCGCAGTACGGGATCATCGTCAAGGGATCGAGTGCCAACAAGATCTCCCTAGCTGGCGACAACTTCATGGGGACGGTCGAGAGCCACGTGGGTCTCTTCTACTTTGGTACGCCCGCGCATCCTATCGAGTGGGTTCGCGAGGATCAGGCTGTCCTCGCGAACAACCAAGAGCAGATGCCGATCCTGCCTGGGGTCTACTACATCGAGATCTTGTCCGTGCCCAAGAACGCCTCCGAGCCTGGCATGTACACGATTGACCCCCTCATCACGGTCCCCCAAGAACCTCTGCTCTTCTTTCAGACCGGCATCGAGACTGAGGGTCAGCTTCAGAACCCTCCTTCGAAGGGCACGCTCCGGATCTACGAGAACGGCAACTGGCTGCTCACGGAGGGTACTGACTACGTTGTCAACTACTCGACCGGAGCGATTGTCTTCAAGACCCGCTTCAAGCCCGGGGCGAGGGTCATGGCGGAGTACCGCTACTCGGTCCCGTCCCTTGGTCCGATCCCGTTCTTTTGGAACGTCTCGGACTTCAAGACACTGCCCGGTGTGGTCATGGCGTTCGGCAAGCGTGCCCGCGTTGGGGACAAGTGCGCGGTCGTGGTCTACCCGGACCGTGTGGATGTGGCGCGGGCGTACGGTGGCAAGTGGGAGGTCAGCTTCGAACTGGAAGCCGTGGCTCAAGACCCGATCCAGATGGAAGAGATCTCCGACCTCGCGATGATGTACCTCTGGGCGGACAAGAAGCCGTACCTGGAGAACGAGGGCATCGAGATCGTGGACCTCTCCATGGGCGGTGAGAGCGAAGAGCCCATGGATGAGACGGGCGACATCTACATGTACTCGGCCTCGTTGTCGCTCCAGTTGCGCGCGGACTGGGAAGTGCACGCGCCGATGCCCTTCACGATCAGTCGTGTCAGGCAGACAAACGCAGCCGGTCAGCCGGCCGACCCCAATACGCCGTCAGACCAGGTCGCCCCCCTCGCCAGCGGCGCAAGCCCCCTGATCTACCCCTCCTTGCCCATCTTCAACGGGCGCAACAACGACTTCGAGCGCATCCGCTGACCCAAATGAGGATCCCATGCCCATGTACACGTTCGCGTGCGAGGACTGCAACGTCGAGTTCCTCCGCACCCTCAAGATGGCAGAGCACCTGACGCACGAGTGCCCCTCGTGCGGGCGCGATGCACCGCGAGTGTGGGACGCGGACTCACTGGCTTTCGCCTTCAAGGGCTCCCAGACGGGCGCTACGGCGAACACGGGCGTCCACGACAACGACTATCCTACGGCGGACAAGCTTGTCGGGCGGGATGCGGAAGTCCGCTGGGCGGAGATCCACGAACGGGAGAAGGTCAAGGCCGAAGCCCGTAAACAGGGTGGAACCCATGCCCTGATCCGCCACAACAACCGCGATTACATTGATTATGAGCCTATGAGCGACGGCGGACGTACAGCGAGGCGCAATCTCGCCAAGGTCGCCATCGACTCGGTCAGGGCACAGAGGGGACCCGGCGGCGAGCATCGCTAGTTCTCTTGTAACTCTATCCAGCGTAGAACGTCAGCGCCGACCTACGGGCGAGATCCGAATCCGAATCAGATAAGCGAAAGCACTGTCGATTTCCGGCAGATCGCACCCAGATGCGGATGAGAACGCAGCACCTCTCTCCACTCTGCTGAGGAGACACTCGGATGGCACTCGGCCCGTTCATTTCCTACGTCCCGCCCGGCGTTTACACGCGGACGCTGACTGAAGCCAACGTCTCGAACCTGACGGCGGGTCTAAGGATCCCTGTCATTATCGGGGTCGGCCAGCAAGTGCTGGAGAACGACAACGTCGAGATCGTGCGCGGTTCGTCCGGCTCGGCCGACGAACAGATCGTCAACGAGGACGTCACTGAGGAGTGGGTCGTCAACGCGACGAACCCCCAGAACCTCATCCTCGGCCTCCAGACGGGAACCCTTGTCACCTTCAAGGTGGCGAACTTCCCGATCACCAACGGTCAAGGGACCGGGACGGTCTCGAACAACACGAGCGCTGTGACCGTTACGGTCAACGGGACGCCGGTTGCTCTCGCAGCGGTCAACGGTTCGCAGGGTCTCATCACCCTCCAGGTGCCGACGCAGCCGACCGACCAGGTCAACGTCACCTACTACTTCCACCGTGGCGACACGTCCTTCAAGGACGACGTCTCGGCCCAGGTGAGCAACAGCCTCGCAACCCTCGTTGCGCCGGCGTTCGAGCCGTACGTGGTGGTCGGTGGCCAGAGCGACCAGTTCGCTGTCTCGGTCAACGGCGTCACCTCGACGATCTCGCTCGGGGCACAGAGCTACACGGCGGCGGGTTTCGCTTCTGCGATCAACGCAGCCGCGGTGACCAACCTCGTGGCGTCGGTCTTCACCGACAACGCGGGTCTGAACCACGTGCAGTTCACGACGACCCAGAACCTCATCATCGGTTCGGGCACGGCCAACGGCATCCTCGGCTTCTCGGCCGGTGCGAAGACGGTCCGCAACCAGGCGTTCCGGGTCTTCAACATCCCGGTCACGGACGGCACGGGCGGCGGCGTGACGACGACGGACACCTCGAAGGTGGTCGTTCTCGTCAACAACGTCCAGGTCATCCCGACGAGCCTCGACGGTACGAACGGTGTCGTGACGCTCCCCTACGCTCCGGCAGCGGGGACCACGGTCACGGTTCAATACTCGGCCAACACCTGGCAGAACACGTTCGACTACCTGCCGAACTCCCTCGTGACCAACGTGGTCGCGTGCGGCATCTCGCCAGGCCGCAACGACTACGTGCAGGGTGTGGACTTCATCGTCTCCAACCCTTCGAAGTCGGTCTCGGTCATCCTCTGGGGGACGAGCTTCGTCATCGCAGCAGGTTCGACCTCGACTGGTGCGCAGCCGTTCGACAACACGCTCGTCAGCGCCCTTCTCGTGGACGACAAGCTCTGGCTGGCCCCGTGCACGCGCGTTGTGAACACCACGACGATCCCGGCGACGGTTTCGACCAACCAGTTCACGCTGCCGGAAATCCCGACGACCGGCAACGGCCGCGACACGCCCCTTGGCCTGCCGCTCTTCAACTCGGTCACGAACGCGCGCCAAGACCTCGTGACGAACCGCCCGGACCTCGTTCAGGTCTACGTGGGTCGCTCGTTCCGTGATGCAGTCAACCGTGGCCCGGTCACGGTGACGGCGGTGGACGGACTTCAGCGTCTCGTCACGCTGGCCAACCCGGTCCCGCCCGACTTCCAGGCTTGGGCCACCTTCTGGTACAACCGGATTACGGATGACACGTTCATCCTGACCTGCACGACCCCTGGGGCGTACGGGGCGGGTACGTACCAGATCCTCGACTCGAACCAGAACCAGAACGCCTGGCAGATCCGGTTCGGCACGACGTCTGGTCTCAGCCAACAGGTCATCTGGCCGCGTGGCGTTCAGAGCATCCCCGACGCCTTCATGACGGGCGCCGGAACGCCGGTCCCCGAGACCGTGACGGTGACGTTCGGTACGGCGGCCGCCAACAACGCGAGCTTCACGAACCGCAACGCTGAGCCGTACTCGATCTTCACGCCGTCCTCGGCGACGTGGGTCACGGAAGTCAACGGCAGCAACGTGACGACCAACCTCGCTGCCGCAGAGCGCGGTGTCGTGGTCGGCGGGCACGTCACGCCGGTCCAGTCGGGTGGCGACTCTGGGTTCATCCAGATCCCGGCCGCTCCGAACAACGTCCTCAACCTGACCATCGACGGCACGGCCCTCTCGGTCACGCTGCCCACGGGAGCCCTCACGGGTACCTTCGATGTGACGGCAAGCGCCACGGTCACGACTTCGACCTCGCAAGTCGGGCTCGTCTTCCCGGGCAACGTCATCACGTTCGCTTCGCAGGCGGGCACGTACTACGTGGTCCAGGCGGTCACGAGCGGCAACATCACGCTCACGACGGCTTACACGGGTACGACCAACCCCTCGACCACGGCGGTCTTCGGCTCGGCGGCTGGGGGCTACTACAGCCCGGCAGCCATCGTGGCCTCGATCAACGAGGTCATCGACCTCAACGCTGCGTTCTCCGGAACGGCACCGAACAACCTCGCCAACTTCTCCCAGATCGGGCCGAGCACGGGCGACGTACTGTTCTACATCTACAGCTACTCGGTTCCGGGCGCGCTGCCTGGCGGTTTCGACAGCCCCTCGGCAGTCGAGATCAACCAGGGTACTGTCACCTCGACCCTCGGGTTCCAGACCTTCTCGACGGGTAAGGGCACGACCGGCGCGATCAACAAGCCGGCAACCCTCCTGAGCAGCATCGCAGGCCCCTACAACATCACGTTGGGGGTCAACGACCAGCTCATCATCTCGGTCAACGGCAACCAGTACACGATCACCATCCCCAACGGGACGTCGGTCGCTACGTCGGCCATCGTGACCGCGATCAACACGACCCCGGGTCTCTCTGGTGTCGCCTCGGTTGGTACTCTCGCAAACTCGGGCAAGCTCCGCCTCACGAGCCCGACCAACAACGCCAACTCGTCGATCATCATCGGCACGGGAACGGCGAACACGCCACTCGGCTTCACGCAGAACGCCTCGGCAAGCCAGGTCCAGGTCTTCGCCTACGAGATCGTGGACGAACTCATGGCGACCTCCGGCTTCAAGTCGGCGGCCATTGCCTACGTCGATCAGATCAACAGCCTGAACTACATCACGTTCGAGTCGTTGACGGTCGGCGCGGCAGGTTCGAGCATCGGCTTCGTCACCTCCTCGAACTCCGCGTTCAACACGAGCACCAACATCGGTCTCGTGCCGGGCACGGATGGGGATGACGGCGAGAACCCGATCGACAACTTCGTGGTCACGTCTTCGAACTCCTCGGGTTCGAGCGGAACTGGCTACCCTGGTCAGACGTACGTCGATGCGAAGACGGGCCTGCGCTTCACGGTGCTGCCGTCCGCCATCGGCAGCTACGGGGGATCCGGAAGCTTCACGCTGCTCGTCTCGCAGACGTTCAACGTGACCTCGGCCATTCCGACCTACGCCATCCCGGGTCTGGAGACCACCGTCTCCAACACCGTGGGCGTCGGAACGAACGACACGGGCACGATCACGACCTTCAACCCGAGCGGCACCGCTCCGGCAGTCGGCGACTTCTACTTCGTGTCCTACCAGTACATGAAGCAGGACTTCACGGTCCGGCTCTTCCAGCAGCAAGCGACCATCAACGCCAACTTCGGCGTCGTGGCCCCGCAAAACCGGGTCAGCCTCGCGGCGTACCTCGCCATCCTCAACGGCGCGGTGCTCGTGGGTATCAGCCAGGTGCTCGCGGTGCCGAACACGAACCAGGCGTCGGACGCGAGCTTCATCACGGCCATCCAGAACCTCGCGACCCCGCTGCCTGGCAACGTGAAGCCGGACATCCTCGTCCCGCTCGCGACCAGCACGGCAGTCTACGCCTACCTGACGCAGCACTGTGAAGTGGAATCCAACATCCGCAACCAGTCGGAGCGGATGGGCTTCATCGGGTTCGCTTCGGGCACGTCGCCGACGAACGCTCAGACGGTCGTTCGGAGCTTGCTCTCAAACCGCATCGTCGCGTTCTACCCCGACAGCTCCGACATCACCCTGACGGACGAGACGGGCGCAAGCTACGACTCGATCGTGGACGGTACCTTCTACGCGGCGGCAGTTGCCGGCGCGGGGTGCTCGCCTGCGGTGGACGTCGCGACCCCCTACGACCGTCGCCGCCTCCAGGGCTTCACGAGCATCCCCCGGGTGCTCGACCCTGTCACGGCCAACCAGACCGCCGTCGCAGGCATCACGGTGCTCGAAGAGCTGCAACCGCTCATCCGCATCCGCGCTGCTCTGACGACGAACATGAGCACGATCCTGACGCGTCTCCCCACGGTGACGCAGATCAGCGACTTCGTGCAGCAGCAGAGCCGAGTCATCCTGGACTCGTTCGTCGGCACGAAGTACCTGCTCTCGCGTACCAACGAGGTCACGGTTTCGATGACCGCCCTTCTCAAGGGCCTCATCGAGGCGCAGATCATCGGCGCGTACACGGGCGTGAGCGCAGTGGTCGATCCGAACGACCCCACGACGCTCGACTTCTCGGCCTACTACCAGCCGATCTTCCCCCTCCTCTACCTCGTGCTGACGTTCAACCTCCGCGCGAGCCTCTGAGGCTAGGGAAACCCCAGCCGGCAGCCCCGAAGTCCCTCGTCGGACTCCGGGGCTGTTTGCTTCCATCTATTGAACGACGGGTGTAAGGGTAGAGATGGTGATGAGCTACGACCGTCGCACCGCCGCTGAGCCAGTTCCGACCGGGCACTCTGATCCGGTCGAGGATGTGGGAGATCTCGAAGTCGCCGAATGGGTGGTCTTCGTCTTCGCCTATGACACGTACTTCCGGTTCCTGAAGGAGAAGACGGGTCTTCACGACCCCATGGACCCCGTTCTCAAGCGGGGCCTGAGGCTTCTTCAGCAGGCCAACTCGCAGCACGGCGACGCGTACCATGCGTTTCTGACCGGGCACATGCCCAACGAGACGCGCAAGAAGATGCTGGCCAAGGCGTTCCGGTTTGCCACGAGCCGCGCTGGCCTGCCTCGTCAGGCCCTCCAGCTCCGCAACGTGCTCTCTCTTGGGGGTACGGCCACCATCCGCAAGGTCTTCGAGTCCGCCCGCGCACGTCGCGAGGTGAACTTGGTCATGCAGGCGTCCACGTACGACGATGGCGCTTCGGCGATGGGTCAAATCGCCACGGTCTCGATCCGCAACGCGCGGGTGCGCGCATGGATTGACCTCGCGGCGAAGGTCGCGGGCGCTGGCGATGTTCAGAACGCCGTGGATGCCGCTGCAACGGCCACGCTCGACGACACCCATGCCTTGACCCTCGACAACGCCAAGAGGGTGGCAGGCCCCGTCCTCAGTGAAGAGGCACACGTTGCGACCAAGGACCATGCAGACCGATTGACAGTCATCCAGAAGGACGCTCAGGAGGCTGCCAAGCGGGCTCTTGATGTGAGCGGGGAGGCGGACGCTCCGCCTACCAAGTCCGAGGTCATCGGCATCGCCACAGCGGCCGCAGCCGCCTCGAAGGCCGGGGCCGTCCCCGAGTCTCTGGCCCGCCTGGACCCCGAGCAGCTCGATGCCGCTCTGACAGACGGCCGCGTCGTCATCATGGCCGGCGCCGGTTCGGGCAAGACCACCACGGTCACGGCTCGTGCGGCTTACCTGGTCAAGGACCGCAAGGTCAACCCGGCTCGTATCTTCGTCGTGAGCTTCAACCGCAAGGCCGCCCGCGAGCTTCGGGAGCGCATCGGAGCGCAGGTCGGCGACGACGCGCTCAAGCAGATGAACGTCGGGACGATGCACGGCATGTTCCGCAAGTTCGTCGTCGAGAACGGCACGCCTGAGGAGAAGGCCGCGCTCACCACGTGGCTCATGACTACGCCCTCGAAGAAGGCGGGCGACCAGGACCAGCGTTCAGGCCGGGCACCTTCCCCGGGAGCCTTCGGCGGGTACATGGCCCGCATCTGGAAGGAATGCCGGGACCAGGATCCGCCGGGGCGGGCGAAGAATGTCGTCCAGTCCTGGATGATGAACGACATCACTCCCGCGCAAGCGAAGGCGATGGCCGGAACGGAAGAAGAGAAGGACCAGGCCGAGTGGTACGCCTGGCTCAACGGCTTCAAGGGCATCGACAAGACCTGGAGCCCGCCCTGCAAGGACACCAGCCCCAAGGCGATGAAGCAGTGGGGAGAGTTCCTCGCGAAGTGGCGCGATAACGGCAAGGCTCGTCTTGGCGACTTCTCGGACATGATCATCATGTTCCGCGACGTGCTCAAGCGAGACCCCATCGTGCGCAAGCGCGTTCAGGCCATGTTCGATCACATCCTGGTCGATGAGGCCCAAGACCTCAACACGGTGCAGCACCAGATCATCGCCATGATGTCCGAGCACATTGGCGACGGTTCGGACGGCAAGTCCGTATGGCTCGTGGGCGACGAAGTGCAGAGCGTCAACCGCTTCGTGGGCGCTCGTCCGGAGCTGCTCACGCAGTTCCACGGCAAGCCCGGGTGGAAGACCAAGACCATCCGCACGAACTATCGCTGCTTGCCCGAGATCGTCGATCACGCCAACCAGCTCATGACCAACCACCCCCGTGGCGTCCCCATGGAGGCGGTGCCGGATGCGTCCAAGCCGCGGGGGCAGTCTTCGATCGTCGTTCAAGAGCCGCCGACCCATGCAGCGGGCGCTCTGAGCGTCGTCTCGCAGATCAAGCAGGACGTGGACGCCGGCGCTCCGCTGGAAGACTACGCCGTTCTGACCCGTACCAACATGGAGCAGAACGACTTCGAGACGGCCTGCATCATCCAGGGCATCCCGTACGCACGCAAGGGCGGCACGAGCTTCCTCCGGTCCCCCGAGACCGTGACCGTGATGAGCTACTTCAACCTGGCAGCGGGTCAGGATTTCGAGCGCATGCAGAAGTCGCTCATCGAGGTCTTGAACAAGCCGAACAGGTTCTACCTCAAGGCGGGGGAGTCGGAGCGCATCGTTAACGAGGTCGTCGAAAAGAGGGCGCGCCAGCTCGGCACCTCTTCGAAGAACGTCAACCCGCTCGATCTCTTCGACCGTCCCGGTATCAACGCGTTCATGGACGCGATGGACCCGGCCCGCCGCTGGGAGAACTGGAAGGTTCGGGCTACGGGTGAGGAGCTGGAGAACCTCGGCCGCGCTCTTCGTGGGATGCGGGAGTCCGTAGAGGTCGGCAAGATCTACGACAGGCTGACCGGCGAGAACAAGCCTTACACGACACAAGACCTCTTCGGCGACATCCTCAACGTCAAGGGTGTGCCCGAACGCAGGGATGCTCCTGCTCCGACCCTGCGCGACGTGCTCATGCCCGTATTTGGGGGACACGAGGAAGAGAGCGACTCGCCGCCCGATCCGGATGATGACCCGTCGAAGAAGCCGATCGGCAACGTGGTCTTCCTCTTCCAGATCGCGCAGCCGGATCCAGCGAACCTGGACACGGACCCGAGCGATCCCAAGAAGTTCAAGGCGCGCATCGACAAGCTCGTGGCCGCCTCGAAGGATCTGCGCATCGATCTCGACCAGTGGGATGCGGAGCAGCAGAAGCTCCCCCCGAACGAGCGCAAGGCGCCGCCCTGCGTGACCCTCTCCACCGTGCACTCGGTCAAGGGCGCGCAGTGGAACAACACCTCTGTGGTCATGGCCAGGGGTGTCTTCCCGTACGAGCCGAGGCCGAAGCCGGGTGAGGAGCTTCTCCCGCCCGAGGCGCAAGAGCGCCTGGCCAAGGAGCGGGCCGAGGAGTTCAAGACAGAGCGCCAGCTCGCCTACGTTGCGATGACCCGCGCAGCGAAAAACCTGACCATCGTGTGCCCGGCCAAGAGCGCTTACGGGCGAGATGCTGGACCGAGCGTCTTCGTCTCGGAGGCAGGGCTCAAGAAGGGACAGAACGTCCCCGGCAAGAACGACCCGACCCCCGAGCCGCCGGACGCAACCACCGTGCTCGCCAGCTTCTTCGAGTCGGACACGATCGACCCGAGGACCCCGGAGGACTTCCCAGCGGTGTCCGCATACGACCGGAGGCCGTCATGAAGCGAGAGGGCATGGCAGGGGCGACGTACACGGAGGCTTCGCTTGAGGAGTGGGATACCTTCCTCAAGCGCGCCTTCCACGCGCTCCACCCCAAGCAGGGCAGTTCGATGGGAGAGGTGACCTACGACCTCTTTCTGACGCCGAAGGTCGGTATCCGCATCCGTACGACGGTTCCGACCGAGGGGGCGCAGACCCGCAAGAGCGGCGCCGACATCATCCAGATGATCATGTACGACTTCTCGAAGAACCGGCCGCTCATGCCCAGGGACATGATCCTCAAGGTCAAGCGCACGCAGAACTGGCGTGACGGCGTGCGGGACCGCATCGAGAAGTACATGGAGCTGTTCGACGAGCACGAGGACGCCATCGAGGCGGGTCGGTTCATCGACTGGCACGCGAAGAAGCCGGAGCCCGAAGCCGAGCCGGTGTAACGACCCTCGGTGGAGATCCAGCTTCAGGTGCTCGTTGACCCCAAGGTCAACGGCCTCGTCAAGGACGCTATCTCGTTCGAGACCGGCCTCACGCGTGCGCAAGCGGCTGATCCGCACCTGTATGCGTACGAGCATCACGGGGCGGAGTTCACACTCGTGGACCCAGGTGCCTTGTGGAGCTTCTACGAGGATGTGCTGCTTGGGCGTCCGCTGCCAGAGAAGTTCGTCACTCGGACACTTGAGAACTTCGACACGCTATACGCCATCACGTTGTTCCTGCACCGTGATCTCGTGACACATCCGGCCACGCCCGGCTTGCTTGCCTCCGTGGACCTGGCACATCGACGTGGCATTCAGGGCCTCGCGCACCTGGCCCCAGATCTCGTGAACTTTCTTGTGATGGTCACGCTCCTCTTCACCCGGGAGACTTCCAAGAAGGAGCAAGGCGAGCAGCTACGGACGGTTGTTGGGTGGATCTACGAGCACGTCACGGAAGATCGTCTCCCCCATGTTGGGCAACAACTCCCAACGGCAACGATCCTTGAAACTGGAACAAATGGATTCGTAGTAGCTGAGGGTCGGGGGAGGTTGAACCTCACGTGGATTGACCTGTACCGCCAGGGGTACCTCCGAGGGGTGCTCCTGGGACCCCCGGGTAAGGCTGGCCATCGCGAGGTGCTGGGATCGCGCAAGAGCGTGTACGTGCCCTTTAATCTCGTGCAGGCGGCCTCTCTGCTCAACCAGATTGAGGCGGCTTTGGGTCAACCCCCGGAATGGACGGCAGACGAGCTATGGCTGCGTTCCCCACCTACGGGCACCCTCATCGACATCCCCCATTTGATGGAAGTCTTTTTGAGGGTCTGACGGGTACAGGAAGCAGAACATGGCAGTCCCCGTCATCGACGAGTTGCTCAGCGTAGACCACCCCGTGTTCGACCACTTCGAGGACTTCGAAGAGATGGTGGAAGAGGGGCGGAGAGACACTATCCCATCGCCCCCTCCCGACTTCGACCACCTCGGGCTTGATGACGAAGCGCTAGACGCAGACTGACGTTTCCTTTCGTGCGCTCTGATAGAGCGCACATGCGGAAGGCGATTGTCACCATCGGAACGGATGGTCTGCGAGACTTCGTGACCCTGCCGGGTGGCCAGCGGATGATGCTGGGCCCAGTCTCGATGCTGAAGTTCGTGACAGAGCTGACCCCCTTGCGGTTCGCACGTAAGGTGCTCGACGCCTTCAACCAAGGCGGTTCGGCCGTAGTTACGGTGGACCTGGACGCTATGGGAGAGCTTTTGAAGCCCCATGTATCCAGGTGGGGTACCGCTGGGGACTTCACTAGTTCTCTTATCCCGCGCTCAGATCGAACCTCGACGAGGGAAGGACCAGCCATGGCTGACGCAAAGACGCTCCTGGAGAGGCTCGGGAAGATCGAGGGGGTTGTTACCCTGCTCGACAAGCACGCCTCAGGACAACTGATCGCTCCGAAGCTGCACAGTGAGCTTCGTTCACTGGTCGGCGGGCTGCACTTCTACGACCCGGGTGACCAGAGCAAGAACGACGCGTGGTACATCGACTCGAAGCCTGTCGTGGACACGGCAGACGCAGGCCAGAAGCTCCCCGCGAGCGCCACGCACGGAAGTGCGCAGGGCGTGAAGGTGGAGACGGCCAGCCCTTCGACCAAGTCGGTCTACGCTCCGGAGCCCTCGACCACCCCGGTCTACGCCCCGAAGACGGCCGCTGAGGTCGCCCCGGCTGCTGCGGCACCCGCGGCTCAGCCTTCGCTCGAAAGCCTCAAGCAGAACACCGGCCTCGCCGACTCGATCATCAACACGGTCGAGGAGACGAGCGTCAAGGTCGATGCCCTCGTGACGGCAGGTCGCAAGTTCAACGCGTCCAAGGCGAAGGAAGACCTCTATGCCATCGCGTCGCGCGTGACCGAGATCGTCAACAACGTCGATCTCGCGCAGCCCTGGGTCGCCAAGGACCTGACGGCTCTCGCCAAGCAAGCTCAGTACATCCACGGGCTCTTCGCTTCGGCGAAGGTCTGAAGGGACGAGGGGTAAGCAGTCATGCCGGTCACGACCACGAACTACATCTACAGGATGGGGACTGCGCCGAACACGCGCGCAGCCGTCTCCCAGAAGAACAAGGTCTACGGTTACTCCGTGGGCGGACAGGGGTTCGTGCAGATCGGCGCGATCTCCGAGTTCGGCTCTGACGAGTCTCGTACGATCGACCCGGTGCGTGGTGTCGGCTTCGGTGATCAGATCGCCGAGCTGGTGCCCGGCGTCACTGAGCCGATGACGCTCACGCTCAACAAGACCCTGCTCTACACGGCCAACATCTTCCAGACGGTGGGCTACAAGGCAGGGATCGACGGCATCGCCCGCTCGCTCAAGCACCACCGCTGGCCGTTCGACATCAAGCAAGAGCTGGTGATCAGCGAGATCAGCGTCCAACAGGACGTCGGCGCTGGACCGAACGCGCAGCCCGCGTCGTCCCCCAACGGCAACTCGCCCTCGCAGCAGTTCATCTTCAACCCGGCGACCACCCCGATCATCGCGGTCAAGTCGCTGTACACCTTCTTCGAGGGTTGCTGGTTCGAGTCGTACAACGCCAGCTACACGTCGGACGCAGCGATGGTGGCCGAGAACTCCTCGGTCAAGGTCTCTGACGTCATCGACGGCTTCTCCCAGTACGGGGAGTTCATCGACACGGGCCTCGCTCCCATCTCGTCCAACGGACAGGCGGGTTCGGGCTTCTCGCTCCGCTTCGCAAGCAACAGCGCGGCGGTCATTCCGGTCCCACCGAACGTGTGATCGGGCACGCAGCCTGAGACGGCGACGCGATCCAAGATGTAAATCGGACCAGATCAGACCAAATGCACATGGCTCCTGTCTCCCTGTAGTGGGACTCGGATCCAGATGTAGATTCGCTCTCGCCTATCCGTCGCCATCCTCTAGGTCGCGTCCAAACAAAATGGACAAGGAGATCGAGGATGGGAGTCGTATCCGCAAAGCACCTCACCGAGGCTCTTCAGCAAGCAAAGGCTGTCGGGCTCGTCGAAGAGAAGTTCAAGGTCGGGGACTGTGAGGTTGTTCTTCGCAACCTCCGTCCCGACGAATACGAGGCCGTCGTCCAGGAATGCAAAGACCTGGAAGATCTGGCGTACCTCAACAAGTGGCAAGAGGGGCACGTCTGCCGTTCGATCGTCGAGATCAACGGCGTCGATCTCCGTGAAGCTGACTTCGTAGAGGTCGAGGAGCCCGACCCCAAGAATCGGGCACAGATGCGCACTGTCAAGCGTGAGGTGCACGACTGGCTCCGCAAGAACGTCCTGGCGACGTGGAGTAAGGAAGCGATCTTCACGGCGTACCGGAAGTTCACGGACGCGGTGCAGCTCGCCGAGAACAAGGCCAAAGAGGGTGTGCACTTCGTCGTCGCGGAGGAGAGCGCGGAGGAGAAGTACCGCCGCATCCTCGGCGAGCTGAAGGAACTGGAAGCGGAGGTTCCGCCGCCCATCCTCGAAGCGATCCTGCACGAGAACGGGTACACGTTCTACACGACGCCGCAGGACACGGAGATGTTGCGGGAGTTCGACCAGCGGCATTCCGACCCCCAGCCGGCTCCGGCTGCGGAAGCTCCGCAGGCAGCCCCGCCTCCGGTTCAGGCTCCCGCACCGACCCCGACTCGTGGTCCGGTCGCCGAGAAGGCGGACCCCATCCAGAACGTCGCCAACATCATGAGGCAGCGGGTGCCCATGAACCAACAGCCGGTGCCCATCCCCGAGATGCCGAAGGCTCCGATTGAGGTTCGTGAGCCGGCAACGTCTGCGCCGCAGTACGTCAGTCCGCCTCCGGTTGCTCCACCAGCCATGACCGGGCCGCCCGTAGTCGCTGGCCGCATCCCGGCCGAGGCCGCCATGATCGATGAGGCCCTTCGCGCAGCGCCTCCCCAGGCGGTCATTCCGCCCGGGATGGTGGCACCCCCCAACGCTCCGCCGGGGACGTTCGTATCGCCCGCAGAGAGGGCGCCTACCCCGGTTTTGGCGCAGCGTGGACAACAGCACACGGACCCGAGGGGCCTCGCAAGCATCCTCGAACCGAGGCCAGCAGGCGGCATCAACCCCAAGTTCCGCCCGCAGCGCTGATCCATGCCGCAAGCCGCTCGTAGCTATCGGGAGGAGCAGGCCAGGCTCCATGGTCGGACCGAGTTCGATCGGCCCGCTAGTGCTACGCCTTACGATCGGCAGCAAGCGGAACTGGACCAGCTTGAGAAGGACGAAGAGAAGCGAGTCGAAGCTCCTCGTGAACCGGAGGTCAATCCCGAGGTCTACAAGGACGTCGAGTCGCTTCTCTATCGCGGCTTCCTGACGCAGAGCGCCGAGATCAACGACGTGCACTTCGTCTTCAAGTCTCTCAACCATCACGAGTTCGAGCTGATCCGCATGTCTGGGGGTCACACGAAGAACGGTCAGCCGTCGCAGCGCTTCTGGGACATGTTCCTGGCCTACGGCGTCCTCATGGTGGACGGCGTCAACGTGCTGCCGAACCGGGACCACTTCATCTCGGTTCTGGCCAAGACGTTCGGGGACTTCCACCTGTCGGTCAAGCAGCGTATCGTCCGCCACCTCAGCGAGATCAACCGTCGCGCCAGCAACGCGGTCACCTTGACGGAGTGCTACGTGACCGAGAAGCAGTCCCGCTACCGCTGGTTCCAGGTCCAGAACATCGACATGACCTCGACGGCCATGACGGGGATCGCAGGAACATCGCAGCTCGGGCTGAACTGGGCGCAGCTTATCTGGCGTGCCCTCAACCGCTTCGAGGATCTCCGAGAGGACTTGGAGCACCGCTGGGATCACGCGAAGTTCATTGGGTCGTGCAGCGCGGGCAAGGGTGTCTCGAAGATCTACAACCAGGACAACCAGCGCCGAAAGCAAGAGCGTGAAGAGCTGATCTCCCGCAAGGACGAGCTTCTGCGGCATGTCCTACTTGGGGAGCCTATGCGCCCCAAGCTGCTCAAGGACGGGGCGGTCTGGGTTGCCGCACGCACGACCGAGGAGCTGATCAAGCAGCTCGACAGCGACCTTCGCGGTGAGAAAGACTGGCACGACATCATCGTGGAGCAGTCCGAGGCGAAGATCCGAAAGGGCTACGAAGATCGTCGTGAAGAACTGACCGCCATGGCGAAGGCCCGCGAAGAGGAGTTCGACGGGAAAGCACTTGTCGGAGGCACAGACATGACGGGTCTGACCCCCGTCGAGGTCCGGGAGCGCATGGTTCGACACAAGCAGTACGAGGCACAATCCGATGCGAAGCGGATGACTTGGCCCGAGCTGCATGATGAGCAGTTCGAACGGCGCATGGCGCGTTTGGGGATCCAGCCTCCCCAAGAGGTTCAACCCAGTATCCCGGCGTCTGCGGCGAAGCCCCCGACGTTCCGCAAGGGGAGATAACAGATGCCCACGGAACAAGAGGTACTGCAAGTAAAGCTACAGCTTGAGACGCAGGCAGCGCTCAAGGACTTCAAGAACCTCAACCTGCGTACGCAGCAAGGGTTCAAGCAGACGAGCCGTGCAGCGCAGCTTTTCAGCAAGGCGCTCAAGAAGATCTCGGACGTGAACCTTCGCGGCATGACCCGGAGGATCAAGGACGTCGTCACTGGCTACCAGAAGGTCCACAAGTACAACGTCCTCATCGGTCGTCAGCAAGAGAAGATGCTCCACGCGACCGGCGCGGAGAAGAAGAAGATCCAGGAGACGGTCGCCGAGTACAAGCGCCTTCGTTCGGCGGCTCAGAAGGCTGGCGTGGGCGGCAAGATCGCCGGCGCGGTCTCCAAGGGCGGGGCGGCGACCAGCCACGGAACGGGTCAGATACTCACCGGAGCGTTCAAGGTCGGCGGAGCGTTGCTCCGCAAGGATCTTGAGGGCGCTGTCACGGAGGCGGTCAAGACGCTCTCCGAGGGCTTCTCGTTTGCGGCCAAGATCCTCGAAAACACCATCGGCAAGGTCTTCAGAGTCAGCGGCAAGAAGATGTGGCACATGGGCGACCTGACCTTCAAGAAGGCCGGGAAGCTATGGGGCAAGGGCGGGGCCGGGGGCAAAGCGGGCGCCATTGGTTTGGGTGCCATGGGCGGCCTCATGAAGGGCGTCGGCAAGCTCACCGAGGGTATCGGCGGGCTCACGAGCGCGTTCTCGAAGATGGGCCCCGCTCTTGGAGGTGTGGCTGACATTGCGGGGATGCTCGTCAAGCTCTTCATGCAGATCGAAGGACAGGCCAAGGACTTCAACAAGGAAGTGCTGGCGAGCGCGGACACCTCTGCGATTCTCTACGCCAACGGCATGGACGCCGACAAGGCGTACAAGAGCCTGAGTGCGACGCTCGACAAGATGCGCGACTCGGCCTTCGACATCAACGACAACATGCAGTGGGGCATCACTGCGCAAGAGCACAAGCAATTCGAGCAAACGCTCTTCCAAGAGGGTGTGGACCTCAAGACGATGAAGCGGGAGTTCAAGTCCGCCAAGGACTCGGCTTCGGGAATGACGGGTCAGGTTCAGGACTGGGGTGACGCCGTTCACGTCGCGGTGGCCTTCTCTCGCAACTGGGGTGTGAGCCTCCAGGAGATCACGCAGTTCCAGAGCGAGGCCATGCGCGACATGGGCCAGAGCTTCGACTCTACGATGCTCTCGATGTCCAAGATGAGCCGTGCGGCCGCGGACTCGGCCGCGGACTCGGGCATCGCGTCCAACAAGTTCTTCGCCATCATCCGTGGCGTCTCCGCAGACTTGAACCTCTACAACACTCGCATCGATCAGGCGACGTCTCTGCTCAAGCTGATGGGCAAGCAGATGAACCCGCGCGAAGCACAGAAGTTCATGGGCACCCTCGTCAACATGTACAAGGGCATGAGCGAGGAAGACCGCATCCGTCAGGTTGCCATCCTCGGCGTCGGTAAGGCCGCCAAGGTCGTGACCGATGACCTTGAGGACAAGACCCGTGCCCTCAGCACGCAGGTGCAGAGCACCATCGGCCTGAACGCTCAAGAGTTCCAGGATGCGATGGCCAAGGCGGGCAAGGACGGCGGCAAGTCCCTGGAGAAGGCACTGGCCGATGCGTCGGCCAAGAGCGGCAAGAAGCTCTCGGGTCCGCTCAACGAGGCCATCACCTCGATCGAGATGGACTACAAGCGAGTCCAGCAGGGCGGCATGGTGGGCGTAGCCGAGGCCATGCAGAACCTCAGTGCCGCGGGTGCCGTAACCGCGACGAAGGCTGCTCTTCAGAAGTTCGGCGGGGGCAAGAAGCTTTCGGACATGGTGGGCATCCAGGCGTTCGCTGCACGTAAGGCGGCCAACATCTCCCAGGACCAGTTCGATCAGGCGGTCAAGCTGGAGAAGGCGATCGACAAGCAGCGCGACGAGATGAAGGCGGCGTTCGCGAACCCGAACCCGTCCCCCGAGCAGGCGCAGATGGTCAAGCGCATGCAGGAACTCGGCATCACCGCCGATACGGTGGGCGACGAGTCCAAGGTCAACGATCAGAAGATCATCGCTGCGATGGACGAGACGCAACAGCAAGCGCTCGCCGACACGCAGAAGGAGATCAACTACGCCAAGCAACAGACGAAGCTCACGTCGAAGCTCGGTGACAAGCTGGATCTCGTCGTCGATGGGATCATGAATTACCTGTACAAGGTTCTTGAACAGGTCAGCTCGACTCTGGATGAGTTCTTCGATTTCTGGTCTACCAAGAACAACCAGAACGACCCCGCCAAGGCGCACAAGGAGCTGATCCGGAGCCTGAGTGGTCAGCAAGACGTTCTGAGCAAGGATCTCGGCAGGCTGCTTGCGGAGAGCGGGAACGCGACCACTGCCAGCGAAGCTCTTCGCGATGCCTTCATGAAGAAGGTGGGCGGCGCCTCTTCGGCCGACCAGTTCGACGCGCTCAAGTCCGTCACCGCCGCGCTCAATCCGGATCAACAGGCGGATGCGATCAACAAGTCGGATCTGTCTGACGACATCAAGGACAATCTCCAGAAGGCGTTGCAGGAAGAGGGGATGGGCGCGAACCTGACGTCCGCCTCCAATGCGGCGGGACTCAATCCCGCGCAGATGCAGTCCCTCATGAAGGGCGCCATGGCGGGCATGACCGAGCAACAGCTCGTGAAGATGGTGGGCTTCGCGAAGATCACGAAGGGTGGCCTGGGTCTTCCCGGAACGGTGAAGCCAGGGATGGGTGAATCGGACGATGATTCGGACGACAAGCCCGGGGTAGCCGGCCCCGCGGCGCCGTCCGTGGCCACTACCGGAGCCCCGGCAGGTGCGGGCACGCCCGCCGCTGGACCCCCTGCTCAGTCGCAGGCGGAGCAGAAGGTGGCGGACAACACGGCGCCGATCCCGCAGGTCGTGGACGCCATCAACAACCAGACGCCGACCCTGGCACAGGCGAACCAGACCATCCAGAACGTCAGCGATCAGCTCGATGTGATGTCGAGCGGCAAGACGATCGACGATCTCTACAACGTCCTTTGGATCCGTGGGATCAAGATCAACCAGTCCTTCATGAAGGACAAGTTCTGGAAGGAAGGCCACGACCAGGTTCTCGACGCGAACCGCGAGGCCCTCCTGGAGTACTTCCTCTACAAGGACGACAGCAAGGAAGGCGTGCTCGAACAACTCCGGTCGGGTGCGTCCACGATGTCCACGTTCGGCAAGAACGCTGCCCAAGAGGCCATCGGACCTGTTCCGGTTGCGCCCGCGCACGCATCGGGCGGCTACGTCACGAGCATTCAGGGTGGCGTCGCCAAGACCATGCGCGCTCCTGCGGGCGAGGGCTTCGCGTCTGTGGGCCCGAAGGAGACGATCGGGCGGGCAGGTGGTGGAGGTGGTGGCATCTCGATCAACGTCAATGGTCCTGGGGGCCAAGAGCTGGCCAACGTGATCAAAGGGCACGTCATGAACGGTATCGCCGAGTACAACCGGCGGAACAAGTTCACGTGATCTGACCTATGCCCGCGATCAACTCTCCCGCGAACCCCAACAACTTCCCGGTCAACTCGGGACCGACGAATCAGCCGTCGTACGTCCATGGTGTGGACTCTCGTCGGTCGTTCATCCCGATGGCGTTCCAGATCACAAGCCCTCTCGACAACACCAAGGCTCTGCTTCCACACGCACTCGTCATGCACGTCAACCCGCAGAACTTCTCCGAGAACTACACGAAGAAGATCGAACGCATCCAGACGCGCGGCGGCTTCGTCGAGCAGCACTGGGGCGACGAGATGACGGACCTCTCCGCAGACGGCGTGACCGGAGCCTTCCTCAACATCTACTCGGGCACGGCCAGCGTCGTTCGCCAGTACACGATTGCATGGGACCGCTATCGGGACCTCTACGATCTGTACCGCAATAACGGGTCGGTCTTCGATCCGGCTGGCAACATCGTCCTCCAGGGCAACGTCATGCTCATGTACGATCGCGGGACGTACATCGGGTACTTCAAGACCTTCGAAGTGGAAGAGACGGACGACACGCCGTTCATGTTCAAGGTCTCCTGGTCCTTCAAGGTCCAGCAGACGATTCAGCTCATTCCCGTGGGCGGCGGTCTCTCTCCGAACGGCTACGTCGGGACGCCTGCCTTCCAGTCTACGAACTTCCAGGGCACGCCTGGGGTGAACCCGACAACCTCGTCAACCTCCGTGCAAGCTCCAAACACCTCGCCTCCTGTGCAGTCACAGGCAGGCTTCGTCGCCTCAGGCGGCCTGACGGCTGGGCAGCAAGCGGCTGCACTGGCATCCATCGGGACCTCAGGAACGACCTCGGCCGCAACCGGCATCGCCAACCCGAACGCTCCTGTCATCGGAGCCCGGGGCAGCGGCCAGACGGGGGTGTGACCTATGGCGGACAACGGCAACAACAACACGAACCCGTCGAACACGTCGATCTACCAACAGATCGCGCAGAACGCGAACTACTACTCGCCGTCGCTCTACTACTCGCTTCTGTCGCAGCTCAGCCAGTCGCTCATCCTGCAACCGGATGCGATGGGAGCGCAGTTCATCCCCGTTTCCGACGCGATGAACAACCCTGACCAGAGCAAGAAGCTCTTCGTCATCGGGCTCATCCCGCCTTCGTCGCTCCCTACCGGGCGCACGTTGGACCGCACGCCCAAGCAGCCTACTCTGGGGACCGCCCCTCAGGCGCAACCGCAGCCAGCGAGCGGCAGTGCTTCCACCGTCAGTTCGAGTCAGGGACCGGCGGGGGCCTTCGGAGGCTGCCACGGGCAGAACGTGGACGGTGATCCGGGATCGAACCAGGGACCGCCCATCGTTCAGACGTTGAGCTTGCAACAGCTTGCGGCCGCCCTCAACACCGCCTACACGCAGAAGTTCGGAAGCCCGCCTTCAGCACTGACTCTTGCAACGCTCTGTGCCCACTCGATGCGTGAGACCGGCTCTCCGAGCGGCACGACGGTCCAGTGGCCCAACAACAACCCTGGGTACATCGGCAACTTCAACCCCTCGACGTCCTGGGGCGCGAAGGCCATCGCCAACCACAACACTTTCGGGTACGTGAACTGCCCGGGGACGCAGGGCGAAGGCCCGGTCTCCTACTACACGTCGTACAGCACGGCGGTGGGGGGCGCGACCGCGTTCCTCAACGCCATCCAGGGAACGGGCGGCCAAGCGGCCTTCCAGGCGGCAGCGGCGGGGGACACGCAGGGCTACGTGAACGCCCTGAAGAGCGCTGGCCAATACTCGTACATGGGCGTCAGCGTGGGCGGGTACCTCCAAGGGTTCCACGACCCAAACACTCTCGTGGGCCAGCTTGGGTCCCTGGACACGAGTCAGCTCCCCGCGCCGCTCACGTTCAGCCCTGCGGGTACGATCACCACGAACGTCTCGACAGATTGGGTTGCTACCGGGTCAGGAGCTAGCGCGCAGGCAGCCTCGCAGATCTCTACGTCCCAAAACACGGACCTCCAGAACTCGCAGAACCAGGTCGCGCAGAACTACGCACAGGCGCAGCGAGCGTCTGCCTTGGCCTCGCAGCAACTCATTACGCAGATGGCGCAGACGCCGCCTCTGCAACTCCTCGTCAACCCGAGGTCGTTCAAGGTCAACAACGAGAAGGTCATTGCGGACGGTAACTGGACCCGCTTCGGCCCGCAAGACATCGTCGAGCACTGGGGTGACAACCAGGACAAGATCGAGGGCTCGGGCAAGATCGCTGCTTTCCAAGCGATCGACACGACTACCGATTCGATGGGTCCTGGCCTCACGAGGACGGCACGGCAGTATTCGCTGTCGTTCCAGAACCTCGTGTCGCTCTACCAGATCTACCGCAACAATGCGGGCATCTACGTGCCCGACCCCATCGACTTCTCGAAGAGCAACCTCTCGGTCCTGGGCTCCATCTACATCTACTTCGACTACACGCTGTACGTGGGGTCGTTCGACAACTTCACGATCACCGAGACCGACACGGAACCTTACTCGTTGGAGTACAGCTTCTCCTTCACGGCTCGTGCGACCTTCGTCTTCGATCAGGTGGCGGACCCCAACTTCACCTATGGCATTCCTCAAGGGGGCTTCACGGTCCAGCAACCGCCGACGACGCCTACCAATCAATCGACGACGGTCCCGAACTCTTCTCCTGTCATCCCGCAGCCTGCGGCTCCCGTGCCTATCTACAACGCCACCATCGACGAAGTTGGTCCCGGCGGCCTCACGCTCTCAACCCAGACCTAGATCAGACCATGGCCCGCAGTCCCTTCCAAGGCACGTACGTCAACGGAGCCCGCCCCACTGTTGTGACGGCGCCAGACTCCATCGTACTCATCAACGGCAACTCGGATGTGATCGGCTGCCCGGTCTGCAACAAGAGCTTCCCGTTCAACAAGTACATCACGTCGGTCCAGGTGGACCTGTCGATCGACAGTGTGCCCGGTTCGGCGAGCCTGAACCTGTCCGTGCCCCGGCATGCCATAGACGACTTCTACTTCGACAACAGCCCCATCATCTGCCCGATGATGGAGGTCGAGATCTACACGAAGGGCCACTTCCTCGTGGAGGGTCTGCCGCAATACTACCCGATCTTCTGGGGTCTCGTCACGGAGGTCAACGACAGCTACTCGGGCGGCGAGCACTCGGTTTCCATCCACTGCGCAGACATCCTCAAGTGGTGGGAAGTCTGCAAGATGGCGACGAACAGCGCGTTCACGTCGCCGCACCCGGGCGCGATGGGCATGGCGCTCTTCGGCAACGCCTTCTTCGGTGCCAATCCTTACGACATCATCTGGACCCTCGCGCAGCAGTCCTTCGGGGACATCATCGTCGGTACGGGCGGCCTTGTGGCTCAGTACCGGGAGTCGGGCGCGCAGAAGAACCTCTTCAACGGTATCTTCGCCGACCTCGCCATCTATTGGGAGGAGCGGTTCCAACGCATCCGCAGCAACTTGATGCTCTATGCTGCGAACGGTTACTCCATCCGGGGCGACGTTCTGAACGAGTACGTTCCCACGGGTACAACAAAGGTCGGCAAGCACTGGGTTGCCAAGAGCATCGCGAAGGCGATGGGCGGCCCCAACTCGGGTCAGGCGGTCTACGACCCTACGGATGAAGAGGTCGTAGCCTTCCGCAGCAACCTCAACGTCGAAGTCCCCCTGTGGAACTCCGAGTACCAGACCAAGCTTGAACTCGGTACGGCCGCGAAAGAGGCCATCGGCTTCGAGCTGTACATGGACGTGGACGGGAGCGTTGTTTTCAAGCCACCGTTCTACAACCTGGACGTGCTCGGGAACAAGCCGATCTCCTGGATCCAGGACATCGACATCATCGACTGGGACTTTTCCTCCTCCGAGTCGGAAGTCGTCACGCAGATCATCATGCAGGGCAGCTACGGCGGCAACGTGGATTACGGCCTTGCCCAAGAGCTGACGCCGATGACGTCGGTTACGGACTTCCACTTGCTTCGTCAGTACGGTTGGCGGTCGCAGACCTTCAACTCGGAGTTCCTGGGCGACACCAACAAGATGTTCTACGTTGGCCTAGACATGCTCGACAGGTGGAACGCCCGCCGGCATCGTGGAACGGTCACGATCCCCATCCGTCCAGAGCTGCGTCTTGGGTTCCCTGTCTACATCGCCCCCAAGGACGAGGTCTGGTACGTCAGCGGTATCAGCCACAACATCGCGTACGGTGGGCGAGCTACAACCTCGTTGACCTTGACCGCTCGGCGTAAGAAGTTCATCGCCCCTCAGGGTATTGGAACGCTCTCGCTCGCCAGCGCGCCGCAGGGCACCCCCACCACTTCAGCGTCGGGCCAGGTATCGTACAGCTCGAAGCAGCTCTCCCAGAGCGCTTCGTTCAACCTGAAGATGGGCACGGCGGCCACCTTCCCGCCGACGCCTCCCATTCCGAATGCGGGCAGCCAAAGCCCATACGACCCTCTCATCCTTCGCAACTCGAAGACGGGTCGCATCGTAGGCTACCCGAACGCGGTCATGCTCTTCACGCGTTCCTTTCAAGGGACCACGGATCAGACGGGTCAAGTCGCGGGTCACCGGCCACAGTCCTCGACGAACCCAGACGTGCTCGCTGCGAAGAAGACCGCCTTCACGAACGCCGCCAATCAGACAGCAAGTGCAGTGCTCGCGCCCTTCAACGCTGCAAACACCGACACGCGTGTGCGCGAGCAGTATCTCAACAACCGCTACCAGTACGGTTTGAACTCCGCTGGCGCGTACGTCTACGCGTATGACAAGGCGGATGTGATCAAAGAGGTGCTCATCTTCCCGAACAAGAACCTGCACATCCAGGGCACTTCTGGAGGAATTCAAGCCTTGCAAGGGGCTTCGGGTCTCATTCGGCCGGTCTCGGATGAGCGTGGGTTCGAGGTCGTGGGCGTGTTCCGCTACGGCCGTGGCGTCATGCTTCGGGATGGAAACCTGGTCGTGCAGCAACAAGGCCAACGGGACAGCATGGCCACTGTCTCGGAGCAGACCGCTCTCGGTGGTGACCTCTACGCCACGCTCAACGCACAGGCGCAGGGGATCACGTCTGTCACGAGCGCCTACCAGAACCCGGCAGCTACGCTCTCTACGCTCACCCCCGAGGATCTCCAGACCGCAGGCTTCGTCAACCCAGACACCGGGCCGCAATACTACACGCCGCCCACGACTCCCGGCGCGTACCCCATGTTGGGCGACCCGAAAGCCACCACACTCAACTCCCCGCAGCAAGCGGGTGTGCCGAACAGCGTCGAAGCTGGGCAGCTCTCGAACGGCCTGACGCTCTACGAGATGGTTCCGAAGACGGGCGACGTCACCTCAGACACGGAGTGCGCGTGCTTGCTCGGTCGTGCGGACCTCATCTTCATCTCCTCGGGCAACGGGTACAGCGTCTCCACGCTTTCCTCGCCCAATGCTGCGACACCGGATCAGGGCAACCTCGCTCCGGCTACGGCCGCCGCTACGAACACCCCGGTGCCGGTCAACGATAGTCAGGCCGTGCCGATGACGCCTCAGGAAGTGGAGAACACGATCGACACGTTCCTCTACAACCTCTACAACCAGCTCGACCAGGTGCACCAGCAGTACGAGAACGCGCTGCGTGGCGACCCCACCAACCTCGACCCCAGCCAGCAAGAACTCATCGCGCAGAGCGACCAGGAACTTGTGCAGAACGTCGAGTTCGGAACATCGGGCAACGGGTTCGCGAACGTTACTCCGCCATACGGACCAGGTGGGCCTGGGCAGACGGACAACCCGATCGCCATCGCGCAGCAAGCGGACAGCGCACTGTCTTCCCTCTCGCAGAACTGGCAGAACTTCGGAGCTTCGGTCAAGAGTAACGCGCAGAGGGCGCAGCTCACGCAACAGATTCAAGGGTACCAGAGTCAGATCTCTAGCCTCCAGACGCAGATCAAGGCTCTGTCCCAACCGAACGTTGTCGCGCCTGGGGACACCACGCAGACGCTCAAGAACTTGGAAAGCCAGCTCTACACGACACAACAGCAACTCGCGAACGCGCAGTCTCAGCTAGCTGCGCTGCCCCCGGCTTCGACCCCCTGAGGATCAAATGTCAATCGCAGGTACCAGACCGCCCGGCGCTCCGATGCCCCGTGAAGTGGGGCAGAGGAAGGATTCTAAGTTCGCTGACTCAGGGGAGGGCGGCGGGTTCGGCCTCAAGGTCGCGATCATCACCCGCGTTGACGAGATCAACATGGTCGCGGACCTCAAGGTGCTCACCGGAGGTGGTGACCACTACGAGGTGGACCTCTCGCAGAGCATGGCGGGTCCACGAAGCTTCCTCGGGGGCATCCCAGAGGTCAACTCGCTCGTCATTCTCGGCTACCGACGCAAGAGTAAGCAGATCACGCAAGGCGTCATCCTCGGCTACCTGCCGGCAGCCTCGCGCCTCGCACTCAACTTCGACCCGATGGCCCCCACGGATCCCTCTCAAGTGGATCCGAGTGACGTGGCCTTCCTGAACAACTTCCTCGGGCCGACCATCCGCTACAAGCGCATGCGCTTGCGTCCTGGCGACGTTGGCGGCATGTCGTCGCAGGGTGCCGAGTTCGCCCTTACGCGAGACGCCAAGTTCTACAACCGTGCCGGCGACTTCATCGAGCTGCGCGATGTGGACCGCACGCTGATCACGCAGGGCATCCATAGGGTCGAGAACACTTCGGGCGTGCACGAGATCACGGGTCCGATCCGCCGCGGGCAAGCGTTCCTCCCCAATGACATCTTCCAGAAGGACGGGGTGACGCTGCAAACGACAGCCAACCGCTATTTCGGTCAGACTGACCTTGCGGCCATCGGCCCGGACGTACCCAACGGCCCGAACAAGTACGCCAACTCGAACGGCAAGGTGCTTGGGTTCTTCAACGACGTGTCTGACTTCCCTCCGGTCACGTACAACAACGGCAGGCGAGTCTTCTACCCGGCAACGAACGTCGGGGTGAATTTCGAGGATCCGGATACCTCCTTGGGCGCCCTCGCGTACACGGAGCGCAGGGTCGAGATCTCGCACACGACAGACGCCTCGCAGGAGGTTCGGGACGAGATCGACGGCTTCCAGATGTCGCAGCCTCGTCGGTTCATCGAGCTTGCGATGGGGACGGTCGTGGGCAACGACGCGCTCTCTGGCAACGGCATGCGCCAGTACGCGCAGATGCTCAAGCCGCAGATCTTCGACGACATCTGGTCGGATTCGAAGGACCCTGGCAAATTCACGATGAACGTGGTGCCACGTTTGGCCACGGAGCCAGATCTCGAAGCGAACACCACAGCGGGCGCGTTCTTCTTCCAGATCAACCCCCCGAATCAGCAAGACAAGGTCGATCCGTTCTCTTGCTCGATCTCCAAGCAGGGTAAGCTGTTTCTCAGCGTCCCAGGCTCGGTCGTCGAGCGCTACCCGAGCGGGTCCAAGAACGTTAGCGCCGAGGTCACGATGGGCGGCGCGCTCAAGATGTTCCTCGGGATGGAGACATCCCTTGGCGCCTCGCTCATCGCGGACTTTGCGGGGGGCATTAAGGCCCGTGTCGGCCACCTCGCGGCGGGTCAGTCCGTGGACATCGAGTACGACTGCCCCGTGAAGGTCACGCACTCGGGCTCGCCGTCCGACTCTACGGGTCAGGGCATCTCGCTCGATACAACGGTCGAGGGTAACGAGAACAAGGTGCTGACCGGGGACTACGTCCTCAATGCCTACGGATCGATTACGGAGACCGCGAACGGTCGGCATTCGATCAAAGCCGACACCATGTCTCAGTCGGCTAACGGCGGGTTCACGGGCAGCTATGGCGGCTTGTCGCTCACGGTGACCGACAAGACCATCATGAACTACGCGCTCCTCGTCACGACCAACATCCTGGCGGGCGGGGAGATCAAGACCATTCTCGCGGGCGCCCTTCTGGACTCCGTGGTCGCAGGAGCCCGATCGTACAACACCGCCGCCGGCGTGACGACCTTCAACAACGGCGGCGGTGCCTTCGCGATCAACGTGGGCGCCGGAGCCTTCTCGGTCAACGTGGGCGCGGGCGCTATCGCCCTGACCGCAGCCGCAGCGGTCAGTATGCAGGCGGCCGCAGCCATCTCTCTGACGGCAGGCGGACCGGCGACCATCACCTCGACCAGCGTTGTGTCCCTCATCGCTCCACAGATGCTCTTTGGGGGTCCCGCGGCTGTCTTTGGGGTTGCCCGTGGCGCCCCGATGATGCCCCCAGGCTCTCCCTCCCTCGACTGGATCACGGGCCTGCCGCTCCAAGGCTGCGCCGTGGTGAGGTCAATCTGATGCCGATCACTCCGGTAGGGCTCACGGCGACGATTGCGGCCGCGTTGGTCTCAACGGGCCACATTGGGCCGTCTGTGCCTCAGTTTGCAAACGGGGTCGCGTCCGGCGTCTTCGCGTACCTGACGGGCATCGTCAAGCCGATCACGGTCGATTCTGGTGTGGTCGGGGTCGGGGTGGGGGCCACGCCTCTCCTGGTCCCTACTCCGCTCATTACGGCAGGGCTCACGCAGGGGTTCGCGGCCATGGGCATTGTTGGGCCCTTTGCCCCTCTGACCATCCTCGGCCTGTCCATCGGTCTGACGACAGGTTTCGCCCAGGGGCTCATCACGACAGCTCACACCACGGTAGGGGTCGGGGCCGGTGTAGTACGTTTCCAGGGCGGCTCCGCGATCCCTGCCATGATCGCTGGGTTCGCTACGGCAGGGATGGTGGGGCCAGGGTCCGTCAAGAAAGCAACAGCCATCGGAATCGCGCTCGATACTACTTTTGCGGCCTACACTACCGTGACACCGATCGCGGGCGGAGCAGGTCCGGCCCCCTCAGTGGGGGTCGGGTTCGGGTCCGTCGTATGAAGACAGGATGCAGACAGGATGGGCTTCTCGATCACGGGATACGTGTTGGAGCCACCGCTCGTCGGGGCGGCCAACTCGCAGTTCACGCTGACCCCAGCGAACTTCGAGTCTAACCCCGGCGCGTTCAGCTCCTACTATTCCTCGGCCGAGAACGTCCCGAGAACGGACTACCTCGTTCTCGTCATGACGGACGGGAAGCTCCCTTCGGCTACCTTTGGGTGGACGAAGAACGAGGGCTTCGTCGTCGGAGAGGCGGCCATCCAGCGCTTCACGTACGACGGCAAGCACCAGCAGTTCCGTCCCTTGCCTGGCAGCACACCCCTCAACCTCGGGTTGTTCGGCCCCACGTTGAATACCTCGACGGTCAAGGCTCCCGTTCAGATCAGCAACACCTCAACGTCGCCGGCCGTTGCCCCGTTCCGGTTGTCGATAGGTACCCCCGCCGCTCCCATCTTCACGTTCACCCTGACGCTCGTGACCAGCTTCACGACGCCCGCGCCGGGCAACGTGCAGATGATCACGACCGGCTCGACGGCGGGTCAGCTTCTCTGGAACACAACTGACCTGACGAACCCGTCCTACCAGGGGCAGCCCATCCTGTTCCAGCAACAGGCGCCGTTCACCACGCAACAGTCGAACGGCAACATCGGGGACATCGGCAACAACTCGCTCCTGCTCACCCCCATCCCTGGAACGTCGCAGTACCCGCTGCTCCGGATCGGATACGGGCTCTACTTGCAGGCGATCGGCGTCTCGACCTTCTCACCGAACCCAACGATCGGCACCGTCGAGTGGAACACGACCACCGGGCTGCTCAAGTTCAACTCGACCGACATCACCAACAACGCAGGGACCCCCGTCTACTACGATGGGGTGCTCATCTCGGCGAACCTGACGCTGCCGGTCCAGAACCTCGGCACCATCAACCTGGTCGGCAACACATCGCCCCAGGCGAGCGTCTTGAGCCCCATCCCGGCGCCGGGCGGGGACATCATCTTCCGCGTCCCTGGCGTCGTCCAGTTCGAGGAAGCGGTAGCCACTCCGGTTGCCTCGTTCAGTGCAGTCGGCAAACAAGGGCAGGTCCAGTACGACCCGACGACGGGCCAGATTCAGTTCTCGCAGGCGGATCGCCTCCTGTACGGCGGCCAGACGCTCCAGATGGTCTCCGGAGACCTTCCGGTTGAGCGCGGCGTGTCGATGCGGTTCTTCAGGTGCCCCGTGGACCTCGCGGGTACGGACGCTTCGATCAAGGACGTCTCGGCCATATATCAGGTGACGGACGCCACGTTCCAGTCCCCCATCATCGCGATGCCACAGGTCTTCTTGCCTGCCATCCCGATCGACAACCCGACGTACGCCCCGTACACGCAGTACCCCCTCGTGGTGATGGTCGAGCAGGGGACGGGCAGCTTCATCTCCAGCAACCTCCCGAACCAGACGACGACCCCCACTGCGGGCATCGGGTATGTCTTGGACTCGGACACGGGCACGCTTCAGTACGCGCAGCGCTACAACACCCAATCGTTGCTGCTACAGCAAGCGACCGCCATCGCGGTCTTGCCAAACCCGCTAGTCTTCCCGTCGAACCTGAACTTCGCCATCGAGACAGCGCCCGGCTCAGGCTTCTACACGCCGTTCACGGAGAGCCCGCCCGGCTCTGGAGTGTTCGTCTCGACTACGGGCCTTGGAGGGCTCTTCGACGAGACCGCCGGCCAGTTCTCCTTCACGCAGGTGAATGAGCAGCTTGCGGAAGGGTCTACAGGCTCGTTCTCCGGGACGTCCTTCACCGACACGAGCGCTGACTTCACCACGGACAATGTGCTTCCAGGCATGTACCTCGCGGTGACTTCGGGCGCTGCGCAGGGCGTCTACACGATTGGGTCCCCGGTCAACCCGACGTTGCTCCTCACGGATGTTGCCGGTACCACCTCTTCGAACCTCGACTACCAGGTGTTCGCCTCGAAGGAGGTCTTGGCGGATCGATTCTTCCAAGAGGTGGAGCTGGTCGATCCGAACACGAAGGTCGAGCGCATCCGAGCCCTCGGCACGATCACGAACTCGCCGCGCCTGAGCGTGATGACGACCTACGTGAATGTCGTGCGATTCCGCTACGGCAAGGGGCCGAACGCGACCTTTTCCACGCACGTCAACGTCGTCGCAAACGATGCGGCGTTCTCCAGTCCGTCGTCTCTGCCTCAGGGCACAGTCGAGGTCAGCGCCGCGACTGGCGACCTGAACTTCTCGCAGGTGGACGTGACCGCGGGTGGGACCGTCTACTTCGTGCGCCTCCTGACGCAGAACGTGGACTACGTGATGACGCCGGCTCTCGGCACGATCACCTTCACTGTCCGCATGCTCGCGGAGGAAGAGGGTTTGGTCACGTACACGTCGCAGAACGCGCCGAGCACCGTGATCGTCGAGCCGATGACGTTTCTCGTGCGCAAGGAGTTGTGCCAGCCGCATCCCGTGCCCACGACGACCCTCCAGTTCAACCCTCTCGGGCGCACGGTTGCAACGAACCCCACGCAAGCCGTCTGGCGTGGAGGCCGACCACAGGTCATTCCCACACAGTGTGTCGTCAACGCATCCAACTCGACGATCACCTTCCAACCGGACGCCATTCTGACGAACGCACTGCCCCATGGCGCGATCGTCAACCCGATCGAGAACGTCTACATCGACTACTACGTCTACGAGGCGATCGGTGGCGAGAAGACGACGACGGTCCTGCAACCGCCGATCAATCTCGCCCAGGTGAACATCGTCAGCGACTCGAACATCACGGCACCCTCGGTCATCCCGGACAACACCTACTTCATGATCGCGGGCAACTATGCCGCTAGCTTCCCGCCCGGTTTCCTCCTGCGCATCGAGACGCAGCAGGTCTATCTGATCGGCTCGTCTACGTACGACGCCGGGACCGGCATGACCACGGTAACCCTTGGGGGCGGCGAGTCCTTCACAGACGACTTCCAGAATCCGACCCTCTACGTGGCTTCGGGGCCGACACCCCTGACGCCGACCGTCTTCATCCCTTCGTACTTCCAGACGGAGCTGGCCTCTTACGAGCCTGTCTCGATCGGGATGAACCAGGTCACGATCGCGGGCAACCGTACGGGCTCGTACAAGACCGGCACGATCTTGCTCTTCACGACCGGCTCGGAACAGGATTTCTACGAGGCGACGGGTGTCACCTACGACTCGACGAACAACGTCACCAACATCACACTCGCACGCAACACCGTCCTTCAGTACGACGTCGAGACGCTAAGTTACTCTGTCCGGCCCATTTACGAAGCTGGGGCCAAGGTCGTCACGACCACCTACGTTCCTGTGCTCACGCAGCCGTACATCGTCTGGCGGCGTATGGGCGGTCAGGTCGGAACGATCCTCTCCTCGCCGACCGACTATACGATCGAGCCATCGGGCAACATCACCTTGACAGTGCCCTTGCAGCCAGGTGAGGAAGTCTCGATCTTCTACACGGGCTACTACACGGTTCAGGCTGGGTTGCACTTCCGGGCGAGCTACACGAACGTCATCACTCCCAGCGCCCCCAACGGGCTCCTCAACCAGAGCTTGATGGCGAACTACTACACGTTCAGTCCGGACAGCTTCTACTACCGGGTCGAGACGATGACGAACTTCCGAGGGGAGTTCGCGCAGGAGCTTCAACAGGACTCGACCTCGGGCGCGCCCACGAGCGGTCCGCAGACCTCGAACTCGTCGTCTCCCCAGCTCTACAGCCAGGGCCGTCAATCGATCTACTACTCCGAGGGGCACCTGGCCAACCAGGACATCATCGCTCGCTCGACCCTCACCTACTACAACACCATCGTCAACGACCTCGAAGCGGTGCTCGCGGCCTTCGACGGGCGTGTGGTAGGCGACCATGACGGTCTCTTCAAGTTCGATGGGGTCATCGGCCGCACGGTGTCCTCGCCCGCGGATGCGCTCAACCAGATTGACGACCTCGTGCAGGTCTCGCCGTTCCCGCTCCCCAACGGCACGTACCAGAAGCTCTACATCGCTGGTCCCTACAGCCGCTTCTTCACGACACGCCGGAACCTGTTCACAACCTCACCGTGCCAGGACGCGAGCGGCCCCAACGACGGAGATACGGTCGCGAAGTTGACCTTCTCGAACCTCTCGTCTCTGCCTTCGCAGGTCTCGCGTCGGGCGCCCCGTGCTCAGATCCTCCAGCCCTACCCGCCTGGCAACACGGTCTTCGCCGTGGACAACGCGACTGGGACCAACGATGCGCTCCAGCGCCCTGCGTTCCCGACTAGCGGTCCCAACTCCCCGATGAAGGTGGTCGTCGAGGATCCGACGCACAACGAGTCTCTCGGCAACTCGTACATCCCGGCCTCAGCAAACGTCACGGTCACCGCTATCTCGGGCGGCACCCCTCAAACCATCACATTGAGCGGCGGCTCCGCTTTCGAGATACCTGCCGGGGCGACCATCACGATGTCCCCCTCCGATGCCAACTCGATGCTCTCGGGCGGCAACGACCCGCCTGGCAGCGGCGGCTACCAGATGGTCTACCAGTTCGGCAAGGACGTGGACTGCGACCTTGGCACTGGGGAGATCCGCTACAAGAAGCGGCACTTCCCGTTCGACGGTACCCTGCCGACCACCATTATCCCCAAGTTCCTGCTCATCTACCCCGTGCAGCTCGGGACCACGAGCGGGGACATTCTTCAGGTCTACGGTGCTGGCCTCTTCGCAACGAACGTTGCACCCTATCGCTTCCCTGCGCTCGATGGCGGCACCGTTGATGACGATGGTGACCAAGCGATCCCGCTCGTCGGCCCGCTATTCAATGGCGAGACCACGGAAGCAGGGGGCGGCCCGCTCAACAGCGAGCTGGCGCAGATCACGAACTTGCAGACCTTGGCGCTGCCCTTCGTCGGGACCGGCACCATCGACGTCAGCGGTCTGCACATCACGCTCACGTCCGGCACCTTCCCGGGAGCCCCCAAGCAATACGACCTCGTGCGCATCCTGACGGGTGTGAACGCAGGGTCCTCTTTCCACCACGCCGGAACCGGCAGCACCACTACAGCATTGTTCGTCGCCCCGTCCGAGCCCTTCACGTACGACCCGAACCCCTTCTCGTTCGAGGTTGTGACCACGACGTCGAGCCTCGTCGAGACCCTCTCTGGATCCGTCACTGGCACAGCCTTCACGGATTCCGGCACGCCATTCAGTGCGTCTATGGTCGGGTACACGATTGTTGTGACTACGGGCGCGAACGCGGGTCTTCGCCGGAACATCGCCACGTACAATGCCTCGAACTCCGTCACGCTCGACCAATCCCTGACGACCGACTCGGCGTTCTCCTATCGCGTGGACAACACCCTCGCGACGTACGACGGGTTCTTCTACCAATCGCTCCTCGCGGCAGTGTCTCAAGAGCTGGTCACGATCGGGACGACCGAAGAGGCAGCGATCAACCAGTTCTTCACGGATGCCTTCACGGTGGTCGTAGGACCGAGCACGGGCACCGTTACGCTGCCCACCACCCTGACGGACAGCACGCAGGACTTCACGGAGGTGACGGGGTCCGACTACGTGTACGTGCCTAGCGGCTCGAACGCTGGCATCTACCAGATCGCGAGCACGACCCCGCCGCACGTGCTGACGACAACGCAGAACTTCACGGCCGCGATTCCGACGACCTACCAGATCGTGAGCACGTTTGGCCTGAGCTTCACGACGCTTACGAACGTGTTCAGCATTCTCGCGCAGAACACGACCTTCGTCACGACGACCACCACATGGCAGACGCTCCTCACCACCTCAGTGCCGGTCGTGGGGGACGCTCAAGCGGTGGCCTGGGGTTTCTTGGCCACGGACCTCACGGCACGGCACACTGTGGTGCAGAACCGTGTGAACTACCTGACCAACCCAGCGACCGGACCCATAGCGCTCATCGAGAACGCTTTGACTGGCACAGACCGTTTGTATGACGCACGGTACACCTGGATTGACGCCCGCATCGACCAGCAGAGCGGCTTGCTGATTCAAGAGGCTGTTGCGATCACGAACCGCATCGCGGCTCAAGCGAACATTCTCAACCAACTACTCATGATTCTGGCGGTACAGGCGGCATGAGCGACGAACCCAAGATCCCCGAAGAGCAAGCGGCGGCCCCCGAGGCGCCTGCTCCTGAACCTGAGGCCGCTGCTGAGCCTCGGGCGCAGTGGCAGTACAAGCAGGAATTCGCCATCATCGGCCACATGCGCACGATCATCAACGAGACGATCAAGACCACGCGGTTGGAGATCGACCGCCAGCGCAAGAAGTTGCGCAAGCTCACGTACGGGGCATGACAGATGGCATCCTGGGAAGGCTTCTCTATTCAGCTCCCCGGCCAGGACCTCCTGGAGCCGGTGCGGAACGTTCTGGAGACGCTTCTCGTTTTCCTGGAAGTGCTCAAGACCATCCTCGAAACGGTCAAGGCGTTTCTTCTCGCGCTGCTCAACCCCATCGAGGCGCTCGTCAAGGCCCTCATCCAGCTCATCGAGACCCTCGTCCAGGCGCTCGATCAGACAGGGCTCTACGCCTACTTCGACATCCCAGACCCAACGAAAGACCCCAACTTCTTCAAGTACGTGGGCGGCTACCAAGCGTTCACGGGCCGGTTCAAGGGATCGCTGCTCGACTCGCGTGACCCGAACCGTCCGCAGCCCATCGCAGGGGCGACACAGAGCGGATTCATCTTGCTCGTCGCGGATGCGGTCGGCCCGGTCGGACTCCTGCGTCTCATCAAGATCCTGCTCAAGTTCTTCTCTCGCGATTTCATCATGCCGCGCTTCGCTGCGCCGGCGAACGTGAAGATCTTCCCGGTCAACAACAACACCACTCCCGTCCAACCGATCAACAGCCTCGCGAAGGCGTTCTCGATTCAGGCCAACGCAGTCTCGCTCTCGTGGACTCTTGGCGGTGGTATGCAGCCCCCCGACCCCGGATTCACGGACCTCGCGGGTATCGTTGCCAACGAGTTCATCCCGCCGCAGTGGCTCATCGAACGCAGCTCGACCCCCATCAACAACGACATCGACGTTGGCGCTAGTGGTGTCGGTCGCGTCACGGCAAGCGTGCCCACGCTGCACGAGACTCGCGGTATCCCGGGACAGTTCTACAACCAGACGATCCACCTCACCGACGACCATGGTGAGCCGATCATCAAGTTCGACACGTACCAAACGCTCACGCTCGGAGACGACAGCGGGAACATCCTCACGACGATCCTCAATGGGCTCATCGGGGAACTCGGCTTCATCCAGTGGTTCGACACGGAGAACATCCAGTCGGATCAGACCTACTACTACCGTCTGCGCGCCTACACGGGCACTTTGGACATCAACGGGACGCAGCTCAACTGGGCCACTACCCCTCTACAGAACCCCAAGACTCGCAAGTGGTACTTGCCGTGGCCGGGGGATAACGTTGTCGTGGGCAACCCGAGCGGCATCTTCCGCGTCAGAGTCCCCAAAATCCCGCCGAACTTCGACGTCATTCAGAACCTCACGAACCTGTTCATCGCAGGCTTCGCGCTCAACTTCCAGGCGCCGGTCACACAGGCCGGGCAAAAGGACGGTACGGGGGCGAGCGTCCCACAGGACACCTTCGATGCCGCGGGCAACCCCACGGGAACTACCCCGCCTTGGGCCATCGGTAAGGGCACCCTCACCCGGTACGCGGGCGTTCTTGGGGGTCTCCTCCTGCAACCGGAGGTCACGTCCAACGCTGACAACGCTACGGTCAGCGCCCTGACCCCCAACTCGCCACTTCCTACGAACGGCGGCGTGGAAGTACAGCAGCCTTTCCAGAACAAGCTCGTACGTCTACAGGCGAACCGCCTTGCGGGCGTCGTGGGCTCGGCCTTCTTGGAGCAGGGCTATGCAGCCACTTCCGGCTTCCAGCAAGTCATGCAGGGGGCCTTCCCACGTGGACCCCTGACGCCATCGGTTCGGCAGATCAAGGACGCGACGAACCTTCAACAGCTCTGCGCGAACATCATCGCTCTCGACGCGGACGGTAACTACACCCTCGACACCTACCAGGCGTACATCGCAGCGTACAAGGATCCGAGCTGCCGCAAGAACATTCAGTTCGCGCTCCAGTACGTGACGAACTTCCTGCATGGGGGTGTGCCGCCGGACTGGGTTCGGATCAGCATCTTGAGGGATCTCATCCCCTGGGTGGGTCAGCTCGTATACGACCTGATCGCCAAGATTCAGGCTCTCGTGGACGCCTTCAAGGGGATCTTCGAGGAGATCGCGGAGTTCATCTCCGCTATCGAGCGCAAGATCACGGTCTTGGAGCAGTTCATCGAGTTCCTGATCAGCATCCTCGACTTCATCCTCAGCCTGTCCGTGGGGTTCTACCTGCTCTCGGTTCAGAGCAGCGGAAGCGTCTTCGACTGGTTCTCCCAGATCGACAACGCGACCGGGACCGTCCCCCCGAGCGGGCCGGGGGGCTACTCGGCCGGTATCGCCCTGGCGTACGTGGCCGTGGATCCCGGGCCCTTTGCTACGGCCTTTGGCCTGATCTTCTAACGGCTTTTCTCTTTATGGGCTCCCTTTATCAACAGGGGATTCAATGCCCAGAGGGGTCCGTAGAACGTCCGAGGAGAAGGCGGAAGCTCTCCGGCTACGTCTGGAAGAACGCCTGTCTCTTGCAGACATTTCAAGATGCACGGGTGTCTCCACCGCATCCTTGAGCGTTTGGTTGAGGGACTACCCTCTCAGCGCCGAAGAGGTGCATGGTCGTCTAACGCGACCAGTGGGATCGAAGGTCAGTTCAGAGACCGCTCTGGCTATTGCAGAAGGGTACCAAAGGGGTTTGTCTCTGGAGACCCTCGCAACACATCACAAGCTATCGGTTGGCACCATTCGGAATGTCTTGCTGCGACAGGGTATTGCAAGACGTCCCTCTGGTCGGACCCCCAAACCCTCCAAGCCGACTAAGGTTTGCTCGGTCTGTAGAAACGATCTGCCCCGTGGGGCCTTTTACGGGGAGGGCTGTCGTACTTCCGTCTGCCGAAGTTGTACGTCAGAGGTGAACGGGGCCAAGTACCAAAACGACGAAGTGTACCGAAAGGAACGGCTTGACGCTGAGAGGCGTCGCCGTTCTGGATGGTCGTCTGGGCAGTTCGAGCAGATGTGGCAGGCGCAGGAAGGGTGCTGCGCCATCTGTCGCACCCCGATGTCCAAGACCGGGAAAAACCCAAATTCTGTTCATGCCGATCACGACCACCGCACCGGCAAAATGCGATCCCTCTTGTGCGCCCATTGCAACAGAGGCTTGGGGTTTTTCAAGGACGTCCCTGACCTTCTTCTACGAGCTGCTGAGTACCTGACCCGTCACGCGAGGAGTTAGTTTTGGCTTGGGACTTCTTGGGAACGTTCAATGCGTCGCAATTCAAGCGGCTCCAGACGTTCGCGCAAGCGCAGCTTGCGGACATCCCTGGACGGCTGGCCCACCTTGCGGCGGAGCAGGCCCGGGTGGGGAACGTTCTGTTCCAGTTCAACCAGTCCGTGGTGGTCAGCTATGCCGTCAGCGACCCGGACTCGTATATCGGACGTCTGTTCGCGGTCTACGAGATCCTTGGGGGTGACGCGTTCTACGACCTGCCTCTTCGTCAGTCGCAGACGCAAGCGCTCTTCCTCATGAAGGGGGATGAGTCCCATTCGGCGCAGCTCATCAGCAACGGCAAGGTCGTGGGCACGCAAGGGCTCATGGATGCCGACTCGGCCATCCCCGTGCAGCAGATCCGCGCGTGGATGAACGACAGCATCCAGTACAAGCGGGAGGCCATCGAGCGCAAGATCCGCCGCGCTCTCGACTACGCCGACCAGCTCGCAGCCGAGGCGCAGCTCCTCAACACCATCCAGGGGGATGCGACGACCACAGGGTCCCTCGCCAATCTCATCGCTGCGATCAACGCCCTCATCACCAGCCAGAACTACCGCGCCATCGCTGACGACAAGGGGCAGGACCCGACCGGCAACTACGCCTACGCGCCGTACATCGGCCTCGAACCGGGGCCGGCTCGTACCGTGGTCGATGGGTTCTACCGCGCCTTCCAGGGCTACGTGACCCCCAACGACGGATTGGACAGCCAGTGAGCTACGACCGCCAGATCGACCAGGTGTGCCCACACTTCGTCGTGGACGAGGCGCTTTTCGTGAGCCCCCTCGACCACCAGACGGTGGTGCCGCTCAAGCCGATCTCGAACATCCAGTCGGTCTCGGTTCTGTACAACGGCTCCTACCAGATCCCCTCGTACGGCGTGCAGGTTCCAGCCTCGACGACGGGGACGGTTGTGGGGCCGTTCACCATCACGACCGGGGTCAACGACACGATGGTGGTCTCAGTGAATCAGGGGCCGTCCATCACCATCACTGCTCCGGCGACCAACCGTATGCAGGCTGGCCAGCTCATTCAGATCTTGAACCAGCAGGCTGGGACTGAGTTCGCCTTCACGACCAATGGTTCGCAGATCGGCCTCGTGACCGCAGGGATGGGCACGGGGGCAAGCATCTACGTCAGCTCGACAAGCACTCTGGCGGCTACGTTCGGCATCCAGACCGGCCGCGAGTATCGAGGACGTCAGGTGGCGCCAGGGTGGAGCCTGGTCATCGATCCCTCGACCTCAGTGTCACCGCGGCCGACGCGTCTCATCGTCTTCGATGAGCCCCTCAAGGGCTACAACGACTTCGTACAGGTCTCGTACACGACGCAGTACCAGGACTGCCGGCGGTGCGGTGGGCTGAACTACGAGAACGACTGGCGCTACGGCAACACAGGCGAGACAGCGAACGTCACGGACGAAGCTCTGCTTCTCCAAGAGACCCAGAAGCTCATGTTCACGCGGCGCGGGTCCAACCCGTTCCACACGTGGTACGGGACGTACATCGTCGATACCGTTGGCAAGAAGATCGCGAACGGCAGCATCCTTCAGAACCAGATCGTGACGGACATCACGACGACGTTCACCCGCTGGCAGTCAATCAAGCAGCAACAGGAGACGGTCGTCGGGCAGTACCTCTCTGACGAGGAGTACCCCTACAGGCTCCTTCAGACGACGGTCACTCAAGACACGTCCGATCCAACGCTGCTCTACGTGTCGATGACGATACAGAACCGATCAACCAAGCCGATTCAGATCACTCGCGGTTTGATTCTGCCCCAACCACTCAACCTGCTTGGTTCGACTGCCCAGCAGGGTCTCATTCGGCAGTCGCTCAGCGGCTTCGTCCTCACCGGGTGACCCATGGCAACCGCTCCCCAAATCGCACTCAGAAACGGACTCGGATACACCACGTCGCTCGTGTTCTCCACGAACGAGAGCGCGATCGTGATCACGGGAACAGTCACGGTCGATACCGTGGCGCTTCAGATCTCCGTGAACGGGTCGGCGTTTTCGTCCGACCCCACGCTCATCCTGTTCGACCAGCAGACCTTCACGATCCCGAACCCGAACTCCTACCCCTCGGGTCTCGCGCTCGCCCTTGGCGTCAACACCATCGCCATCCGAGCGATCGACATCCTCGGTGCCGTGAGCGCAACCTCTACGGCGACCGTGACGTACGTGCTCACGGTCAACGACGTGTCCACGCTCATCCCCACGGGCGTGCGCGTGGTGCGCGCGAACGGCTCCGTCAACATCCAGGCCATCCAGCCGAACCTGGTCTCAAACACCGCAACGATCACGAACCCGTCGTCGCTCGTCTCGAACCCAGCAACGCTGGTGGTACCGCCGAGCACGACGTTCCAGGGGTTCAACTTCTACGCCTCTACGACTCCGGGCGGCGCCACCGGGTACTTCCTCGTCAATCAGTCCCCCGTGACCACGCCCACGGTCTACGAAGAGGATGACGTCTCTTCCGCGCAAGATATTGCGACTTGGGACAACACCACGCTCAAGAACATCCGCATCCAGGTGACGGAGACGGACAACTTCGGCAACCTACTCAACGTCCGCTTCGACAAGTCCTACCCGGCCGGTGCGCTCGGGCCGAAGCTGCGGTACAGCAGCAACCTCCAGAGCTACCAGTTCAACAACTTCATCTCGTTCACGCACACCCGAAGCGGCGGCACGGGGATCATCAACTCCGACCAGTTCGCCAATGTCTCGAACAGTGACCCGCTCTACTACGTGGTCACGGCGGTCTTCTTCGACAGCGTGTTGAACCAGGAGGTCGAGACCCCGTACTCGCAAGAGGTACTCGGCACACCTCTCACCATCGACACGGCGATCCTGGACTTGCCGGGCCGCACCGCAGCGCAGATCACGACCGACTACATCACAGCCATCCAACGGGTGAACGCGAGCGTCGCACTCATCCCAGGCTCCACGTCCCGTGACGTCTCGATCGACCCGTTCGCTAGCGAGGCTGAGCGTCTCTGGTTCCTGCTCGACTTCATCCACAGGTCGCAGAGCTTCCTCACGCTCATTCAGATCGACGACACCACGGGCAACGGGATGCCGGATGCGGTGGCGTCGAGCCCGTACAAGTCGGCCCTCAAGGCAGCCATCGGCGCCACGACCGACGACCAGACGCAGTCGCTCATCGACACGCAGTACGACAAGCTCGCGGCGAACGTAGACAAGACACGCTTGCCTGGCGCTCCTGCGGTCGGTCAGGTGGTCATCTACACGCCGACTCGTCCCCTTCTGGACATCGTCATCCCAGCCGGCACCATCGTGACCGCGTCGGCTGACAGCTCGCAGAACCTCCCTGCGTGGCCGTTCCTCATCGCAGGTTCGTACACGCTGCCCGCGGAGAACTCCCAGGCGTACTACAACTTCTCGACGCAACGCTACGAGATTGTGGCCGACATCGTGGCCACGCAGGCGGGCGCTGACGGTAATAGGTCCGCAGGCACCATCACCTCGATCTCTGGTGTGGCGGGCGTCAGTGTCGTCAACGAGTCCTCAACGGTCTTCGGCACGGACGTGGAGACCAACGAGGATCTAGCCGCTCGTGCCATGCTCGGCTTCCAGGCCGTCGATACAGGGACCCAAGGCGGTTACGCCCTCACGGCAGCCTCGCAGATCGGCATCATCAAGGCGCTGGTCGTCAAGAGCGGCGATCCCCTCATGATGCGGGACTACGACCCGGTTCGCCACAAGCACATCGGCGGCAAGGTGGACATCTGGGTCCAGGGCGTCAACGAGCGCAACATCACGGAGACGTTCGCCTTCACCTACCAGCTCGCGCTCAACATCCCTGTCGAGATCATCAACATCTCGACGCTCGTCTTCCAGGTGCTCGACTCGCGTGTGACTCCGAGCACCCCCATCACGGAGATCTTGAGCGGCCCTGGTCAGGGCGTGTTCAACGTGACGCAAGGGATCGCGTACGACCTCACGGGAGCCACGATCCTCTCCTACAACACATTCCAGCTCAACGCTGCGCTACCGGATCAGCCGACTACCCACATCGACGACGTCATCGAGGTGGACTACCGCTTCCAGTCGGTCAACACCTTCACCTTCAGCTACCAGCCCGTGCGCAGGATCGTCTCGGTTGTCGGCGAGATTGCCGGACCGCTCGACCTCACGCACAACATCATCTTCGACCAGTCTGACGACCCGCTCATCACGGGGCAGTCCACGATCGCGACCGACAACCTCACCCTTGTCCAGTACAACGGCATTCCGAGCGGTTCGCCGATCCAGGTCAACAACGAGACGCACGTCATCATCGGGTTCTTCCAGGTGCCCCTCAGCAACGTGGGCATCAACACGGACACGATCGCCGTCTACTCGGCAGACAGAACGATCGAGTACAACGGTCCGTCCAGCCCGACCCCCGACTACGACATCATCCAGGGAACGCCCACGACGCCGGCGCTCATCATCCGGACGGCCACCTCCACGATCGTCAGCGGCCAGACCGTGAGCGTGGACTACACGCACGACGAGAACTTCACGGTCACCTACGTCATCAACGACCTGCTCCAGCAGCTCCAAGAGGTCGTGAACACGAAGCGCCACGTCACGGCCGACGTGCTCGTGAAGCAGGCGATCGACAACAACGTCAACATCGAGACCACTGTCCAGCTCAAGGCGGGCGCGAGCCAGTCCACCGTGGACGCCGAGATCCGGTCGGCGGTGAGCATCGTGCTCAACACGAAGCTCATCGGCCAGGGTGTAGCGCAGTCGAACGTGGACGGCGCCATCAATGACCAGTCGGGTGTGTCCTTCAACGTCCTGCCCTTCGCGACGATGGGGTACGCGGACGGGTCGATCAAGCTTCGAGAGGCGGTCAACTCTGCCTTCGAGTCCGTAGCCTCGCTGGACATCGGTGGTAACAACGCCTTCATCCTGACGGCTGCTCTGGAGAACCCCACGACCGACAACGGGGGTTTGCCGACGCAGACGCACGGCGTCTTCCAGGATGACGTGCAGCTCACGAACGCGGCTTCGCTCGCACAAGTCTGTCTTGCCGCCAACCAGGGGTGGATCATCGGTAGCGAGGGCGCAAGCATCCTCGGGTACTCGGACGACGCCACCCTCATAGCTCAGGGCTTCACCACTCCGGCTGCCATCTTGGCCCAGCGTCTCTTGCTCACCGCGAATCACGTGGTCGTCTCGCTCTCGAACGCAGGATCCCCTGCGGACGTGCCCACGAATCACGTCTACACGGTGACATACATCGTGAGCGGCCAGACCGGAGCGCACGACATCACAGCGGCCCAGGTCGAATACATCACCCTCGGTAATTTCAACATCACTTACGCGAGCGCCTGATCCATGCCCAGGTTCGCATTTGACCCCAACCGGCTGAACAACACCGTCTCGCAAACGGGCAAGGAGTACAACCTCCGGCTGCTCTATCGGTCGCAGGCCATCTTCACGACCGTGATGAACCTCCTGCCGAGCAACTACCTCTCGACCATCGAGGGTCCGAACTACACCCAAGAGTTGAAGGCGGTCTCCGTAGAGCTGGCAAAGCTGGAGCTGGCGCTCGAAGACGTGGCCGGTGACTACTCGTTCGTGGCCCCTACGCCGACGACATCCTGGCAGGTCTCGAACGGGACGTACAACCCGATCCAGTCCTCGACGCGCTCGGACTTCCTGTACTCGATCATCGGCTACCTGATGGTCTTGAACGGCAAGATCCCTCCGACGCAGTGGACAGACGCCTCGTTCCGGTCCTTTCTCCTGAGCATCATCAGCATCTACTTCCAGGGGTCGATCCCCAAGTCGATGGCCGATGCGGCGGCTCTGTTTCTCTCGGGTCAGATCACGGTCACGGAGAACTTCCTGCTCCTGCGCGAGGGTGCGGCCGGGCTCGACATCTCCGACGAGTTCGGGTTCAACATCGAGATCCTGACCCCGTCCGGGGGAGGGTTCCCGCCCGACCTGTTCAACTCGGACTCCTCCCTGCGGCAGATCATCGACATTCTGCGCCCAGCGCACACGCTCTACACGATCCGGTACATCTTCCAGGACACGTACATCCCGAACGACACGGCCAAGATCGTCCTGGATGCCATGCGGGCGTCGCTGAGCGCCTACTACTACGACGACTTCCGCTCGTACTGGGGCGGCATCCGGAACCGGGACCGGCTCGGCAAGAAGACGAACAAGGCCGTCGTCGATGAGGACCACTCAGACGACTTCTGAGCGTCCTTTTATGGGTCATCCTCGCTAGGAGATGTGCATGCTCATCCAGGATTCTGTAGCGCTGCCACGAGCAAAGGTGCTCATCCACCAGGAGCGGCCTTACGCCTACGATGAGGCCAAGGGCATCTGGCTCTTCAAGCAAGTTGGCGAGGACGAGGTGGCCGGGAACCTCATCCTGAACGCCGGGCGTGTCCAGATGCACTCGCAGTGCTACGGCACTTCGGGCCTTCTGACCAACGGCTTCAACTACATCGCCCTCACGGCCGACACGGGCAGCCCCAACGCAGGCGACACCAGCCTTGCGAGCGAGCTGACGGGCAGCGGCCTCGGTCGCATCCAGGGCTCGGTCACTCTGGCGAGCGGCTCCGGCAACCAGACCACCATCTCCAACACGTTCACGTACACGGGCGGTACCTCGCAGTCGGTTGCGAAGACGGCTCTCTTCACGGCGGGCTACCCCTCCGGTGTCATGAACCACGAGATCCTCTTCGGTTCAGCCCGAACGCTGTTCACGAGCGACACCCTGACGCTGACGTTCACCATAACTCTGGGATAAGTAAGGGGGCGAGATGCCCAGCGCCCAGATCCAGTTCTCACAGGGCCTCACGACGACCACCGCAGGTCAGTCGGCGCTCGGCTACGTGACTGGCACGCAGGTGAACTTCACCGATGCGGCGGGCGCTGGCGCTACGTCTTGGTCGTGGTCCATCGTTGGTTGGCCCGGGCCCCTGTCCTCGGCTCCGACCATCAACAACCCGACCAGTCAGACGGCGAACATTAACGCCCCGACGCTCGACGGCGTGTACGTCATCAAGCTTGTCCGGACCGATTCCGGCCCGGTGGTGACGACGGACGTCAAGTTCTTCGCCATCGCCGACACGTACGGTTACGTCCTCCCCAGCGCCGGCATGACCGGCAACATGACCAACATCGGGGGTTCTTCCGCCGCGCAGAACGCGGGCTGGGAGGGCTCTCAGGCGGCCAGCACGAACGTCTTCGTCGATGGTCTGCTACGGTTCCTGCGGGCGACGGTTGGCCGGTTCGTAGGGCTTCCTGTCACCGTCAACTTCACGGGCTCGGGAGCCTCCACGGTCACCATTGTCGATGGGACCGACTACCCCTGGCGTAACCTGAACCTCACGGGCACGGGTCTGTACCAGGAGCAGATCGCTAGCACCTCTCCCACACCCCAATCGGGCAAGCGCTTCAAGTACAAGATCGGGCTCACGGCCGGCTGCGGCGGGTTCAACCTCCTGAACGGGGTGGGCGGGTCCATCATCCTGTCGCTTTCCGCTCCTCCGAACGGGACCACGTACTACTCGGTTGAGGTTGCGTTCGACGGCACGAACTGGGACGTGCTCGACGTCGGCCGGACAGACCCCCTGACGGTGGCGACCTCCATCGAGCTGCCCCTCGTTGCCGGGGTCCAGGTCAACTCGACGACCACATACCAGCGGATCGGCAACCGTCAGATCAACCCAACGGTCTACCCGGCGAACGCGCAGGCGACCTTCAATGCAGTGTTGGTCACGACTTCGGCAAGCGTTGCCGCGGTAATCCAGCTCTACAACGTGACAGATGGCAACGTCGTCACGTCGAGCCCCACCTTTCCCCTTAGCAGCTCGGCGCTGACCCCCACGCTTGTTACCGCGACTCTGACGCTTCCTTCGGCTTCGAAGCTCTACGAGGTGCAGCTCAAGATGGGCAGCGTCTCCGGCTCCAACGCAGTCACTTGCAGCTACGCCTCCGTGGTCATCACTTGGGGGTAAGATCAGATGGCAAACGCATACGTACTCAACTACACACTGAACACCTCGGTCGATCAGTTCAGCGCCATTTGGAAGCTCTCCCGGGCCATGCTCTCGGCTGGGTGGAAGTACAAGGCGAGCGGCAACGGCAACAGCGGCACGGTCGATCACTCCAACAACGCGGCTCTGGACTGGTGGGGCGTAGACGGGGCCGTCAACCTCCAGAACGCGAGCCGTGGTACCGGCAGCGGCTCGGGAGTGAGCATCGGGGCTGCGGTCGCATCGACGGGCGCCTCGACCATCACGGGAGTCAGTAGCTTCACGTCGGCTTCCGTTGGCGACTACCTGACCATCACGGGGTCGGGGAGCGGCAACAATGGCAGCTTCCGCATCACGGCGCAGACTGGAACAACGGTCACGGTGTTCGCTCCTCAACTCGTGGCGGAGACGAGCAACTCCAGTTTGGCCGTGGTCGAGCAGTACGGCGGAGCCGATGGCTCCATCACGACGTACTCCACCACGACCACAGGGCAGAGCACCCTCATCAACTTCACGACCAGCTCGTTCACTGGATTCACGACCACGGACGTTGGTCGTATGATCACGATCCTCAACTCGGGTAGCGGGAACAACGGCACATATCTGATTGCCGGCTACGTGGCCAACAACCACATCCTTCTGCATGCTGGGCCTGAGTGCACTCCGACAGTCACGATCAACGACTCGCAGAACCCAACCCTTCAGTGGGTCGAATACTCGCCGCTGAACCAGATCTACCCGAGCTACATCCAGAACATCACGGGTAACGGGTGTTGGATCGTCCTTCAGGGGCCGACCATCATGAAGATCCCCATTGGTACGAACGTGCCCGTGGGCGGCACTTTCATCCGTGGTGAAAACATCACACAGAGCACGACCGGCGCGCAGGGGGAGCTTCTTGGGATCGTGACGGACACCTCCGGTGGTACCGGCTACCTCGTCGTCGCTCCAAGAGTCGTGGGGACGGGTGTGCAAGCCGGTCCGTTCGCGACGTACGGCTGGAACAACTCGGCCAACACGGACACCATCACGGGGGCCTTCTCGGGGGTCACCATTACAACCCCTGCCAGCTCGACGCCCATCGCGTATATCGCCGAGACCTGCATCTACAAGAACTACAACAACTCTGGGCTCATGTGGCATCAGAGGATCGATCAGAACTCGTCCACGGAGTCGGCGACGACTGCAAGCACGGGCCGCCTCTCGACGATGGCGGGCACGTTGAGCCAGGTCACCTCGATCCTCGCTCCTGGCGGGTCTACGGGCGGTAACTGCACGACCAACGGGTTCTCGACTTCGTGGACGGGCACGTACGCAGTTCTCGGCCAGCCAGGGCAAGGCGGCGGTGGTAGCTACTGGAGCTACTGGTCGGTTGTGTCTCCCACATCTCCTGGAAGGGCGCAGCTCATTGCGGCCAACTGTGTGCCTCAGCAAGGAGTCTCGGCGGACGGGACCTGGTTCTATCTCCAGTCGTGCAACTCGACCGGGTACCAGATGCTCTCGTACTTGAGGTTGGACAACCAGGAGGACGGGGATCTCGATCCGTACGTCCATCAAGGGCACTGGTCAGGTTCGCTGAACGCAGCGGCTAACAGATCAGCGGATACGGTGACGATCAACGGCGCTGGCAGCGCTACGGACAATTGCCGTACAGACCAAACATGGATCGCTAACTCTACCGGCGGTCACGGGTTCAAGGGTTTCCGCCGTCGAGGTCTTTCGGGAGAGACCTACAACTGGTTCAGCGTGATGATGCTGTACGACTTCGGGGCCGCTGTGTTTCCGCTTCAAACAAACACGGGCAACCCAGATCAAGTTGGAACCGCAGTCACCACGACCTATGTGCGTGACCAACTATGGCTCTATCTCTCCCCCTACACTGCACAGCTTGCGTCCGGTCGAATGCGTAAAGGCACCCCCAGGTGGCTACAGCTCTGTCAGGGGGCAAGCGTCAACTCGACGTTCGACTCTTTGCAGTGGATTGTGTTGACCTCCGCATCCGCAATTTCACAGATGGTTGTCGGGCCATGGGACGGCGTGACGACTCCTTCTTTCTGAGAGAGCACCATGGCCAACGCAGCAACAGTCAACCTCGTTCTTCAGAACTCCGGAGAGACGAGTCACGCCATCTGGAAGCTCACTCGCACGATGTTGGCGGCCGGTTGGAAGTACATGTCTGGGGGAAACGGGCAAAGCTCCGGCTGCACGAACATCCTTCAGAGCGGGGCGGCCGGTACGGTCACCGCGTTCTCAAGCCCCACTGTCACGTTGGGTGGCCTGACGAACATGACCCCCGGTTGCGTCGGTCAGTACATCACCATCTCGGGAGGTTCGCACGGCGGCAACGACGGCACGTTCCTCATCACCTCGTACGTCTCGGCGACCTCGGTCACGATCTACAACACCAGCGGCGTATCGACGGACTCCGGCTTGACCTGGGCACTCTTGCGCAACTCAGCGCTCGACCTTTGGGGTGTTGGCGGAGCAGTGCACCTATCGAACGTGTCCGGTGGTGGCGCGAGCAGCGGTGCGGCTGTCATCGGGGCGGCCAGCGGTTCGACGGGCCAGGCCACGATCACGGGTGTGTCCGGCTTCACGGTCAACGGTTCGCCTGGGCGGTACGCTACGATCACAGGCTCGATCAGTAACAACAACGGCAGCTTCCGTATCGTCTCGGCGACCTCCTCGCAGGTCATCGTTTACGCACCGCAGCTCGTTGCGGAGAGCGGTAACACCAGCCTGACCATCACAGAGCAGTACGGTGGGAACGACGGCTCAATTGGTGCCTTCTCTACGGTAACCTCGGGGACGAGCACTCTCATCAACTTCACCACGTCAACCTTCGCAGGCTTCACGGCTGCGGACGTTGGGCGCCGAATCACCATCCTCAACCCTTCGAGCTTGGCGGGCGGCAACAACGGTACGTTCCTGATCGCTGGGTACGTGAGCGCTTCGAACGTCCTGCTCTACAACCCCGGTGGTGTTGCCAGCGACGGCAACAACCCCAATCTCCAATGGGTTGAGACCGATCCTCTACAGCACATCTACCCGAGCTACTTGCAGGGTTCCGGTGGTGGCGGACAGTGGATTTGTCTCCAAGGCCCAACGACCATGAAGATTCCGATCGGGACGAACGTCTCGACGGGTACCTTCATCCGCGGTGAGAACGTCACGCAGTCGAGCACGGGCGCTCAAGGCGAGCTTCTCGGGTACATGCCTGATTCCTCTGGCGGCACGGGATTCTTGGTCATTGCTCCGCGTGTCGTGGGTACAGGTTCGAGCGGCTGGGCGGGCAACCTCTACGGGTGGAACAACTCCACTACCGATACGGTCACGGGCTCCTTTTCAGCGGCCACAGTAACGAGCACGGCTGGTCCTCCGATCGCCTACGTTCGTGAGATGGTCTGGTGGCGCCTCAACGCTACCCAAGGGCACATTTACTACCAGTGCATCGACCAGAGCACTTCGACTGAGGGCGCCACGACGACATCGACTGGTCGGTTCTCCACGATGGCCAATGCTCTATCTCAGGTGTCTTCTACTGTCTGTCCTGGGGGCTCTACGGGTAACCCCACTGCCAACGGCTTCCCTCTAGGCCCCGGCGGACTTGCGACTGCGACTATGGCCGTCATCGGAACAGGCGGGGCTGGTTCTGTCGGTACGAGTGCGTCGTACTGGTGCAGCAACCTCAATCCTACCAACCCTGGTCGAGCGCAGCTTTTGTGCGCGAACAACATCGAGCAGCAGGGCGTCTCTCAAGACGGCACATGGGGCTACTACCAGTCGTGCCAATCGACTGGGTATGTCGGCATAGGTTTCCAAAGATTGGACAACACAGAGGATGGGGACCTCGACCCGTATGCCGCCCAAACCTTCGGCGGGTATACTCTGAGTGGTTTCAACCGTACTCAGAACCTCAGTGTTAACTCCTCTGCGATCGATTCCTACAACCTCGGCCAGACGTGCTTCACGAACGGCTCGTATAACGGGGTGTGGCGTTGTTTCAGGCGTCGAGGTCTGAATAACCCTTACGGTGTCAACGGGAACCCTGTGTTTGGTGACTACATGGTCGCTATGAGCACCGCGTATCTGTACGACTATGCGGTGGGGTCTCTGTGCCAGGTCAACTGGGGGTACCCCGACCAGCTCGCCACTACCCCCACGCTTACGTACGTACGTGAGCCAGTCTGGATTTGGATGGGCGGTGTAGCCGGTTGGCCCCGAGCGCGCAAGGGGACCCCCAGATGGCTGATGATCACGCAGGGTCTTCAAGTCAATCAGACGTTGGACAGCCTGAAATGGATTGTACTGTCCAGTGGCACCTCCCCTAACGCTACGTTCTGCGCCGGGCCTTGGGACGGCGCTTCCACGCCAACTTTCTGAGGGGCCATGGCGGACATCGGCAAGTCACAATCTCGGATGGTCCAGAATCTTGGCAACTCGCCAGCGGGACAGACCGGATACCCTACAGGATCGCGCGGGAACGCTTACTACAAGGCGGGCAGCATCCCCGATGCGCAGGGCCGCATCGCTAAGACCACAAGCTTGAACAGCGCCACCACTCCCGCTGGCTCTGGAACGACTTCAACCTATGCCGGAACTGGTCAGCACTACGCTGAATTGGGGGCGAAGCAAGACTCCAGCTTGCATCGTGTGGGACACTCGACCTCCCTCTTCGGCGGCCAGCTAGGCTCGGGCGGAACACAGGCGGACGCTGGAACGCTGCCCATCCCAACGGGCGGTTCGAGCGTCACCATTTACTACCTCATGCGGGCTCGTGACCCGGACTGCGTGAGTCAGCCCACCTACGTCTATTGGGTCGTGACTGGCGCTCCAGACCCAACCGCCGCTCAGTACGCCGGCTCCAGGTGTGGTGTTCACGCTCTCGTGGACATCGTTGTCGATGCGACCTGGTGACGAATGCCCAACACGGTCGTCTGGGGAGGAACGTACGGGCTCGATACTTACGGCACTGCGCCGTACGCTAGCCGTGCGTTCGATGCGACCACACCTTCGATCGCCAACCTGAGTCCAGCCAACGGTGCCACGGGAGTTTCCGACTCGGCCACGGTGTCGTTCCAGGTTAGCTCTCCGTCGCACTTGGACCCGTGGTCGCTGTCCGTGAACATAGGGGGCAACCCGATCATCGCTGGCGGGGACTTTCTGCCCACGTACGGAAGCTCGATCATCTTCAGCGATACGACCTGCACGGTCACGATCGACACGCACCCGAATTGGGCGAGCGGCTCGAATGCGGTGGCCATCTCTGTCACGGACTTGGCCGGCAACTCGCAGACCTTCAATTCGACGTTCACGACGACCTCCTCGAACGTCGTGGGTGTGTCGGACAGTGTGTCGGTCTCGGACTCGCTCTTCATCCTCTACTCGGCGTACGTCACGGGCTCTGACACGGTCAGCGTCTCGGACTCGATCACCACCTTGCATCAGGTGGGGCACGCGCCGGTCTCGGAAACGGTGACGGTCACAGATGCAGTAGGTCTTCAGCACCACACACATCCAACGGTCTCGGATAGCGTCTCTGTCTCGGACTCCACGTCCCTTTTGCACAGAACCTCGGTTGCCGTTTCCGACACTGTCACAGCGAGCGACTCGGTCTCGGAGTACCACGCGTACTTCAACACTGTCACGGACAGCGTGTCGGTCTCGGATTCGCTCACGCGTGCGTACCGCGCACGACCGTTTGTCTCGGAGACTGTAGCGGTCACGGACCAGATCTCCATCACCCTGCACGCCGGAGGTGGCGGTGGTATCACCCTCTCGGATACCGTCTCTGCGTCCGATGCTCTGGCCTTCACTGTTGCGTTTCACCAAGCGCTCGCGGACACGGCTTCCTTGTCAGATGCCGTCAGCACCCACCACGCAACCCAAGCGTCCCTATCAGACACGGTGGGTGTTTCCGATTCGGCGAGCCCCAGATACGGGCATCTGGTCGCACTGTCCGATACCGTGTCTGTTTCGGACGCCCTGTCCTTCAACAACAACTTCACGAACAACCTCTCGGAGACGGTGTTTCTTTCGGAGAACGGCGTTTTTTCTGCGGGCACCCGGCGAGCCGTTGCGGACACCGTAACGTTGTCGGATGCGGCACGCGCGGGCAACTCCGACAACATCCACTTCGCGCCCGAGGTGTTGAACGTCTCCGATGCCGTAACCATCGGAACCTCGGCCACGAGCGTGTCCGTCAATGAAGAGATCGCCCTCATCGACGAGGTAGAGGTCTCCGTTTCTGGAGTCATCTCGCAGGACCAGCAACTCCTTGTCCAGTTCAGGGAGGGTGTGCGCCTCGATAGAGTGTCCGATCCGGTGCACTACCAGCTCTCTGGCGGTGGCGTCCCGACGATGGTCTTGAGCGCCACACCCGTCCAGACGCTTCTCGGCACCTTTCACAACGGTGCGATCCTCGGATCCGGGGAAGTGTCGTACCTCTTCGCTGTGGGTTCCGAGCCGGTCGAGCTTTGGAACTACATCCTCATCTCCACCTCTTGGCAGAACACGATCGCTTTGGTGGTCGGACTCCCAAGTCCTGGGGTTGTAGAGCTGGACACACCACTCATCGTGGCGGACCCCGATAACGGGAGCATCACCTGGCAGCACCTCACCCCGGTGAACATCATCCTCCTCACGATCGCCGAGCCGACGAACAACGACCTCTACCAGCTCCAGATCTCAGGGCTGATCCAGGCGGATGGGGCTCCGTACAGCCAGACGACCAACTGGGTAGCGAACGCCGTGGGTCCGCTGCTCCAATCGGCCACCTACCTCCCGAACGAGGGGGCCGTGCTCGTGACCTTCTCGAAGGGGCTCACAATCGACGCCGGGCTGCTCGATCCGGCCATCTACGTGATTACGGGGCCGACGCCGGTCACGGTCACCGGGGTGCAGACAGTGACCCAGACGCAAGTTCTCCTGTCCGCACGTGGATTTACGGCTGGGACCTACGTCCTGACCATTCAAGTTATCTATGGGCCAGGTACAGAGCACGCACTCATTCGCATCGGCCCGAAAGACACCTCGCTGAACTACGTGCCTGAATGACCACCCAAGCGATCTTCACCTCCACCTCGCCTACGGTCCAGAACTCGGTCTTCACCGACTACGGTCCGATTGCGAAGCCGCCGCTCGTTCTTGCGGCCGGTGCAGGGGGACGCATCCTCGATGCGGTGACTCTGGTCCTGCCCGGGGGCCTCATCACCACGTCGATGGTGGGCTTGTACATCACGCTTGGGGCGGACCTTGGCGTTTCGCTGGCCAACGCCAACCTCAACGCGAACTCGAACCTGAGTGCCTCGCTGACAGTTGCCCACAACACCGCGGCGCACATCACCGGCCATTCGCTCTTCCTGCCGGGCAGCTCGGACTCTTCGATCACCGCCAGCTCCAGCATGGCGTCCCAAGCCAAGGTGCACCACACCCTGCAAGCAAGCCTTGGGGGCGGATCCTCGATGGCCGGTGGCCTGCTTGGGCTCGGGACTACGGTCAACGCGGGGACCTACCTCATCACGGCGGTGCTCTCGTCCACCTCGATCCGTGTGGCAGCGAACCTGCGGCTTCCGGACAACGCCAACGGCAGTATCCTGTGGGAGATCTTCGACCCACGTGACGGCCAGATTGCCGAAGACCCCACAGATGTCATGGTCACGGTCAACGGCACCCCCGTGACCCCGACCGAGGTGTTCGGGCTGCTTGGGCAGATCGTGCTCCCTTCGGCTCCGGACCCGGGGGATGACGTCAAGGTCAACTACTCGTGGATCCAAAACCCGACCGTCGAACTCATGGCCTTGAACAGCTTCGAGTTCAGGCTCAACTCGTGGAACCGTGACGTCGGCTACCCCACGGAAATCTCACACCACTATCGCTACAACAACGTCCTGCTCACGCCGAGCTTGTACACGCCGCTCGACATCCAAGCGACGCTGGCACAACCGCTCCAGAGGGACCTCAAGTACCGGGCCTACGAGCGGGCATACACGCCCGTGCTCAACGACCCGAACCTTCTCACGCTCAACACGCCCAACCATCGCATCGCGTTCCCGCCGCTATCAAGGCCGCTCAGCTCGACGTTCGTCTCGTACGAGGCAGCGACTCTGCCGGAGAACGACCCCGTCTCTCCGTGGCAGCGCATCGGCACGGGCATCACCACACTCACGCCAGGCACCTTGAAGGTGCAGACGACGACTCCTGGGCCTTATCCGACCGGGCAGCTCCTCTACTGGAGCCGTCCTATCGATCTGACCTTCCAGCACGTCTACGCGCAAGCGTGGCGCATGTACATCACAGCGGCGCCCACGACCGAAGGAGTCTTCACGGGCATCGCAGCGGGGTACTCGGACGAAGAGCATGCCATCGTCGTAGGCTACCTGAACAACGGCGGCTCGATGATGATCGGGTTCCTTGTCCAAGGTGGCGGCAACGACCCCTCGGTCATCGCCTCGTGGTCTGGCGGTCTCGACTCGGGAGGCAACCCCACGGGCGCACCTGTCGCTTTCGATTGGACGGTCGTCCACAGCTATCGCATCTTCCGCAGCTTGACCGGAACCGTGGGCCTCTATATCGACGGCAACGTCACGCCGACTTTGCAGATCCTCGAAACACAGGCGCCGTTCCTCGAAGAGCTGTCGGCTCCGTTCAACGAGGTCGAGGGGGCCTTCTGGGGTTCGCTCTCGCGTGAGTCGGCGAACACATCGGATTGGGAGTTCGTGCTCTACGACATCCTTCCGACCAACCCCCAACAGACAGCGCCGTCGATCTTCGTCAACTACGAAGCGAACACCGTCCCTGAGCAAGCTTCGCAGCCGTGGACGCCGATCGGCTCGGGTGGCACGGAGACGATCCTCAACAACAAGTACCCCCTCTTGCTCGACTCGACGAGCGCAACGACCCAAGCCTCGGAATCGGCTCTCGGCCTCGTGGGCGGAGACTTCAAGGGCTTCGACCGCATCGAGCCGCTACTTGCCGCTTCCTCTGACGTTGTCCTCGATGTGAACGTGCAGCTCCGCACCTTCACGCACGGTATCACGCCGAACGCGGTCATGGCCGCAGTCGATGACGGCGACCGTCTGACGCAACTTTGCTTCCTCTCGGATACGGCTGCTCCGAAGCTGAGCTACGGCGGCCGCGCGACGCCAGACGAGTTTACGCCGTACACGTGGACGGCTACGGGCGGGCAGACCGCGCACATGGTCGGCCGCATCTTGCGCATCACGGACACGAGCGTGACGGACGGCCTCGTTTACTACATCGACGACAACGCCCCGATCCTGGACGCCACGAGCACGCCGGTTCGTGTCGTGTCCCCGAACTACGACTACATGCTGGAGTTCCGGGTGCTTGTGCACTCGTACACTGCCGATACCACGACTCACTTCTGCGGCGTCGATGCGGAGGTCTACGACGGCGCGAGAAGCGTCGGCGTGATGTTCACGAAGCTCAGTGGCGTCCTGAACGTGACGCTCCACTCGGACGGTACAGCTCTCGTCAGCTTCCCGTTCAACTGGGATGACGGGCAAGCCCACACGTACCGCATCGTCAAGAGCACGGGAGGTAACCTCGTCTCGCTCTTCATCGACTCGGTCTTTATCGGTACCGAGCCATACTCTTCGTTCCACGTGCCTGGCGGTACACAGACGGGCGTTGTCACCTTCGGCTCTTCGACGCCGGCGACGAACGGGGCACTGTCCGTTGTCGATTGGAGCTACTGCAATGCGTGGCGTGTGTTGTCCTCGTTCCAGACCTACGTGGGTATCTGGCGGGGCTACGATCCGAACGCTCTGACGGGGTACCACCTGCCGCTCAAGACTAGCGGGACCGAGGCGGCCATCGCCAACAACGCGCTCGGGGATGGAGCTGCGAACTTCGTTGCAGCGGGAGTCTCGATCGGGGACTACCTCGTCATCGACGTGGGACCCAACAAGGGTACCTACACGATCACGGGCGTGCTCTCGACATCGCTCACGATCTCCACGTCTTTCCCCGCGGGCCCCTCCGTGGTGGGCTACCGCATCCCTGCGCAGACCAACTGGCAGACCGCACACCGCTACCGCATCGTGCGTGACCCGGGCGGCGGAGTGTCCGTTCTTCTCGACAGCACAAACGCGCAGCCGATCATCTACATCGGCTACAACGACGTTGACCTGCCGCCGAGCACCGTGGGCGTCCTGCGGATCATCAACAACGCGCTCCCTGGCATCGCATGGGGCGCCTTCGATCCGACCAACATCTCGCAGACGGTGTGGAGCTTCGTGCGCTACGGCATCACGCGGGCGCCGACCTCCCTTCGGATCGTGCCGCCCCACCAGGTGCTCAACCAGCGCAATGTCATGGCGAGCTACGAGCGTCACCTGACAACGCTTCCGCACACCTTGACGGATTTCTGGAGCGAATCGGAGGGCATCCCACCAGAGCTGTACCCGGACTTCCTCACGAACCCGGACCTCGTGGCGTACACGCTTCTCAACGAGGGCACGCCGCTTGTCCCGAGCACGCAGACGTTCGAGGTCAACACCCCCACGGTCGTCAACGTTCCGGTTGCATCGCTCAACAACATCGCGGACGTCTTGAACACGCAGTCCTTCGTCTTGAACGACGCGGCGTACGAGACCAAGCTCGTTGTTCCGGACGAGGTACTGTACAACTCGCTCTCGGTCATCGAGAGGGACACGGGCGTGCCGAACCTCATCGCGGACTTCGACGACTGGCTGCACGACCTGGGCACGATCTACTACCAGAAGACCGAGTGCCTCACGTACGATGCGAACACGCTGCCAGAGTCGGACACCACCGCGATCACCCCCTGGACCTACTACGCGCAGGACCCCACGCACGTCAGCCGCTCTGTCTTCAACAACGTCCTGACGTACGGTACGGACAGCACGGGAACGATCACGGCCTACAGCAACCCGACGCCGCTTCCCGACGCCGTGGGTCTTGTGACGCAGGTCACGTACCGGCTCAAGCTCTTGAGCGACGCGAGCCTGGGCCTTGGGGACTCGCAGGTGCGCTTCGGTATGAGCGCTCCTGGCATGACCATCTCGCTTGGGTTCATCACGAGCCCCATCGGCGAGCGCTACGTCCTTGTCTTCGACCAGAAGACGAACAAGATCGTGGGCGGCCGGCGCTTCGACTTCCTCGACGGCAACTACCACTCGTACCGGCTCGTGCGCGACCCAACGCAGGGCAGCGTTAGCGTCTTCATCGACTCCTAAAGGGCAGGCATGGCTCAGGGCAACTACGGCAGCGACCTCTTCAGCGGCTCACCTTACGGTGGTGCCCTGGGCCCCTTTGGGGCGATCTCTGCGCAGTCCCTCTCGGACTTCTCGGCCGAGATCACCTTCAACGACCTGCTCGACTTCACGTACGGTCCGAACCTCACCCCCGCCAACTTCTCGATCCCGGGGCTGACAGTCCTCAACGTCTACGAGTACACGGCGGCCGCCGTCCGTCTCGAAACGACGCAGCAATCCAACGTTCTGTACACGTGCACGATTGCTCTGTCGCGCGGCTACTTCAACCAGCCGCTCGACCCTTCGCTCAACACCGTCACGTTCATGGGCAACGCCATCCCGGCGACCATGACGCCTGTTGCGGTCTCGACGACGAAGGTTCGCATCGTCTTCGCGCAGCCGATGCTCAACAACTCGGCGCTGAACGACACCCTCAACTACCAAGTCGAGGACATGTTCGGCAACGCCTTCACGATTGTGTCGGTCACGCCCGAGCAGCCGACCAACACCCTCTCGGTCGCCCTTGTGCTTTCGACGCCGATGCACACGGACGGGGTCTATCAGGCGACGATCTCGGCCTCCATCCGTTCCGTGAATGGTCAGCCGATCGTCCCAAGCACCGTGCCGTTCACCTGGGTGCAGGAAACCCCCAACCCGATCCTGATGCAGTTCCAGGAGTTTACGGGGGAGGTCAAGGACAGCGTCTTCGGCAACCCCAACGGGCTCGTATTCTTCTCGCCTGCGCTCAACACCTCTGCGGCGAACTCGATCATCCAGGTTGAGGAGGTGGACGTTTGCACGACCGCCTTCGACACGTACACGCCTCCGCAGCCGATTGACCCCATCCCGCTCTATACCTTCGGGCGGGGGAGTCCGGTTGGGAGCGTCCTTGGTCCCGCTGGGGCGAGCCTCTGGGCTCCGTTCCCGCGCATGACCGTCGCGCAGACCAATGTCCTGGACAATAGGCTTGACACCTACCAGGGCGCCACTGATGGGATGGCGGTCGCCCTCATCCAGGGCTCCACCTGGAACCTGACCTACGTCGCACTCCTGAACAATCTGGCCTTCCTGACCTACCGGCCACCCCCTGCGGCAGCGCTACCCATGCCGCCGCCCCCATCTACCGTTCCGATCACGCCCGTGCTCTTCATCACGGCGAACAACCTCTCGCCGATCCCGTCCGTACCGTCCGAGAACGTCCTCGTGCTATCGTTCAAGCTCGTCGGTGAATCGACGATGTCTGCGACGATGACGCACACAATCGGCCTGCACGCCTCGATTGTGGCCGGTTCCAGCATGTTCACCCTGCCGGTCAGTGCGGTCATCGACACGGCCATGGCGACCGTGGAAGCTGAGGCGAGCATCAAGGCAGCGGGACAGACGGCTATGCAGGGAGGTTCTACTCTCTCCGCCACCCTCACTGTAGGGCCTTAGCCGCTAGGCTTCTTATACAGCCCCTCGGATGAACCCGAGGAGATGCACATGAAGATCGGCGAGGCTTTTCGACGTACGGCCAACGCCTTCCGATTCGCGTTCAGTCCCAAGTTCGAGGAGAACCTTCGCCGCAAGATCAAGGGCGAGGTCTTCATCACTCTGCGGGACGCGAAGACGGGCGAAGTCCAGGACCATCGGTACAACCTCGTCGTTCTTGATGCGTCGATCCTCATCGCTCGGTTGATGAAGGACAACGCCGAGCCGCCGAACGGCATCTTCTGCCTGGCCATGGGCACGGGTGACATCGGGTGGAACCCGATGACCCCTCCGGCGCCCACGAACACTCAGCGCGCCCTCTACTCGGAGCTTGCGCGCAAGACCTTTGCCAACACGCAGTTCATCAACGCTGGGGGCATTCCGGTCGCTATTCCGACGAACGTTGTGGACTTCACGACGACCTTCGCAGAGTCGGAGGCGGTTGGACCGCTCGTCGAGATGGGGCTCATCGGGGGCAACGTCTCGTCGAACCTCAACGTCCGCAACCCCGTGTCACCCCCAAACGGGTCCTATGACCCCACGGTGGACCTCACGGAGTTCGAGACGCTGGTCAATTACCTGACCTTTCCGGTCATCAACAAGCCAGCGACCTCGACGCTCACGATCGTGTGGCGTTTGACCTTCTGAGGGTACGGAGCGTCAGATGACTTTCCCCGACGTTACCAAGAACTATGGCCCTGCGGTCAGCGGCTACCTCGATCCCACGTCTCGCAACTGGGAGACGGTGGTCACGCAGGCGGGCAAGCCGCTCCTCGATGTCGAACTGAATCTTCAGCAAGACATCGACGGCGGCAGCGCCGAAGCTGGCGTCCGTGCTGCCATGCCCTCGGGGTGGATCTCGGACGACTTCACAGGCTCGTCCAACCCCACGACGGCGATCTTCGTCGGAACTGCGGCGGGCAGCCTCTCTGGCACGTTCACGGTCTCCGCCAGCACCTCGGTCACGGCGTCTGTCTCGCAGACGGGCTTTCTTTTCGCTGGTGACATCATCTCGTTCTCGTCCCAGGCGGGCGTCAACTACAAGGTGCTTTCCGTTACGGGTACCGCGATCGTCCTGACCTCGGCCTATACGGGCACGCCCTCCGGAAGCGCAACGGCTCTCTTTGGAGCCCCGAACACCATCCAGATCCCGAACAACCTCATCGCGCAGGTCAACGGTTGGATTCTGAACGTCTCGAACACGAACCTCGCCGGGTCTCCCCCCGCGCATGGGCTGAACCAGCTCGTCATGCCGGCCCCGCCTGCGGGCGCTGGCGTGAACCGTACGGACGTCGTCATCCTCGAAGTGTGGCGCTGCTTGCTCTCTGCGGCTCCTAGCACGGTGGGCAAGAGCCCCGCGGGCCGCATCTGGGAGTACGGCAACGTCAAGCTTGACCCCGCGCAGGACATGTCCCTCAACTTCGCGGACGACATCCTGAACGCGAACGTCGGGGCTGAGACCACCAAGCGCGTTCAGATCCAGTACCGCCTCCGCGTCGTCCCGGGGATCGACGTTTACTCGTACCCCTACGGGATGGACGACCCCACGATGGTCGCCAACTCGGTTCCGGCGGTCTCTACGGCTCCGGACGGTGTGACCACGCTGTTCACCTACTCGAACGCGGGCGGCGCTGGGGACCCCGGCTTGTGGATCGCGGGCGACGGCAACCCCGCCAACACGCTCGGCACGGTGGATGGCTACATGTACGCCATTCCGCTCATGGCAGTCTTCCGCCGCAACTCCAGCGGCTTCGCTCGCACGACCAACCAGAACGGTGGCCAGGTCTCGCCCGCTGCTTCGGATCGTCCTGACGGCCTGCTTTCGGACGTCATCGTGTCGCGTGACGTCGTCGATCTTCGGATGGGCGTGTCTCCGGTCGGCTGGAACTACGCCGAGCTGCTTGAGAAGAACATGACGTACCTGTTCGACAACGCTCTGACGACAGAGTGGTTCACGAACACGTACGCTGGCACTTCGAACGGCGCCACGGTGCTCTGGGGTGACGAGATTGGACCGTTCCCCTCGGATGGTACCGGCCCTCTCATCGGTACCTTCGACGCGGCCAGGAGGACGTTCTCGGATCGTCCTATCTTGGAGGTCATCACGGTTGCCATCCCGGTTCCGGGCGGCGGCTGGGCCAACTCGACGGTCACGATCGACTTCACGTCTCTGGCGATCTACCCGTACTCGGCGTTCAACTGGGCGGCGACGTCCGGTGCCAACGCCATCGCGTACGACGTTCTTGGGGGTCTCTTCATCGGCTCCGCCAGCGGCAAGAAGACCGTTTACGCCAAGAACCACATCACACAGGTCTTGAACACGGGCGTGATCCCCATCACAGCCCTGTCGGTTACCTTCGACGCTCTGACGGGTACGGGCATCTCAAACGAGACCCTGTATCTCGACATCCTCGTGGGCTACCCGACCGGCAACGGTCTGACGCGCACGCCGACCAACAACTACGGTTCGTCGAGCTTCCAGGTCGTGCAGGCGATCCCCTCGGGGACGCCGTACAACTTCAGCGCCTACGCGAACGAGTCGATCGACAACACGCACCGTGAAGCGCAGATCCAGTACACGACCTCTTCGATCGCGATTGCGACGCAGAACGCCCTGACGGGTTCTGGCGCTGCGGCCACGATCTCAGCGTTCTCTTCGCCCCTCGTGACCATCACAGGTCTGACGGCGATGGTGCCCGAGATGGTGGGCCAGCGCATTCTCTTCTCGGGGGCAGCGAACGGTGGCAACAACGGCTCCTTCCCGATCGCGGCATGGTTGTCGCCTACGTCGGTTCAGATCACGAACTCTGGAGGCGTCTTCCCTGACGCGAACAGCGGATCGATCTCCTGGACGATGAACGGGATCTCCTTCCGTATCCCGGAACGCGCTTCGGCCATTCCTACGTCGATCCAGAAGAACGGTACGCCCATCGCAGGTTCCGTGACGCTCGACGCCACGGGGCGCATCGCCACCTTCACGAACACGGCTGACTGGACGGTTTCGGGGGACACCCTCAGCTACTCCTACTCGGCGCTTCGCCCGGTACCGGCTGCGCCTACCGCAGTCGAGCTGATCGTCTGGTACGAGACCCGGGCTCCGCAGACAGGGCGCGATTCGATCATCGGGACGACGCAGACGGTCATTCCCCGGTACATCTCTCCGTCGCTCTACACGCTGACGCAGGGACCTGCCTCGGAAGATGTGGGCTACCCGTTCCCCACGGCCTACGTGCAAACGGGCGGCATCTACAACACCTCGGGCGGCTCGTACACGGGCGAGCACGAGTTGAACTCCAGGTCGGCTATCTCGATCGCGGACTTCAACGCGACGACCGGCATGCTCAGGCTGCCCGTGTTCGTCCCCTTCACGCCTGACCCTGAAGCGGTCACGTTCAACCGCGCGTCTGGCTCGGACATCGACGCAGAGGGGCGCACGTTCTTCAAGAGCGTGCCATCTGGGTACGTTCCGAACGCCTTCGCTCAAGATCTGTCGGACCCGATCAAGCACAAGGTCATCCAGCCGATCCTCGCTGAGCTGCCCACGGCATCGGCGTACGGACACAAGGGTCAGCTCGTGCTGATTCTTCTCATCCGCTGGGCTGTGTTCGACGAGGACAACGGGGTCTACTTCGAGAGCAACCTTGCCTTGAACACGACTACCGCGAGCATCTTCCGAATCAAGGGCAACTTGCTCACCAAGAGGAATACGTAATGCCGTCCACTTCTGACCCCCTTTCCTCGGTCAACCCGGGGCCGGGCAAGCTCTCGGTCGGCACGGTTCCGGCTTCGGCACTCCTCGCCCCCAGCGGCGGCGGTGGTGGAGCTGCTCTTGCGAGCCAGGTCTCTTGGGTCGGTGACGGCCCTTGGTTGGACGGGACCACGAACCCCGCAACGAACGTCGGGGCGCAGCTCACGAAGTTCATCACGGACCTGACCAACCTGACCCGTCTGCACTCCGCTGCGGACAGGATCAGCGGTACGAGCCCGACGACCGCAACTCTCGCAAACAGCAACACGGTCACGGGTGGCACACTCCAAGCGCTGCTTGAGAACTTGATCACGCAGCTCGGTTCCCCGACTGGTACACAGGGCATGAGCGCGATCGGTGCGTCGTCTCTCGACGTGGCGTTCGTGGACGGTCTCGCCCCGAGCTTGAACACGGGCGCCGGTACGCTCCAAAACCTGCTCGATCAGGTGATCCGGATGCTGGCTCAGGAGACGAGCGGCACCGCCATGTCCATCGTGGCCGGTGGTCCGAACGTCCTGATCCAGGGCATCAACCTCGGTTCGAACTGGCTGAACTACTACGGCTGGAACATCACCGTCTACGATTCAGTGCACGCGGGCAACAATGGGACGTTCCCGTTGACGCCAACGAGCCAGTTCTCCGCGTCAGTTCCGGGCGGGTCTTGGGCCAGCGCTGTCACGGACATCGGTGTCCCGCTCTCCGGTACGTTCAGTGTCGTGGGCTTGAGCCCGAACGTCACGGCTACCACCAGTCAGACGGGTGTCATCATCCCGGGCGACATCATCCTGTTCGATTGCAGCGGCACGTACTACTCGGCCACGGTGCTCAGTGTTACGGGTACGGCTATCGTGCTGACGGCCAACTTCCCTGGCCCGACCACCTTCACCGCAACGGGCTCCCTTCCGCAAATCTCCTGGGCATTGGCCACGGGTAGCGACCGTATCGGCGCTCGCCAGACGCTCGCGACTCTTGCAGACGGCACCACACCCACCGTTTCTCAGGGTCCAGGGGCTCCGACCGCGGGCTCGGTGCAGAGCCTCATCGAGAGCTTCGTCTCTGCGATGGGCAGCCAGACGGGTGGTAACGCTCAGATCGTCAACGTTGCAAACAATGGGTCTGGGCTCATTCGTGTGACGCTGGCCTCCAGTGTCAGCGTCCCCACGGGTAGTCACGTCATCATCCAGAACGTTTCTGGTGCCGGGGAAGCCAACGGGTTGTGGGTCGTCACGCAGATCAACGCGTACACCTACGACCTGCAAAGCTCGACGTTCAACAAAAACTACATCGGCGGGGGCACGTTCCAGTACGGGACCCTCGTGGGGACCACTGTCCTCGACGTCTCCAACAACGGTGGTCTCATCCAGATCCACACGCAAGAGCCTCTCTTGCCGGCGTTCCCCTTCTCGTCTGTGTTGTACCTCGTCATCTCGGGCGCGGTGACGTCCGGCGGCATGGTGCTCAACGGCGGTTGGGCAGCGACGCGGATCGATTCGACTCACTACACGCTCTTCAGCTCGACCTACACGGGTTCGTATACGGCGCAGTCGGCAACGGCGTCGTACTTCTCCACTTCGGGTAGCGATCGTGTCGGCTCGGGGGCGATTGCGAACAGCGGCACGGGCTTGAGCCCGCCCTACAACCTGCCCGAGTACGCGCTCGGCGTGCAGCTCTCGTTCCTCCTGGGGTACATCAACGACCGTTTCGCTGTCCGCAAGGCTTCTGGCGGCACGAACCTCCAGCAGGGTGACTCGACGGTCACGCTCACGGGATCAGGTAGCTCCAACTTCAATCTTCAGGACCCCTACACGAGGTCGGGTCAGCGCATCTACCTGATGACGGACAGCTCCGTGAGCACGTCTTCCGCAGTCACGTTGCAGCCTTTCAACGGTACGGGCGGTGCGGTCGCAGTCAGCAACATCGTCTCGGGTGCAGGTGGTCAGATCGAAGTCTTCACGGCTTCGCACACCTTCGTCACGCACGGACAGGTGACCATCTCTGGGGTCACCGGCACGACAGAAGCGAACGGTACCTTCTTCGTCACTGTGATTGACTCGTTCACTTTCCTGCTCGACGGGACCACGTTCGTCAACGCGTACGTGAGCGGCGGCACGGCGAAGAGCGCAGAACTCATTCAGGGTCACACTACCTACCCGCTCACAAGCCCCAACGCTCAGTACATCCTGGAGTGCGACGGAACCTCTTGGTACGTCCTTCAAGGTCGGACGCCCTACAGCAACACACGTGTTTGCGGTCCGTCCACCGGCCCGTACTCGTTGGACTCTGCGGGGTACGACGACGCCACTGTCTTCCTGCAAACGGGCGTTGCCGCGATCACGTTCACTCTGCCAGATTTGACCGCTGGGAAGTACGCCGGTCGCCGCGTGGCCTTCATCGACCAGACCGGCAACCTTGGGACTTACCCGTTTTTGCTTCTGCCCACGGGGTCTCAGACCATCAACGGTACTACGGGTCCGTACCTGTTGGATTCTGCCTGGGGTACCTGGCAGCTCACGTCGGATGGGACCAACTGGTTCGTTTCATCGAGCTGAGGTAAACATGGCACGCTCGCACTACGCTATTTTCACCTCTCGCTTTGCCTCTACGGGCTACGTTCCGGCCGTTGGCCAGTTCGGCGGCATCGGTATGGCCGTTGGCGGTCTTCAGAACCCGGATGGTTCTGGGACCATGAACAACACGATGATTGGACAGTCCCTCATTCTTTCGGGGGCAGCCAACTCGGTCAACAACGGTACCTTCCCCATCATCGCTGTCTCGTCCATCTACGAGGCCATCGTCTACAACCCGAGCGCGGTGATCGAGGACCCCGGCACCATCACCTGGCGCTTCGCATTCTACGTCCCTGCGGGTGTGACGAGCGTTGTTGTGACAGCGTGCGGTGGCGGCGGTGGCGGCGGTGGGTCGGGCGGAACGCTCTTGTCGGGTACCAACAAGAGCGGAAGTGGTGGGGGTGGGGCCGGAGCTTTGGCAACCCGCCTGATCTTGGACTCGACCACGACCCCGGCCATCGCACCCGGTTCCTCGTACATCATCATCGTTGGGGCTGGTGGGACGAGCGGCAACGGTGGCACTGCTCCGGACGGTAACGGTCAGAGCGGGGGTAATGGTGGCAGCACCACTTGGGGCGGTAACATTCTCGCAACGGGTGGCCAAGGAGGCTCGGGAGGGATCGGAAGCAACAGCGGTACAGCCTACTCGCCGGGTGGCAGTCCCGCGACTTCCAACGGGGCACCGGGATACAACACCACCGTGCCGCCTTTCCTCCCAACGGTTGCCTCGGCCGGCGGTCTCGGATCGAACGACCTTACCAACTTCGCGATAGGCACCACAGGTCAGCCTGCGGTCATCGGTGGTAGCACTGCTTTCGGAAGTGGCGGTTCGACGAGCTACACTTTCGGCACTGCTATGGGCGGTGGTGGCGGTGGGGCTGGTAACGTTCCAGGTACGGCCGGTGGCAACGGTGGTGCGGGCGGCGTGTACGCCAGTTCGGCTAACGGTTCTCCCGGGCTTGTCGGTGGCGGTGGTGGTGGCGGTGGTGGCATCCAAGACGATGCGACTGCAAGCCGAGTTGGACGCGCAGGTGGTGTCGGTGGGCCTGGGTACCTGCGCGTCGATTGGACGCAGTAACTACTTCGCGACCTTGTTCACCGTGGGACCGACAGCGCTCTGGTAGATGTCGATCCAGTAGAGGTTCGATGCATCCATGGTGAGGCTCGTGGGCTCACCCTGACCAGAAGCAAGAACCTTGGGGGCCACCTGACCCTGGCCGGAGATCGGAACGCTCAGGACGGAGCCGGAGTTCGCGGTGGTCGTGCCGACGTTGGTCCAATACACGTTCGTTGCATCCACGACGAGACCGTACGGGCGATGCTGCGAGATTGCGAGAGCGACCTGCGTGCCGGCACAAGACCCGATCACACACTCCACAATCTGACCGTTGGCGGCGGAGTTGTCCCCGGTGTTGGTCCAGTACAGGTTCGTTCCATCCGAGACAACAGCGACAGGGTTGAACTGGTTCGTGGCGATCGTGGTCGGAATGCTGCCGCCAATCGACACGCTCGCAATAGAACCGCTGGTGGCATCCGAGGGGTTGATGTTGGTCCAGTAGACGTTCGTGGCGTCTACGGCGATACCCTCAGGGTCACTCTGTCCGGCCGCGAGCACCGTGGGAAGCAGATTGCACCCGCTCTTCGCGCACTTCACCACCGTGCCGTCATTGTTCAGGGTGCCCTGGTTGGTCCAGTAGACGTTCGCGGCGTCCACGGTGATGCCCATGGGAGTCTTCAACCCTGTAGCGAGCGTGGTGACGCTTCCGCCAATCAGCGGAGACTTGAGGACGGAGTCCGAGGTCGTCCAGTAGACGTTCGTGGCGTCCACAGCGACGTACTCGCTGGCGCTCGGGACGAAGGTAGAAGGCGAACCGCCCGAAGTCGGCTCGTCCAGGACCGCCGTTGACGAAGACCAGAACACAGAGCCGGAGGCCACCGCGATCCCGGAGTTGTAGGAGCCCACCGTGCCGGTCGCGAGGACGCAGACGCCAGGCTGGCAGGAACCGTTGCAGAGGGTCTCGCCGGTCGAGCATCCAGTCCCACTGTCAAGGGTCGTCGTGCCCGAGTCCTGCGAGGTCGTGCCCGAGTCCGAGAGAACGGTGCCGGAATCCGGCGTGCCAGAGTCCTGGTCCGTTCCGCTGTCATGGTTCGAGGAGCCGGAGTCCGTCTCGACGTGACCGCTGTCTTGAGGAGCCGCTTCGGGAGCCGCGTCCTGGCAGGTCACGCAGGAGCCGCTGTCCTGGCCCTGGCCGGGGTTCGAGTCCTGTCCGGCCTCGGGGGTCGGCTGCGAGTCCTGGCCCGCCTCGGGGCTCAGAACGTCGCCGCAGCATCCGGAATCGACCGTGCCAGCGCCAGAGTCCGGGGGGTCACCGACAGCGTCACCCGCCGTGAACGGTGCGCCTCCGCATCCCGCGAGAACCGCCGAGAAAACAACCGCCGCCGAGACCCCCAAAAAATTGCACCACATGATCGGGCTCCTTCCACAGGAACTACAACCCAAGACGGTCCCGAATCAACCTGACCCCTCTTTAGGGTGGGTAGCTATCCTACATCACGATTCCACTGATAGGGGAGGGATCGCGAGGATGTAGATGAGCGAGCACTACCTGATCGATGCCTTCACGAGCCCCGTGGCCTCGTCCCCGATCATCGGCGTGGACACGCCCGAGAACAACCAGACGCTTCTCAACGGCGGTTTCGTTGTCCGGCTCCCCAAGAACATCCCGCTGATCGACCCATCAACGGGCAACCCAGCGATCCCGACGAACTGTGGGGACCTTCTCACGAAGAAGTACGAGGGGCTTCTCTCGATCTACGCGGGCTTCACGCACGTCATCTACGACGACCTGCTCGATACGAGCGGTGTCAACCTGAGCGCCTCGAACACGAAGGGGACGTTCGGGCAGCGCAGCACGATCTCTCTGGCGCCTGGGGCAACGCTCACGAGCAACGTGCAGACCCTCGCTTCGACGCCCTCGGCCTTCCTCTTCACCTGGGAGGTCTTCAACTTCGTGACGACGGACCCCAGTAACAGCCGCTTCATGCGCAACTACAACGAGCTGCCGACGACGGGCGCGTACACGACTGCTCAGGTGAGCTTCAACAACGGCGCCAATTACGTGGCTGCGGTGGACAGTGCCCCTGGGAACGTTCCTGCCCCCGATCAGAGCAATCAGCTCATCGTTCAGATCACGAACGCGAGTGCGAGCACGCTCTGGGTCGGTAGCTGGGCGCTTCTGTACTAAGGGTTTTCGCCCACTAACTTACTGATAGACGGCGAGTGCGAGAGGGAATGTAGATGGGCAACAACTATGGTCCCGGGACCAGCAGGGTTCTCAGCCCGATTGCGAGGCAGTTCCTTGATGTCATCTGGCAGCAAGGCAAGCCCCCGCTCGATGCGGAGCTGAATCTCCTCCAGGACCTCGCGAGCAACTGGCAACAGATCCTCGTTTCTCGCGGTACGCCTTCGGGATGGCTCGGCAACGAGACCAACAACTCCGCTGCGCTCATCACGAACCCCACGTGGTCGAACTGGTGGAGGTTTGGTCGTCAGCGCACGGGTGAGTCCCAGGCGGTCGAGTGGGCCGTCGTCAACGGCTGGCTCATCCCTGTCACGGGCACGCTCACCGGCACGCCTCCGGGCTCTCCGGACAACGTGGACACGTACAACGTCGTCGCGATGAACCCGCCGCCGAACAACGCGGGCGACACGCGCATCGACTTCGTCTTCCTCGAAGCGTGGCTTGCGCGCGTCCCACCGAACCCGTCGTCACTGAACAAGCCCTCGGTTTCGGCCATCTACACGTACGGCAACGTCCTCGGTGGCATGAGCTACCTGGCGGACGACATCCAGGATCCGTCCATCGGATTCGAAACGACCGAGCGTGTTCAGCTCCAGTACCGCATTCGAGTCGTTCCGGGCATCGTCGGTCTTTCAACGAACCCTGACGGCTTCGACCCCACGACCGTCTTCGGTCAGGGCACCTCGGCTTCTCCGACCACGTACACGTTCTCGAACATGCGCTCGGCACTCGGAGACCCTGGTCTCTGGCGTGCGGGCGATGGGAACACTTCCAACACCCTCGCAACGGTGGATGGGTACACGTACGCCATCCCGCTCTCTGCGGTCTTCCGTCGCAACGCAAGCGCCTGGAACGGAGATCCGTCCCAGAACCTCAACGGCGGCTTCAACCGCAACCCGCTTGCGGTCGATGCGACGGGGTTCAAGACGTTCTCCACGGTGCCGCAGATCGCGAGCACCCTCTCGGCTACGTCTACGAGCGCAACGCTTGTCTCGGCCACGAACATCCCGCTGCCGGCAACGCCCTCGACGCCTGTCCTCATCAAGATCGGCGACGAGTACATGACGTACTCGGCCATCACGGGCACAACGCTCGGCGGCCTGACCCGTGGTGTGAACGGTTCGCGTGCGGAACAGCACGTGGCCAACTCCACGATCACGGTCATCTCGGGTCGTCCGGATGGGCTCTTCTCGGACCAGATCGCTCGGACCGACCTGCTCGATCTCCGTCACGTCGTGAACCCCAACGGGTTCGACTACGAGTCGGTTCTGGCGCAGGGGCTCGACAGGCTGCTTCGCGGCAACCTGCAAGGGACCTGGAAGCGCTCGGGCGCGGGACCTCAGGGACCCTTCGTCAACTACCAGGACAAGATCTCGTCTTCGTCGGCCTCCCTCGGCATCAACAAGCTGGACGCTCCGGACAACATCCGGATGATCTTCTCGGACGCTGCGACGATGCAGAAGGTCGAGATGGTGATCGACCCGACCAGCGCTACGCCGCCGGCCTCGGTGGCAGATGCCACCTACTCGCTGACGATTGCTGCGAACCAGACCTTCCGTGGCGTCGGCAACACCGCAAGCACTTTCGGTCCCAACGACATCATCGTCTTCCCGGTCTCGTCCCTCAAGACAGGCGTTTCTGGCGGTGACGCGGACCAGATCCGGTGGGTCTTCGACAGCCTCCACACCGCGGTCACACTTCGCATCGACGGGCAGACGGCACCGATCCCGAACACGCTGTACACGGTGGTCGGCTCCAGCTCGGTGGGCGGTGCGACACCCTCTTCTCCGGGTGTGTCCAACGTCACGAATAACAGCGGTCTGATCGAGATCACCACCTCGTTCCCGCACGGGCTGGTGACCAACCAGATCGTCAAGATCACGGGTGTTGTGGGCGTCTCGGCTGCGAACGCCATCTGGACCGTCACGGTCATCGACCCCACGCACTTCACGCTCAACGGCTCGTCCTTCTCGGGCGCCTACACGAGCGGCGGCTACATCCAAGGTCCGAACCTGACGCCCAACGATGACCTTTGGGTTATTTTCGCGGCTGGGTTCCCGGCGACCTCCAACAACATCTACGTCACGTTGAACGTGATGTACGGTGCGGGACGCGGCCTCGCTCGTCGTCCCACGTCGGTTCAGAACATCACCTTCACGACTCCGAGCACGGAGCTTCTGCTCAACCCGGTGGGCGCGCCTGCGTCGAACATTCCGGTGAACACGAGCTGGGTTCTGCTCTGGAGCAAGTACCGCAACACCCCCTACCGGATGAATCTTCCGGTCACGACCTCGACCTACGCGGACCTTGGCTCCAAGTCCGTGGTCATCCAACCGTTCCGCCAGATCATCTGGCCGGCAACGGCGACCACGATCGACGGCACGGCAGCCAACGTGTCCACGCAGGCGGCTGTGGTGACTAGCTCCACAGGTGCGACCTCTGGCGGCACGACCTTCACGGATTCGTCGGCACCTTTTACGTCCGGCATGGTGGGCTACGCTCTTCAGCTAGGCTCAGGGCCGCAGCCTGGACGCTACACGATCAAGGCGTACTCCAGCTCTACGAGCGTCACGCTTGACCGTCCTGTCGCTACAGGCTCGGGTCTCATCTACACGGTCAACGTCGCGCAAGGGCTCATGCCTCTGAAGGCGCAGGACGGTGTGACCCCCAAGTGGACCACCACCGACCCGCTCCAGATCTTCTCGGGCAACACGGACAACCCCAACACGCGCAACGTGTACATCACGCTGCCGCGTAGCTTCGTCCCGAACTGGGGCGAGGTGGACGTGCCCATCCTCCACGGGGACAACTCGACCTTCAACGAGGGCATCAACTTCATGTTGCTCTCGAACAAGGGCGCCACGCCCCCTGTCGGGAGCAGCAACTACGTCTCCTACGCCTCCCTGGGTGGCCTGACGTGGGCTGTGTTCAGCACGACGAACTACGCAACCCCGACCCCTGGACCGGCGACGTACAACACGAAGTACCTCGTCGGCGGCCTTGAGTTCGCCGGTATGCAGTTCTTCTCGGACACGCGCAACCTTGGACGCCAAGGTCTGCAACTGCCGCCCTTCTACGGCATCGCACGGCTCTTCGCCGTGTACGAGGCTGGCGACTACAAGCTCAACGGCTCGGCCTACAACGGTCCGGACCGTACGGCTCGTGGCGCAGGGGCGACCAACCTGCTCCGTCAGGACAACTCGACCGCCACCTTCTGGATCGAGATCGACCAGGACGGCGACTCGACGTTCATCTTGAACGCGAACTCGATCGACATCACCCGCTCGACTGTGAACCCGATCGCGAACTTCGCGGCGGGCAACTACATCATCGAAGCGAGCGTCTTCGGGTTCGACCGCAGCGCCTTCGACATCTCGCAAGAGTGCCGCATCGTTCTGTCGCGTAACCGTACGCAGGCGATCAATGCAGGCTCGGACAACTCGGCGAACATCAACCTGCCCATCGCAGGTCCGACGAGCGTTCTCCCTGGCCCGGCAACGGCCACGGACTCGATGCTGGTCAACTACAGCCGCACGCCGTACCAGGGTGACCCGTGGGGCAGCCAGACGAACTACATCGACGTCCAGCAGGCTCTCGGGCCTCTTCAGACGGCGACTGCCTACCAGCTCGATTCGACGGAGCTGACGCAGAGTGCGCTCACGCGGCCGAACCAGAAGGCCCTTCAAGTCCTCGCCTCGGTCGGCTTTGCGACGACCCTTGGGACGGGGCGCTACGCAGGTGACAGCCCGATTGGTGCCAACCAGCGGCTTCAGACGGGCTCGCTGCCCATGGACTTCCGCAACGTCGGCATCGAGAACTTCTTGCAGTACCCGCCGACGTCCTCGACGCAGCCGAGGCCGAACGTTCTGACGGGCTTCATCCCCAGCCCGCCGGAAGTCGCTACCGACTACCTCGGGGCGACGGAGCGGCTGCCGCTCGGCGCGCTCTTCCGGGACAAGGACTTCCGAGGTGAGCCCCTCACGAATCTGTCGGCGCTCAACGTCTTCCCCGACATCGGGGAGGGTGTTCTCTTCTCGAACCTGACGTCGTCCACGGTCTACGAGCAGACGGCTGCTGTCTTGGACACCGCGACGTCCGCGACCGGCAACGCAGGCGCAGTCATCGCTCAGGTTGACGGTGAGCCTACGAACTACTCCCTCCTCGTCAACTACCGTGTCAACCGTGGTGGGTCGGCCTTCACCGTGAGCGGCCCCAACCCGGGCGGCGAAGTGGGGACGTTGCATCCCGTGGTGATCTCGCCTTCGGGAACGACCAACGTTCTGCAAGGCCGTGCTTACCTCGTGCGCAACATGCCAACGAGCGTCGGCGCGCAAGAGGTCAGTGCGGGCAACGAGCTGATGATGCTGGTCGTGACGACCGTGCAGAGGCTCACGGATTCGAACCCCCATGCAGGTATCGTGCAGATCAGCACCAACGGGTCCCTCGAAGGGTACTCCGCGGCGGACCTGTACCGCCTCGACGGACACCCAATCACGAACGACAACGTTCGTCTCGACACGAACCCGGCGACCATCACGCTCTCTCAGAGGGCGGTCTGATGATCAAGCACATCTCCTACTTGCAGCTCAATCCCCGCGTGCGTGCGCAGGCCGCTGAGCGGGCCAGGACCCAACTGCGGGCGGTCCTTACGAACACCGTGATGACGCCCGAGAGCGCTGCCATGGTGAACAAGAGGCTGGCAGATCTGGACCTCTGGGAGCATGGCAAGATGCCGGAGCACCCGGCTCATCCGGCTCCTCACAAGGTCCCGGCTCAGTTGCCTGAGCGCACCCCAGAACATCACGTGGTGGAAGTCAGCGACAACGCTGAGGTTCACGACCACAGCAAGTAGTCGGCGGTTTTCCTCTCATAGCGGGCGTCTGTGAGAAGTCGAGCGCTTGTGGCTCGAACCCACAGAGGAAACCCCTATGAACCTCACGACCACCGCCATCTGGCTTGCTAGCATCGCAGCGGCAATCCACGTGCTTCTGGGAGCGCTCCAGAGCAACACCCTCAATGCGTGGCTCGCCACGTATTCGATCCCGAGCCTTCCCCCGAAGGCAGCGCCGTACCTCGGCCTCGTGCTCGGTCTCGGTGCCGGTTTCGTCGCAGGTCTCCAGCAGGGAGACACCATCGGCTACTCGATCGCTCAAGCCTTCATGGGCATGATCACGGGCGGTGCCGCATCGCTACACCTGGAGTCTCTGACCGGCAACGTCGCCCCGCCGAAGCCGGCCCCGGCGCCCGTCCCGGCTCCTCCCGCCGCGAAGTGACGATCTAGCCGACTGCGGGGACGACCCTCGCAGTCGGCTTTTTCACCCCCAGAGGTTCCGATGCCTGGCGTTCAGCAATCCGGCGGCCGTTTCTTCGGCTACACCCCCGACGCTCCCGAGAAGCGGACTCAGAAGGACGTTCGCGCTCTGCTCGCGAAGATGGGCTCTACGGCCCTTCCCAGCGCAGTGAGCTACCGTTCCAACGAAGCTCCGATTCTGGACCAGGGTCAGACCGGCTCCTGCACGGGGCACGGCACGGCTCAAGGCATCGTGATTGGCAGTGCCTTGCAAGGCGTGCCTCTCAGCTTCGTTCCCTCTCCCCTCACGACCTACGGCGTGACCCGGTCGATGGAGCGCGCGGTCAACACCGTGCCGCTGACCGACTCGGGCGCCATGCCCTCGGACGTCATGATCGCGGTTGGGCGTTACGGCATCCGTGCGATGCAAGGCCCCACGCCAGACGGACGCAACTCGGACATCTGGTCCGCAGTGGACGTCGCTGGAATCCCCAACGCGCCGGCGCCGAACGTCAACTCCGAGGTGGACTTTCTGTCCCTCGAACAGGCCGGGCAGAAGCTCATCGTCGGCGAGTACCGCATCGACGAGTCCTCCTCGGATGTCGTGTCTCTCGTTCAACAGTGCCTCGCGGTTGCGAAGGCTCCGGTCGGCATCGGCATCTTCGTGGACAGCCAGGTGATGAACTTCACCTCCACGAGCGCTCCTGTCGGCTCTCCGAACACGAGCGACCCCAACGGCGGCGGCCACTGGATCTGCATCGTGGGCTACCGACCCTCGACCGTGAATCCGGGTACGGTCGATTGGGAGATCTGCAACTCGTGGGGTGCCGGCTACGGTGACGCTGGCCACTTCTGGGCACAACAGTCCTGGATCCAGAGCGCCACGGACCTCTACGGATGGACCGTCAGGAGCAGCACATGAAGACCCTCGCTTTTCTCGCATGCCTGTCGGCTTTCATGGCGATGCCAGGTTGCACGCCGTCGAACGTCACGCCTCCCCCCGACGCCACGGACTCTTCCGTGCCCGTTCCTGTGCCCACTCCCGCACCGGCTTCGAGCCCGTGCGCTGCGGCGTGTGCAGCAGCGGCCGCAGTCGGGTGCCCTGAGGGTGCCTTCGCGGATTGCGCCTCGACATGTTCCAACATGCTGGCTGATCCCGGGATGCCGCACCCCAACACTCTTTGCCTCTCCGCAGCGAAGTCGCAAGCAGCGATTCGCGCGTGCGGCTGGGCGTGCAAGAACTGACGGAGATGTACGACCGTCGCTCTTCCTTCGAACGTCGGGCGAACCTTCACTACGACGGCGCGCTGGAGGATGCTGCCTTCATCGCCAGTGAGGTAGTTCGCAAGGGGCGTAGCCGTGGTTGGGTTGAAGACCCTGCGGAGCTGCCCGTTGCCGCCGAGATCGAGACGATCTTGGCCAGGTTCAACATCGGGTACATTGAGGCTGGCGTTTGGGCTCACAAGCCCGGAGGCAGTCATCGTTTTCGTCGCGAAGAGCGGCAAGAGACACGACGCGAGGAGAGCGAGCCGTGAGCTACACCTACGATCGTCGCAAGGTCGCGGATGCGGGGCTGGAAAGCCTGGTCGCGAACTACCTCACCTCGATCGCCGAGAAGATCGGGGCAGGTATCGCGAGCGGCACGCACGCGCATGTGTCCGGTGCGAAGTTCAACGAGGGCCACATGCGGGCCGAAGTCGAGGTGCTCGCACGCGCGGGGGACCTCATGCACCAGTTCCGCGTGACTCTCTCGTTCGATGAGGGTTTGCAGGTCATCGCCGTCCTGGACTACCAGTCTATGGGAGCGCACGGTGGCGGTGGTCGGAAGCACGAGCTGGCCTTCGATCTGTCGCCCAAGGCGTCACCTGGACACTTCATCACGCAGATCGTGAACGCGGCACTGGAGCAGTATCAGGGGGTGGCCGCAAGGCCCGAAGTCGAGATGCGCTCGGCTGGTAGTCTGTTCATTCCAACGTCCAAGCGTGCATGAAGGGCCCCAAGAGAGATGAACGCATCGGCAGGCCGCCACGTGGTGGTGGACGGGTACGTCAAGGACGCGAAGGTCTTCACGGCGGAGAACCTGACGGGGCTCTTCCGCGACGTGGTGAAGGCACTCGACATGGCGATCCTCAAGGGACCCGACTTCATCGAGGTTCCCGTGGATCCCGAAGTGCTCAAGCGCGTCGAGGAGACGGGCAAGTTCGAGGATGAGGGCGGCATCACCGGCACCTGCATCATCTCGACGAGCCATCTGAGCGTGCATTGCTGGCCGCTCCAGCGCTTCTTCAGCCTCGACATCTTCTCGTGCAAGGAGTTCGACCACGTGAAGGCGCTCGACATCATGCGCCACAAGCTCGGGGTCCTGGACGCGAACATCACGGTGCTCAATCGGCTCAAGCCGACCCTGAGGTGAGATCATGAGGTCGTTGCAAGACAGACAGGGTCAGGGCTACGATTACGACCGTCGTGGCTCGGCGCACTACCGCAAGTTCTACGGACGCCTCGTGAAGGCGATGAGCTGGAGCCAGGCCCTCGAAACGCTCGGCTTCCCGTCCGGGGCAACCCCGAGCGAAGACGAAGTACGCAAGCGTCAGCGCGACAAGCTCATCGCGATCAACTACAAGGGCTTGGGCGGCGCAGCCGACCCCAAGGAAGCAACGGAGATCAACGTTGCTGCGGAAATCCTGCGCGGCCGCATGGATGCTGATCGGGACGCCGGACCGTCGCACTCGCCGCACAACTACAGCACCCCTCGGGACTACACGCCGCCTCAGCCTCCTCCACCGGACCTGAAGGTTACGTTCGACGAGGCCAAGGCCAAGGCGGGCGTCCCTGCTGGTGTCGAGTGGCTCTTCGTCACGGAGATGCAGAAGGGCGAGGGCGACTACTCCGGAGACGAGTCCACCAGCCGCAAGCGCGGGTGGGTGGCCGTGGGCCAGACGGGCTCGAACTACGTCTTCGTTGGCGTGGAGAACCAGGCGTACAAGGCGTACTACATCGGTGGCGGTCGCGGGGAGGACATCTACAAGATCCGCGTCTACGAGCACCCCAAGCCCGCGAACGTGACGCCGTCTTGGCTCGTGGGTAACATCGTCAAGGCCCTCCAGGGCATGGACATCACCGTTCACTTCAATCACAAGGTGCGCGACGCCCGCGGCAAGCAGTTCACCGAAACGATGCCCGCAACAGGCACTCCCTCGCTGTCCACCAAGCACATGATGGTCGAACTTGGGATGGTCTCCGATGACGATCCCTCCGTGGCGAATCGCAAGCATGTCGTCGAGATGAAGGTGGACCTTGACCACCGTTTCGGCGGGGAGGAGCGCAAGCCGGGCTACTTCCCGGTGCCACCGCCTTCACACATGTACTGGGATGGCGGGTACCACGGCGACTACTACAAGATCAGCCTCGTGCTCAACGGTAAGGATCACGACCTGTCGGAGACCGACTGGAACACCTTCTGTCGGCTCAAGCTCGGGGGCAAGAAGCTCATCGACGCGATCTTCGGCGACCGCTATTACTCGGGGACCAAGAAGAACATCACCCGGATGCCCAAGGCCAAGGCCGCGCTCATCCTGGAGGCGTTCGTGGAGCGTTTCAAGGATCTGCCTGCGCCTGCGATGGCCGTTCTCGTGAAGGCCGCAGAGCAGATCAAGGGTGGTAAGGCCACACCATGAAGTCCTTGGATCGAGTTGTAGAGCGCGTCGTCCTCGCCTCGCGGGTCGCCGAACGTTCGAAGCGGGCCGACTCTTTCGGCGACCCCGGGGATCTGCTTGCGCAGTTCAAGAGGGCCGTGGCCAAGTACGCCGAGAAGGAGGCGATGGCCAAGAAGTACGTGGAGGCATTCGCCGAGGTCACGAAGCTACAGGCCGAAGGCGCCCCCGCCGAGAAGATCAAGGCCGTCCGTGAGAACGCGCTGGTCCAGACCATCGAAGAGTCCCAGGACGGCAAGCGTCGCAAAGAGCGCGACCTGTCGTACGAGATCACCACTCACTCGATGCAGCACGGATGGGGCAAGATCCAGGACGTCGCGCAGAACCTGTGCTGGGCCATCCTGCAACAGCTTGTGCTGCCGCCGAAGCCTCGCAAAGCGATTGAGGCTATCGCGAAGTTCTACGCCCGTACGCCGCGCTTCAGCACACGGGGCCGCACCTACGAAGAGGCGCGAGCCAAGGCTGTCCAGATCTACCTCGACTTCCTCGAAGACTTCCGCAAGCAGGAGAAGGTCTTCGAGATCGCGATCAGCCAGGGCAAGCAGCACGCAGGCGAGGGAGAGGGCGCAACGCGGTTCAAGGCCGGGCCTTTCACGCTCGTCAACTCGGGCGGCTTCAGCACGGAGCAGATGCAGAACATCGCCAAGCTCGCCGAAGAGGCCGCTCAAAAGATGGCAGGCATCGGCTTGGGGAAGGTCAACTACGGGGACATCATCCTGTCCAACCGCATCGAGCGGCCCAACTGGGCGGCGTTCTACGTCGTCGCCAAGGACGAGATGTTCATTCGTGCCGACTCGAAGGTGAACATGGACACCGTCCGGGTTCTCTGTCACGAGCTGACGCACCGGCTGGAGCACAAGTTCCTGCAAGGCAAAGAGCACGAGATCTCGCAGCTCTACTCCACGATCAACACGCACACGGGCTTCATGTCGGAAACCGAGCTGCCCGCGTTTGGCGCGTCAGTCCCCTATAAGGGGGAGCCTTGGAAGGTCATCGAGCGCGATACCCGTCGCCGCTCCGTGAAGCTCGCCCCGGCCAACCCTCTGCGGTGCTTCGTCTGCGCAGAGAAGGGCCGGGCTGAGCACGAGCCCGATGAGGAGCACAAGTTCCCCATCGCCCGCAGGGAGACGATCGTCATGCCGGCGGCCATGTTCTTCAAGCTCAACGGTGTTGAGCAGAAGGTGGACCCGCTGGACTTCATCACGGGCTACGCCAAGAAGGGCGGCCCCGGCGAGAACTTCGCCGAGATGGTCTCGTTCTACGCCATCGGTAAGCTCCCGAAGGAACAGCTAGATCTGCTTCTGCCCATCCTGAGCTAAGCGCCCAGGAGCCCCAGCGCCCGGTGTAGGGGCGGGGCGATGGCAGCCAAGAAGAAGACCCGGGAACCGACTGCCGAAGAGAGGGCGGGGCTGGAGAAGCTTCGGAAGACCTATGAGCACTTGCTTGAGGTCCGCAAGTCCACGACCCTCACGTTGAAGCCTACACCGCTTCTGCGGACGGAGATCGAGAAGGACGGGGCCATCATCCCGTTCAAGCTCCGCTACTACCAGTACATCGGCATCTACCACCTGCTCGCGATGAAGCGGCTGATCCTGGGAGATGGTACTGGGCTCGGCAAGACCATCCAGGTGCTCGCGGCTCTGGCCTACCTCTGGCCCAAGGAGCCGGACAACAAGGTCATCGTTGTGACCCCGAAGAGCGCCCTGTGGCAGTGGGCCGGGGAGATCAAGCGGTTCACGACAGGCATCCGACCCATCGTTGCCGCCGGCAAGCCCGAGGAGAGGATCCGCGCCTACGAGGAGTTCCGCAACGCTCCCACTGGCCCGGACGCCGAGAAGGTGGTCCTGCTCGTCAATTACTCGATCCTCGTGCGCGATTGGGACTCCGGATCGTTCAAGCCCACGCTGCCGAACGGCAAGCCGGACCCCAAGGCCCCGGTCGCGGCGGGGCTCTTCGACCGCATCACGGCGGACATGAAGGGTCTTTGCATCATTTACGACGAGGCCACGGCTTTCAAGAACACGGGGACCAAGCGCTGGCAGGTGTGCCGCTACCTGTCCGACAGGGCGAGTCGTTGTTACGGCCTGACCGCGACGCTGTTGAAGAACAACCTCATGGAGGGGTTCTCCATCTTCAAGGTCATCCAGCCGCCGCTCTTCGGTACGAAGTCGGCGTTCATGGACGAATACTGCGTCGTCAAGCTTCAGTCCGTCCCAGGGGGTCGAAAGATCCCCATCGTCGTTGGCTATCGCCGCCTGGCGGAGTTCCGGAACAAGATCGACCCGTTCTTCATCGGCCGGGCCAAGCACATGGTCTCCAACGAGCTGCCGAAGCTCATCACGAAAGAGATCGTCTGCGAGCTGTCTCCTGCGGAGGACACGAAGTACGGTGAGGCTCTCTCGGGCGTGCTCATGCTCGGCGACGGGGAGGTCAAGGACTACTCCGAGGCGAAGGCGATGGCCTCGCTCATCTACTGCCAGGAGATCGTCAACTCGCTCGCCCTGCTCAAGTTCAAGGCGGGCGACGAGGTGTCCGAGTTCGCTCTCGACGAGAACCCTGACAAGGTCAACGAGCAGAGCGCCAAGGAAGAGGCCCTGGTCGAGCTTCTGACGACGGAGCTGGAGGACGAGAAGGTCATCATCTACACGCGCTTCGAGAAGTACGTGACCCGGCTCGTCGAGGTACTCAACAAGCTGAAGATCAAGAGCGTTCGAATCACGGGCAAGGAGAACGACAAGGCCCGCCAGGAGGCGCAGAAGCGCTTTCAAGACCTGGCCTCCGACACGAAGGTGGTCTTCATCACGGACGCCGGCTCGGAAGCGATCAACCTTCAGGCAGCGAGCGCCATGGTCTTCATGGACGCGCCCTGGTCCTACGGCAACTATGTGCAGCTTCTCGGCAGGCCCGTACGCATCGGGTCAATCCACTCGACGGTCATGGTCTACCACATCGTGGCAGTGCGTCCCGGCAAGACCGCCAAGGAGAAGAAGACCATCGATCACCATGTGCTTGAGCTTCTCCATGGCAAGAAGAACCTCGTAGATACAGTGCTCGGAGAGGCCGCGCTGGGGGCACTTTCGTTCGAGAAGGAGAAGTCTTCGGCGAAGGATTTGCTCGGCCGAATGCGCGCTACCTGACGTCCGTTCGGTGTAGGGGTTCCCGATGGCGCCCCCTATCGAGCGAGAGACAGTCTGCGAGATTTGCAACGGGCGAGGGAAGATCCGTGTGGACGACATGCACAGTCGCCTGTGCAGTTGCGCACGGCGCCGGATGATGCGGCAGCACTTGGGGCCGGAGATCGCTCGCGCCAGGAAGATCCAGTCCTCGCCGCTGTTCGTGCGTGGGCCAGTCCCAGATGATCCGCCGCTCGATGACAAGACTGCGGACAACCTCTTCTTGCGCGGCCGGTGGAGCGACATGATCGCTCACTTCCGTTACGCGCTCATCTGCAAGGGGTTGATGTTCCGCTTTCTCATCGTCACCGACGAGAGGATCAAGAATGTGTTCGTCGGCAACGAGTCGGCACGGGTCAAGCCGAAGGAAGAGCGTGAGACGACCAAGTCGTACAACTCGCTCTCAGATCTGGTCTGCGACCACGACCTCGTGATTCTTCTTCTCGGGTATCTGGGCCACAAGAACGTCGCGATGGCCGGCGCGTTGAAGGAAGCACTCATGCTTCGCGAAGTCGCCCACAAGGCGACGTGGATCGTGGACAAGGCAGACTACCCATTCGTTGTCGGCCATCACTCGTACAGCGAGGATGTCGCCGACTACATCTTCTCGCACTTCGAAGTGCTCGATGTGCCCAGCACCTCGACGCCCTCCGAGGAGCAAGATGACCGGCCTGCGCCGTACGTCTACTCTGGACCGCAGAACGTCCTTGTCTCTGCACCCCCGGATGCGGCTCTGAGCGTCGAGGAGTGGGAACCATCGTCCGATCCAGATCCGGAGCCAGCGTCCGGGGGAGATGACCTCGGCCGACCTGACCTCGCGGACCTGGATGCGCCCAAAGCGCCCAAGAAGTTCAAGTTCAAGAGCAAGAGGGGTTCACGATGAAGCGCCTGCTCCGCTCCGTTATCGACTTCGGCGCGACCTCGCAAGAACGTGGTCTCACGCAGGACAACCTCCTGCTCAACTTCCAGCGCATCCGGGAGTCACCCCTGGAGTGGGAGCTGCCAGAGGACACGGCGATCTACAAGTTCCTCGGGTCGTACTTCCAGCCGAACATGGAGATGCCGTCCATCGAGACGGTCCGGGACTACTTCGAGAAGGACACGGAAGTTACCGAGCGCCTCAAGGACATCGAGGCAGCGCAGTTCTACATCCGTACCAACTTCGCGCACCTGCTCAAGACTCTCATCGAGCAGCAGAATCAGCGCAAGGTGACGGAGCTTCTCAAGGAGGCCCATCAGATTGTCACGAAGGGCCTGACCATCAAGGAGGGTCGGGAGGAGATCCAGCGCCGCGGAGTGCAAGACGGCATCATGCACTTCGTCAGCAAGGCCAACGACCTGATCGTCCTCGAAGGCGGGTCACGCCAAAGGGGTGACATCCGCAAGGATGGTCAAGAGGTCTGGGACGAGTACCTGACAGCGAAGCTGAACAAGGACAAGGTCTGGGGCCGCTTCACGGGCATCGACCGGATCGACACCATCTGTCACGGCTTGAAGAAGAAGGAGCTGCACATCCACGCGGCGTTCGCCGGGGAGTTGAAGAGCACCTTCGCAACCAACTGGTGCTACAACCTGGTCACTCGCTACCGCACGAACGTCATGTATGCGACGTTCGAGATGGGCTACGAGCACATCCGCCGGCTCATCTACGTCATGCACTCCTCGCACCCTCGTTGGGCGTTGGAGGGCTACAAGGCACTCGATTACCGCAAGGTGCGCGACGGGGACCTCACGCCCGAGGAAGAGATCTTCTACCAGAAGGTCATCGACGACTTCACGCACAACCCGGACTACTGCGAGTTCCACACGTGGGCTCCCGACCACGACGTGGACTTCGACGAAGCGCGGATCGAAGTGGAGCTGCTTCACAAGCAATCCGAGATCGGGTTCACGGTTCTGGACCACGGTGGCCTCATGGAAGCCCGCAAGAAGAACCGCAGCAAGAAGGACTACACGATCGAGCTGAACACCATCCTCCGCGACGCCAAGAAGTTCGCCTTGCACTTCAACCACGGCGAGGGGATGCCGACGCTCCTGCTCTTCCAGATCAACCGTACCGGCAAGACCGAGGCGGAGAAGAACGACGGCATCTACAAGAACTTGCAAGCGCTCTCGTACTCGAACGAGGCCGAGCGCTCCGCAGACGTGGTCACGGCTACCTATCTCAGCCAGGAACTGCGTGCACAGGGGCAGACGAAGTTCTCGTGCCTCAAGAACCGGGACAACCCGCTCTTCGAGCCGTTCCTCGCCGAGGTGGACTTCACCTGCCGGCGCATGCGTAACCTCGACCTCTACAACTCGGCTCCGGGCATGGGCGTGCAGGACGAAACCGACCTTCTCAACAACGTGTGACCGTGGCTAACGTCTTCGATCAGAACATCCGGCGTAACGAGCGTCATGACGTCTGGCGTCAGTGGATTGCCGAGCGGGTGGCGACCATCCACCAGACGGTCACGGCGCACGACGTGCTCACACGCAACGGCATCCGGCTCAAGTACGGCGGCCGTGAGGAGCAGATCTCCTGCCCCTTCCATGGTCGGGACACGAAGCCGTCCGCTCGCGTCTACGAGGCATCGGCGCGCAGCCCGAGTCACGTCTGGTGCTTCGTCTGTCAGAAGAACTGGGACGCCATCGGACTTTGGAAGAAGTTCGATGGCCGCGAAGACCTCAAGTTCGCCGCGGTCTTGCGTGACATCGAGTCTGCCTACGGCATCGTGCCTCCTCCCATGCCGGAAGGCGTGTCCGGGGACTACGAGCCGGAGGAGGACCCGCTCGTTCTGGAAGTCGCCACTCTGTTCGAGGCGTGCGAGAAACGGCTACGGAGCGCGAAGCACAACTTCGAGATGGTGCCATTCCTCAAGCTCGGGGTCATTCTCGACCGGCTACGTCATCGACTCGATGAGCGCAAAATCGACTACGAGAAGGCGAAGGTCGTGCTTCGCCAGGTGCTCGACAAGATCGGCGAGGTAGTGCGGTCGTGTCCAGGCGACTGAGGGTCTCGACAACCGAGATGGGGTTCCTGGAGCTGTACCTCATCTACGATGAGGGGGGCGTCTGGGAGCAGAACTGGCGCCCTCTTCAGGGTAACGAGATCGCAAGCCTGCTCACCACCGTTCCCAAGGACACGATCGAGCATGCTCTGCGCGGTTGGACGAGCCCACTCGTCAAGTCGCTGGGGCTCCCACCTCAGGGCGCCCTCATCAAGCTGCCTGAGAGTGCGCGTGTATGTACACTGCGCGACCGCTGCCCTTTCTACGATAAGGCCCGGTGTTTCCCAACGGCCAAGCGTATGCCGTGGTGCTACGAGCCGGATGGGTCGGAAGACCCAGAAGTGCGACGATTGATGTCAGAGATCGTTAAGAGCTGGCGCGAAGGGGTGTACGTGGTCCTGGTTCAGGAGGAGCACGATGCCCAACGAGATCGACGACATTGACGAGATGCTCGGGCTCTCTACGGAAGTGAGCCCAGGGCCGGTGGTGAAGCCGGCTACGTCCATCATCTCGACGGAGCCCGAGGAGTCCCCGGAGGACTTCATGGCGGCAGCGGGCCTCCAGAATGAGCGTGCGGTCCCGGACATCACCCGGCCCTGGATGAAGCACCACACGTTCAAGCTCGTCCGGACGGCTGACGAGCTTGACCAGATCGTGGACGCGGCCATCGCCGCCAAGGAGTGCGCTCTCGACCTGGAAACCGAGGGTCTCGACAACCGCATCTTCTACGACGAGAGCGGCAAGCCATACACGAAGCACAAGATCGTGGGGTTCTGCCTCTCCTACGACGGCAAGTCCGGGTTCTACGCGCCCGTGCGTCACAATCCGAATGACGGCGGCCCGAGCTTGAACCTGCCCGTCGAGCGTGCCGAGGCGTCCATCACACGTCTCTGTCGAGCCGCGCAGCCGGTGATGAAGCCGGAGGCGATGGAGAAGGACCCGCTCTCCGCCAAGGAGTGGTTGGAGCCCCCCAAGGTGCTCCTGTACTTCTGGAACGCCAAGTTCGATCACGAGTTCCTCTACCCGGTCACGGGCATCGACTGGTGGCATCCGGAGAGCTTTGAGGACGGCAACCTCTTCCACTACACGCATTTCTCGGACGACAAGAAGCTTGGCCTCAAGTGGAAGGCGTTCGAGCTTCTGCGGGACCCCGATAACAACCCGTACGAGATGATCGAGCTGAAAGATCTCTTCCCCATCAAGGGGACGAAGATCGAGTTCGGTCGCCTGTCCCCGGATGAACCCGGCTGCCTCAAGTACGCGTGCTCGGATGCCATCTGCACGTACCTGCTTTGCACGCAGCCACGTTCACATGAGAAGCGTTCGTTCACGCTTGCGCAGGTGCGCGACAAGCACCTCTTCACCTATCGCGTCGAGAAGCAGACAGCGTGCGCTGGCCGTTGGATGGAACGCCCTCGCGTGCGGGTCAACCGCGACCGCATCAAGGCCGCGATGGACGAGAACGCGAAGAAGCGCGACGAGATCCTCGCCAAGATCAAGAACCTTGCGGAAGCGAAGGGCTACTTCAACTTCGACCCGGCCAGTACGAAGGTGCTCTCCGAGTTCCTCTTCTCGGACAAGGGGCTCAACATCAGCCCCAAGCCGCCCATCAACGAGGCGAGCAAGCAGTTCAAGACGGACGCCGAGACGCTGGAGACGCTCGTCAAAGAGAACCCGGGAGTCCCCGAGGTGCTCAAGTGGATCGTGAAGTGGCGCGAGTTCGAGAAGCTCGACTCCACGTACCTCCAGAACATGTACAACAACGTGGACGAGCGCTCGGAGATGCGCTTCCAGTTCAAGCAGACTGGAGCCGCTACGGGACGCTTCTCTGCGCCCGCAGGAGAGGCAGATCAGGGGATGTCGGGCATCCCCATCCACGGCATCCCCTCGACCTCGGAGCTGCGCAAGTGCTTCGAGGCCCGCGAGGGCTACACGATGCTCAAGGCCGACTACGCCGGTCAGGAGCTTCGTATCGCAGCCAACGTCTCGAACGAGATGGTCTGGATCAAGGAGTTCCTCGAAGGCGACGGGGACCTGCACACCATCACGGCTCGCGCGTTCTTCCCGGAGTTCGACAAGGAGTCGAAGGACCGGCAGAAGGAGCTGCGCAAGATGGGCAAGATCGCCAACTTCGCGCTCTTGTACGGAGGCGGGCCGGCTGCGATCATGCGGGCGACCGGCTGCGACAAGCTGGAAGCCTCCCGCCGCAAAGGCGCGTTCGACAAGGCGGTCCCGACCTTCGCCAACTGGATCAAGGGTCAGCACGTCAAGGTCCGCAAGGACAAGGGCGTGTACACGGCTCTCCAGCGCTGGGTGGCCATCCCGGACATCGACAACCCGGATAAGGCCGTCCAAGCGGCGTGCGAGCGCAAGAGCACGAACTTCCCCATCCAGGGAACCGGCGCGGACATCATGAAGATCAGCCTCGTGCTGCTCTGCAAGGAGTTCTACAAGCACGGCTGGCTCAAGCAGGGCGGCGGAGACGACTCGGTTCGCATGCTGCTCACGGTGCACGACGAAATCGTGTTCGAGATCAAGCACGCTCGCGTGCAGGAGGCCCTTGCGGTCATCGTCCGGGTCATGGCCTCGCCGTCAGGCTTGGCACGTCCCCCGTACTCGCCCGTCTGGCGCGTGCCCCTCATCGTCGAGCCGCTCATCGGAACGACGTGGGCCGGTGAGTACGACTACGGGATGCTCATGCACGGCAAGCCGTACTCGGGCAAGAAGAACTACGCCGGCAAGAACAAGAAGTACGAGAACAAGACAACGCAGTGGTCTGAAGGAGCCTGGCTGCACTTCGAGGGCTGCGAGGGGGCGGCCAACTGCGACTGCGGCATCTCGAAGGACATCGAGATTGTGGTGGGAGATCGGATCTACCACCGGGTTCCCGCATGGCTTGAAGGGCTCTTCATCCCCGGATGGCAGGGTGGCGGCCATGAACCGCCCAAGAACGGAGGGGACACGAACGGGGCCGCTGGACACGCGGTCTCTGCCCCCGTGAGCACAGTAGAGGACGTCTCGATTCAGGTAGCGCCGACTCCGGAGGCCCCGCGGCCGCCGCCCTCCCCCCGGATGGAGACCCCCAAGACGACCATCAAACGCGATGACGTGGCCTCCACGTCTATCGTCTGGATGAAGGTCAGCGTGCTCACGAGGCAGACCGTCAGGCAAGTGCGCTCCGCGTGCTCCGATGCGAGCGACCCGGACATGGGGAAGATCCTCTTCCTCACGGATGCAGTGGGCAACATCCTCATCGACCCGGGTCTTCAGGTGAAGGTCATGCCAGAGCGGCTCGCAAGCCTCTTGAGGGACCTCAACCTGAGCGATGGGGCGATCTATCCGTACCCCCGCGCTTGAGGGTTCCACTTATCAAAAGCCTATGGAAAGGCATGAACCCCGCCCGCAAAGATTGGCTCTCTGTGTGCAACGACCAGAAGGTCCCCTTGGACGACTTCAAGGCGATGTTCTGCGATCGTTGCATGCAGCCGGAATGCACGCGGAGCAAGGTCGGTCAGTCCAGCTTCGAGCAGCGCGTCGCTCGCTGGTACGACGACTACTACGCGAACGTCCCTCGGCTCGACCCTTCAGACCCAAGGTACGGCAAGATCGCCGCGCAGGGGTTCATCGCGATCGATGCGGGACCAACCCCCGAGATCCGGTCGTCATGGTTGGATCCCCGTGATCTGACCGAGAAGGGGCCGTCTTCAGTCTCAACCCCGCCCGTGACCGCTTCAGCACCCCCAGTTCCAGTCGAGGTTGAGCCTCGAATCATCGCGCCTTCGGCTCTGATCCGTCCTGTAATGACGGCCCCCGTGAACACGCCGAACCGTGGTCCGAGGATGCTTGGGGGCGCGCCACCGCCGAAAGCTGCTCCCGCACCTGATCCGTGGGGAGCCCCCAATCCCTCGCCTGCGCAACCTGCCGACTCTAAAGACACGGTTGTCACCGCAGGTGCGACGGTGAAGCTGGGCGGTAGCGGCAGCGGTGTATAGGGACGCAAGGAGATAGACCATGCTCGTCAAAGCCACCATCATGAGGAAGCCCGCAGGGCAGATCGTCACCGAGGTCATCGACCGCCAGGAGCACCTCTGCTCGTCGGTGTACAACATCACCAACAGCGTCGGTCGCCAGGTCAGCGACGAGGACACCGGGCCGGAATGCGATCCGCAGACCGAGACCACGGTTGACGGCAACTGACCGCGGTTCCAAACGCCCCAGGCCAGTTTTTTCAAGAATGCTATTGCTCGGTACGCCGAGACAACGAGAGACTGAGAGGATACGCACATGTCGAAGAGGGTAACGACTCAGACCGAAATCAAGGACCGCGCAATCGCTCTCGATGCCTTCAAGGCGTCGGGCACGAACTTCCGCGAGATCACCGGCGACACCTTCGAGGTTCGCGCGGGCCACTCACACGGCGTGCTCGACCTGCGTACTGGGCAGATCGAGGGCGACGACATGAGCTTCCGCAAGGACGACTTCACGAATCTCGTGCAGCACTACGGCGAGCAGAAGTACATGACGGAGCTGCGCCGCATCGGCGCTTCGATCCACAGCCGCGAAGTCGATCGCGACGGCAACATCATCCTCACGTACCAGACCGGCTGATCTCCGCTGGGCCGAACGTCGGCCCTCCGTTCGGCTCCTCGAAGGCTTGTTCTCGACAAGGGGACAAGCCTTCAATCATTTCCGGTGTAAGGGACCCTCAAGATGCTGCCCGAAGAACTCATGCAACACCTGCGTGCCTTGAACCGTCTCGTCTACTACGTGACGGACGAGGAAGACCGCTTCCTCATTGACCTGCCGGAGAGCGTCAAGAAGTACAAGCACCGGATGTGGGTCTTCAACTATACGATGGGGCTCCTGCCGATTCAGGACGTCATCGGCGACTGGACCCAACACAAGCACCCGGAGAACAAGGAACAGTTCGAGGTCAACAAGGTCTTCCAGAAGATCTACACGGACGACCCGCGCAACGAGCAGAACTTCTACGTCATCCTGGACCCCGAGCGTGTGTTCAAGGACGAGAACGTCTGCCGTCGCATCCTGAACATCATACACTCGCTCCACAACGACGTGAAGACGATCAAGATCTTGATCTTCGTCGGGCCGCGCCGTGCGATCCCCGAGAAGCTCTCGCGGTACATGGAGGTCGTCTACGACAAGGGGCTCTCCAATGACCAGATCAAGGGCCTCGTTGAGACGACGTGCTCCTCGCTCAGCAACGAGGAGATGGTCGTTTCAGCGCCCCCCGACGCAGCGCAGATCTTCCGCGGGCTCACGAGCTGGGAAATCGAGATGGCGATTGCCCACAGCATCTCCGTCACGAAGAAGGATGCGGACCCTGCCAAGAGGTTCCGCATCGACCCGGAGATCATCACCGCTTACCGACGTAGGGCGCTCAAGAAGACCGATCTCATTCAGTACGTGGACACGAGCAAGTTCACGTTCGACCAGGTGGGCGGTGCCTCCAGGTTCAAGGATTGGGTCGTCAAGACAGCCGCCACCTGGACAGAGAAGGGCCGGGAGTACGGTCTCGTTCCGCCCAAGGGCGTTCTCGCGGTCGGTATCTGGGGCTGCGGCAAGTCCCTCAGCGTCAAGGCCATGGGGAGCACCTGGAAGCTCCCTGTCGTGAGCTTGGAGATGGGCAAGCTGCGAGGGTCCCTGTCCGGCGCCTCCGAGAACAACGTCTACGCCGCCATCAACCTCATCGAGCGAGTCGCTCCCTGCATCGTCTGGATCGACGAGGCCGAGAAGAGCCTCTCTGGTGGGCAGTCGAGCGCGCAGACGGACAACGGCACGACCAGCCGCATGATCGGCATCCTGAGCACCTGGCTTCAGGAAACCGATGCGCCGGTCTGCCTGGCGCTCACCGCCAACAGCCTCGGTACGATGCCGATCGAGTTCATCAACCGCATGGACGAGCGGTTCTTCTTCGACCTGCCGTCCAAGAAGGACCGGATCGACATCCTCAAGATCCACCTGTCGAAGATCAAGCAGGACTGGCGTCGGTTCGACCTCGACGCGCTGTCCGACAGGGCGGAGAACATGGTGGGGCGCGAGATCGAGCAGGCGATCAAAGCCGCTCTGACCGACAGCTTCCATGCGAAGAAGCCCGCGCTCGACTACGACATCCTCAAGACGCAGCTCATCAAGAAGCCGCGCATCTTCAAGACCATGGTTGACGAGGTTGCGTCGCTCAAAGAGTGGGTCGGCTACGACAAGGAGTCCGACGACGGCATCCGTGCGCGCTTCGCGGCGCCTCCGATTGTCGGCAAGAACGCAAGCGGTCTCTCACTCGTGGAGGGCTGACGTGTCGGACGATCTTGCTCGGGTACCTCAAGTCACCACGCTGGCGAAGCCTGACGGGCGCCCGCTCCTGGACGCCCGCTTCGAGGTGCAACGCAACGCCGAGGTCCGTGCGACCTTCGAGAAGTACAAGGGGCGCAAGGACGCCGAGGCGCCGGCGCAACTTGCGGACGAGATCTCCGGGCAGCTCTCGGAGCGCCTATCCTGCTCACCCGAGTCGCTTCAGGAGGTCTGCCGATACCTGGCGGACGAGTATCTCCAGGTCGGCGACGCGGTGCTCATCATCTCGCGGCAGACTGGCAAGGCCATCGCACGCATCACGGACAAGGACATGTGGCAGCCAGACGCGGTGCCCCGGTTCGGTGGCGACATGGTGCTGCCGGCGGCGCGCATCCGTCCAGAGCTGCAAGGCTTCCTCATCCGGTGGGAGTTCGAGCGGGAGCGCGAGGAAAAGCTCGTTGATGAGTTGGCGCTCAACTTCCCGCAGGTGCCCTCTATCACCCGCGACGAAGACCGGCGCCTTCTGCCGACCACGAGGCGTGGACGCGAGGTCATCGTCCAGGATCTCAAGGACGCTCTGCCCACCTTGCTGCATGACGCCCTCGGGGGCTCGCTCGGGCGCTTCATCCGACTCCTGGATGGCGTTCGCGAAGAGGGTCGTGAACCTGTGGTACGCCCCGAGGCGCTCACGAGCTTCAGGGGGTTCAAGGCGTACGCGCGGATGACCATGCCGCTCATGGACCACAAGGCCCGGAACCTGCTCTTCGACGTGCTCTCGTCGCACCGGGCCACCATCGCCACGCAATGGGGTCGGGAGATCGCTCTCACGATCGGCAAGCTCGCGCACGCGAACACGACGCCCGCGATCGTGTCCCTTCTGGACTTTCGCTACAGCGGGGGCCTCTGGCTGACCACGCCGACTGAAGCGATGGCGCTGCGCAAGCAGCACGTGGCTCACGAGTTCTGCATTCCCATCGAGGACTGCCCTACGATCCTCGTTCGGGACCTGGCCTTCCCCATCGGCCGCCTGCACTGCGGGCAGACGCAGATCGCATCGCGCGAGATCCACGACCGCTGGGAGGTCGTGGCGACCATCGACTACGACCTCGACATCAACCTGCCTCGGTTGCACGCTGTCCAGCTCACGGACATGCCGGACATCGAGTACCGGGCCGAGGTGGTGTGATGGGCTTTTACAGTTTCACGGTCTTCGCAACCTCTGAGGTCCCACTTCCGGATCACAGTCTCCTGCTCGAACGCGGCCCGAACACGTTCAACCTCGTGCTCGAAGACGTGGGCGAGTTTGTAGCGAAGCTCACGACCAACGGTGTACGTGTCGTCGCGCAGTACAGGTTGGACGAGTACGAAGTGGTGCCACTCCCCCAACTCTCAGCCGAGGAAACGCGTGAACTTCCTACTCATGAACTCGCAGGGGGTAATGGCGACACGTTCGTCCACTCCGCAGACATCGACCGCACAATTTTGGGGGACCGTCAAGAGGCGGGTGCTCTCCTATTTGCGCAACCAGAACAGGCCGCTCCTGGTCGGGGAGATCTCGCTCTGGATCGGGCTGAACCTGAAGCAGACGAAGAAGCTTCTGGAGGAGCTGGTCGAGAGGGAGCTGGTTCGTGAGCTGACGGACGAGGAGCTGCGCACCTTCAAGGCGCACAAGGGCTTCGCGTTCGTCCTGTCAAATCCAGCGCTCATCCCCATGGGGGATGTGGACTCGATCCCCGAGGGGTTGGTCTAGGGTTCACTCCGGCGTGTAGTCGGTGTACAGATCAAGTATGCCGAAGAGCGGCCGATGGCGCGTCGAGTCAAAGACAGACCCCCGATTCAATCTTGAGGGTCATGGCGAGGTAGACCTCTACCCTCTGCGCATTCCCACGGACGCCTCCGAGGGTATCCAGCATGTGTCAGAGGAGCTGCGTGCCGAGCCTCCCGAGGACTTGGAGTTCAGCTTCACACGGGACCCCTCGACCCGTCCGCCCCCGCCCCCACCGTTCGTGGACGATCCGGCGGGCTACTTGGTCGATACCGGGCTCTTGTTCGAGTTGAACAGGCGGGTGCTGCACCCCCTTGGGCTCGCTCTCGAAGTCGTGCCACAAGAGGGGGACCACGCCCTCTTCCAGTTGGAGGACTATCGGGAGGAACCGCACGGTCTCGTGCATTCGGACGCGGAGTTCGCGGACGGCCTCTCCCGCTTCATGAAGTTCATGGACGAGACCGGGACCAAGAAGCTCTTGGCCCGGCGCGCCTGCCGTGGGTTCCTCGTTCAGGGCGACACGGACTACTAGATCGAGAGCGCCATCTCCGCGAGCCGCCGAACGTTGGACGGCATCATGGCGGGCAGGGTTCCACGGGTCCACCATCGGTGCTCCGTGAACTCGTTGTTCGGGGTGATGTCCGGGCTGCCGACCTTTGCGAGAAAGGCGAAATTCATGTGCCAGCCCTTGCTTCCGGCATCGTGCTCTTCGTAGGCCATGAGGCCCCAAGGCGTGTTCGGCAGGATGGAGCTGTCGATGTGAGGGAAGATCGCGTCCTTGATCTTCGTCTCCTCGAACAGTTCGCGCATTGCCCCGTCGAGGGGACGTTCGTTGTCCAGTAGCTCGCCCCCAACGGGCACCCACATGTTGAAGCGCTTGTGGAGCACGAGCAGGACAGTGTCGTTGTGGCGGACGTAGATCGAAGAGGTGAACGTGCGGCGCATGCCTGTTTCTACACCGCTTGTGGTGTAGGGGCGCCTCATGCCGACCCAAAAGCGTATGTGGATCGACGTGGACGAGGTCTTGGCCGACTTCCAGGGCCCAGTCTTCGAGGCCGCCAAGCGACTGTTTGGCAAGGATGTGAGCCCTCAATCCTTTGACGGCACCGTCTGGGACCTGTTCACGATCTTCACTAACGAGGAGACCAAGGTACTCCTCGCCGAATGCGAAAAGCCTGGGTGGTGCGCGGGGCTCAAGCCGCTGCCCGGTGCTCAGCATGCTGTCGGGGAGCTGCGCAAGCACGTCAAGCTCTTCGCCGTGACCTCGCATTTCCACTCGATGACGTGGGTCTACGAGCGGGACAGGTGGCTCATGGAGCACTTCAACTTCGCGAAGTCCGAGATCGTGCACACGGCGGCGAAGTACCTCATTTCGGCAGACATCTGCCTGGATGACAAGCCGGACCACGTGCTGGCGTGGCAGGCAGAGCATCCGGACGGCCTCGCCATGCTCTGGCCCATCGCCAACGTGCGCAACATGCCCATGGACAAGTGGCGTGTGAAGGACTGGCCCGACGTCATCGACCGTGTGATCCACTTCCAACGCAAGGCCAGCGCAATCGAGTTGCTCGACGAGGCCGAGTGGGACTCGTGGTCGTACAGCCACGAGGGCAACTACTGCCGCGTGTGCAGTGCTGAGGAAAGCGGCGCCAAGATCCCCAAGCACAAGCCGGATTGCCGGCTGCACGAGATTCTCAAGAACTACCGGAGTCGGGCATGAAGGTTCAACAGACCGAAGGTGTCAAGCTGATCGTGGTCGATGACCTCTCGCCCGAGGACATCGCGATGGTGCAGGCTCTCTACTCGCGCAGTGCGGAGAGTGCCGAGGTGCACTTGGAGAAGGTCGCCAAGTCCGGCTCGGGCAAGTTCATGTCGAGCTACTATGTCGGCTACGGCCACAAGTCGATCGCGGACTGCGGGTCCACGACCCTTTTCATCGAAGGCGTGAGCACCCTCGCGGCAAAGGCCATTCAGGACTGGCCTCTCTACAGCGGGCAGGAGACGAGCACGCGCTACATCGACATGAGCAAGCAGCGCATCGAGGATCCCGTGGGGACTGACAAGTCCAAGGAGGTGCTCCGGCGCTGGATGGCCTTCTACACGTCCAACATGGACCGAGTCGCGAACACGGTTCGTCAACGTTACCCGCGGCGCGATGGGGAGAAGGAAGACTCCTACGAACGTGCGGTCAAGGCACGGGCCTTCGACATCTTGCGCGGCTTCCTGCCCGCTGGCATCTGCACTCAGCTCTCCTGGCACACGAACCTTCGCCAGGCAGGAGATCACCTGCTACTGCTCTCGAAGCACCCGTCCGAGGAGATTCGGCGAATCGGTACTGGTCTTCAGGGCTTGCTACAAGACACCTACCGCTCAAGCGGTGTGGGTCTTGGGCTAGCCTCCGTGAGCGGCGTCGGCACGACAGGGGGTGACGAGGCGCGAGAAGCACGGGCCTCGTGGGAACAGCTCGTCGCCGACAGGTACACGTACTTCACGGACATCATGTCCGGCTCGAAGTTCGACGCGAGCATCAATCGGTTCGACCTACTCCAGTATCGGGACGTGCTCAAGACACGGCCTCGTGGCTGTGTGCTTCCGCACTTCTTGAACGACCTGGGGCAGTTCAGCTTCTCGTTCTTGCTCGACTTCGGATCCTTCCGGGACCTTCAGCGTCACCGCAACGGTGTCTGCCGGATGCCACTGCTCTCAACTACCCACGGCTTCGAGCCCTGGTACCTAGACCAGCTCGATGATGATCTCGCGCATGCTGCGAAAGACCTCATCGTGGAGCTTTCGGTTCAAATCGCTGGCCTCTCCGATGACCCGGTGGTGCGCCAGTATTACACGCCGCTCGGCTTCCGCGTCCCCTGTCACGTGACCTATGGGTTGTCTGCGGCGGTCTACGTCATGGAGCTGAGGTCCGGCAAGACCGTGCACCCGACGCTTCGGCGAGCGGTGCATGAGAGCTTCATTCGACCGTTCCGCGAGATGTTTCCCGTCGTCTCTCTTCACGTTGACACCGATCCAGACGACTGGACGGTGCGGCGCGGAGACCAGACCATCACCGCCAAGGGCTGACTATGACGCACCACCTCGTGCCCCCGTGCTCGTGCGATCACTTCGTTTCGGCTTCGTGCCGAGGGGAGAAGTGCAACGTGTGCGCGATAGCTTCTGGCACCTTGCGAGATGCTACGCACAAGGTCGGCGAGGAGATCCCGTACGACGACCCTACGCCGTTTCCGCGACACAACCTGACCGCCTACGTCTGCTGCTCCTGTTTCCGCAACATCATGGGTCCTGCTGCGCCGTGTAGAAACAGAACACCAAAGTGACAGCTCGCTAGTCTTCTTCATGGCCCACGTTGGTGAACCCAGTTACGATACACGCAAAGGGAGACGCCGAGTCTCGTGAGCCATGGAGCCGCATACAGAATCGTTCTTCGCCGTCCAACTTCGACGGCATGAGACGCCACATCAGCTAGCTGCTGAGGTACTCAGAACCGCTTCTGAGGCGAGGGTTCTGTTCCGCAGACTCGACACCCTTGACATCATCGACGTCGGCGGTCGGGACTACGTGAGGTTCCGGGCTGACCTGATCAATCCCTTCCCGATCCTGAACCGTTTGCTCCGTGCTGGTCGTCGAGTTGTAGGGCCTGGCCTGGGGTCGTACCTGCTCTGGCAGCCGAGCATCAACCGGGGTGGAAGGGTGCCTGGGACGCCGATGCACCTCACCCCAATACCCGGGCATTTCCGCGAGTATCGGGGCACTCGCACGGAGTCGTGGGCGGCACAGTTCGAGGCGGCTTAGCTACATTTCCTTCGATAGTTCGCAGACTACGTGAAGGTAGCTGCGGTACAGTTCGCCCCTGCGTTCAAGAAGCCCAAGGAGAATCTCCAGCGGGTTGGACGCCTCATCATCGAAGCGGCCGAGAACGGCGCGCAGCTCATTGTGCTGCCCGAGCTGGTCACGACCGGCTACTCGTTCATGAGCACCGAAGAGGCCGAGCCCTTTGCGGAGGTGCCCTCGCTCTTGAAGCAAGAAGAGCCCATGGCACTCGCGCAGCGTGGCTGGTCAATCGGCTTCATGGCGCAGATGGCGATGCGCCTGGGGGTCAAGATCGTTTGGGGGTTCGTCGAGAAGGACGAGGGTACGGGCAAGCTCTACAACTCGCAGATGTTCATAGAGCAGAACCCCGAAGACCCCAGCATCGCGGGCATCTACTACGAGACCGTACGCAAGATCAACCTGTGGGGTAACGACTTCATCTGGGCGACCGGAGGGCAGAGTAACCCCCCGGTCGTGCGAACGACCATCGGCGGCGAAGAGTGGAAGATCGGGCTCCTCATCTGCCGGGACATCCGGGACAAGAAAGACTCTGAGTGGAAGTCCTTCTACGAGCCAGGGGACGCAGACGTGGTCTGCTTCAGCGCGAACTGGGGTGACGGTGGCTTTCCGGCCGTGTCCTGGATGGAGTTCGCTAAGGACAACAGGGCCACGCTGGTAGTCTCCAACCGCTACGGCAAGGAGACCTGCAACGACTTCGGTGAGGGCGGCATCTGCATCGTCGAGCCGGGCGGCAAGGTCCACTGCCAGGGTGTCGTCTGGAACGAGGACTGCATCGTCTACGGCGAGATCACGAAGGGCAAGAGCGAGTCGTGAAGACGTCCAGCACCGCAGAGCGCGTCCTCAACAGGATCGCCGAGAAGCTCGTCATCTTGAGCGGGCCAGAGGTGCGCGATGCGGCGGCAAGGCTCGTAGCGAAGCTCCCTGACAACTCCTTCGAGAGCATCATCGCCAAGGCGTACTTTCGTGCGCTTGCTGACGGCGAAGACTACAGGGCACGTCACCTCGCGAAGACGGTGATGGTTCCCGAGCAGGTCGAAGCGGTGAAGAAGCAACTCGCCGCCGAGATCAAGGTTCGTGGGATGGTCCCTGAGGGGGGAGAAGAGTCGTGAGTCAGATCGAGTGCTTTCTCATCGAGCAAACGGGCTTCGTCCGTGAGCAGCTTCGGCGATACAGAGGCTCTGACGACAAGGACAAGTGCCCCGGTCGATTCGGCTACCACAACGGACATGCGCCCTTTGGCACCGTTCAAGCAGTCTTCTCGGAGCACGGTACCTTGGCCCCGTTCCCTGAAGATGCCATGCCCGCCCATGACGATCCGCGCTGGCCGCAGAAGTGCGACGACTGCGACTACGTCTTCGTGGAAGAGGACCACTGGCAGGTCTTCCCGGAAGTGCTCTATCACCGCCCTGGCGTCGAAGAGGAGATCACCTTGCGTGACGCTCCCGTGGGCGCAATGTGGGACTGTCCTTGGTTCCCGATGGACCATCGAGGTCCGGATGGCAAGTGCCTATGCATCATGACCCCAGGCGGTCAGTGGATGCCGGACCTGTCCTCCTCGGATGGCACGCCTTGGACGCGTACCGGCACGATCCCCAAGATCACCGTACGGCCGAGCATCCTCATCCCCGCTCGCGGTAAGTACCCCGGCTACCACGCGTTTCTGACGGATGGGGTGCTGGTAGACTGCTAGCCCGGTGTAAGGGCGGCTGATGCCGACCGACCACGAGGTGTGCTCTTTCTGTGGGTCCGAGAAGAACGAGGTCCCCAACAACCGCCTGATCAAGGGCAACGGCGTCTACATCTGCGAGACGTGCGTGGAAGGAGCCTCGAACCTCATCGAGCAGTCGGCCCCCAAGGGCGACAAGAAGCGGGAGCCCGTCCTTGGGACGCCCCATCAGATCAAGGCGTACCTCGACGAGCACATCATCGCGCAGGAAAGGCTGAAGAGGGCGGTCTCCACCGCGGTCTACCACCACTTCAAGCGTAGGGACGCGGCTCGGGCCAAGAAGGCGGGCTCGATCAAGGTCCAGAAGTCCAACATGCTGATCCTCGGCCCCACTGGCTCGGGCAAGACCGAGACGTTCAGGGCGATCAGCGAGCTTCTGAAGGTCCCGTTCTACACGCAGGACTGCACCCGGCTGACGCAGCAAGGCTACGTGGGCGACGACGCGGACGACATGCTTCGCGGGCTCGTCCAGAACGCCGGCGGGGACATCCAGCGCGCCGAGTGGGGCATCATCTTGCTCGACGAATTCGACAAGATCGCCCGCAAGAGCGGACGTTCCGCCTCCGGTTACCGCGACATCACGGGCGAAGGCGTCCAGCAAGGCATGCTGCGGACCTTGGAAGGCTGCTCTGTGCCCGTCACGCGTGGGATGGGCAAGAACGTGTCCGTGACGTCTGTAGGCCCCAACGGCGAGGTGCGCTCGAACGTGGACGTGCTCGATACGACCAACATCCTGTTCGTTGCTGCGGGCAGCTTCGCGGGCATCGACGAGGTGGTAGAGCAGCGGGTGAACAAGTCCTCGCGGCTCGGCTTCGGCTCGGAGGACACGAAGCGGCGCAAGCTCACGCTCAACGAGGTCTACACGGAGGTCAAGGGCGAGGACATCTTGGAGTTCGGGATCATCCCCGAGATGCTCGGCCGTCTGCCCATCGTTACGAGCACGCTGGAGCTGTCTGACGAGGACATGGTCAAGGTGCTCACGGAGCCGAAGAACGCCCTCGTGAAGCAGTACCAGGCGCTCTTCGCCATGGACGACATCGACTTGCAGTTCGACACGGATGCTCTCCTGGCCATCGGCCAGGAGGCGAAGCGCCGACCCACGGGAGCGCGTGGGCTCCGTTCGATCCTGGAGGAGACTCTCGCACCCTACGCCTACGATGGTCCAAGCATGGACATCGCGAGCATCCGCATCACGGCCGACGTGATCACGGGTAAGGGAGTGCCGATCATCGTCGATGGGCGTCGGACTCTGAAGGCCCGCGCGTAGTCTTCCTATCTCGCCTCTTCCTTGTGACGCTCACCCTACGTGTAGCCGCACGGTACGCGACCCGGCCGATCCCCCTGGACAAGGGTGAGATCCGTCAGCTCGCCGAGGAGCTGGGCAAGAAGGTTGAGGACCACTGCCGCCGCCAGCCGCAGGACATGCAGCTTGGGCACGACTCTCAGGTTCTCGCATGGTCCTGGAAGATCAAGTCCGTGCGGGGGGACGATATGCGCATCGACGGCGCCTTCTCGTCGGAGCCTTCCCAAAGCGACCAGCTCATCACGGGCGCGTACATCCGTAGGGCAGACCTGCTCGAAGATGGGGACCTACACCTTGTGATCCGTCTGAACGGAAGCAAGACCTACGGCGATTACGTGGACACGCACACGCTGTCGAACCTCATCTTCAACGACCTGATCCACGAACTCACGCATGCTGCCGAGTGGTGGTACCACTCGCACAAGGACCTGGTCCAGGAGAGTGCAGTGCTCTCCGATCCGGAGAGCGCGGACAGGTACTACAACTCGCCCCACGAGGTCCGCGCGTACATGCAGCAAATCGTGGACAACCTGCGGAACATCGCCCCCGGCTACCGCAAGCGCGTGATGCCGCACGCCTCTCCCCAGGAGTTCGTCAACAAGGTGTTGGACATGCTCCCCAAGTGGCGCCAGATCCGGGACCACCTGACGCCCCAGAACAAGGCACTCATCCTCAAGGCCGTTTACCGCGCGCTGGATGAGGACGGGCTTGTCTAGTCCTTCTATGCCCGAGGAGTGGTAGCCCCATGAGCAAGCTGGCCCTTTCGGCACGTGTAGCAGCGCGTTTCCTGGAAAAGAAGGCGCAGAATCCCCTGCTCGAAGAGCACCTGGCGGAGTACGTCGATGCCGAGATGGAGGCCGACGAAGAGGCTTCGATCTCTCGGCCGACCCCCATGGCTGGCGAGATGGATCAGGTCGCGGTGGCGCCCCCCGGTTGGGAGAACACCGTCAAGAAGATGAAGAAGCATGACGAGATCGACAACCCTTGGGCTCTGGCCTGGTCCATGAAGAACAAGGGCGACACGCCCGGCGGCAAGAAGGAAGGAATGGACAACATCATCCCCACGGACACGCCCATGCCGGCGGAAGAGAACGGGAAGCCGATGTCCAGCCACTTCGCCAAGACCTACCGCCGATGAACGCGTCGGGGCGTTGGGCAATCGAGCTGGGGTTGTCGCTGCGGGTGGCCGCGCGATACCAGCGAGCGTTCGAGTTCTCTTCGCCTGAGGCGCTGAAGAAGTACCTCCACGACCACCCCGACGCGGACAAGAGCAAGCACACGGTCAAGAAGCCGGGCGAGCACGAGAAGAAGCCGGAGGGTGAGGCCAAGGACGAGCACGAGCACGAGCACGAGCACAAGGACGAGCACAAGGACAAGAAGCCCAAGTCGTCTTGGAAGGACGTCATGAAGGGCCTGTCCTCGAAGGCCAAGTCCTTCTTGGCGTCGGCCCCCGAGAAGGTCCAGAAGTTCGTCCACGACGAGGAGTTCCGCTTCAAGACCCTCATGTCGGCGCACAAGTCCATCACGGAAGCGCCCACCAAGTTCGTCAAGAACGCCTGGGACGCCGCCAAGGAAGAGGTCCACGAGTTCAAGGAGGCCGGGCAGGGTGTCAGCGCTTGGATGAAGGGCAAGCCGATGTCCAAGCACCAGAAGGCGGCGTTCCGCAAGGTGGCGACTCACGTTGCCATCGCTACGGCCGCAGGGGCGCTCGGGGCGGGGATCGGCGCCGGAGCGGGTCTCCTGGCCAAGGGCGTCATGGGCTCGTTCATTTCGAGCACGGCCAAGAAGATCGCCATCAAAGCCGTGGTCAAGCGTCTGGAGCACCTACCGACGTTCGAGGAGATCGCTCACATCGGGCACCACTCGATTGAGCTGTTCTCCGAGCTGATGGAGCGAATCGCGACGCAGGACCAGAAGTCGGATCACGTGGATCCGGATGAGGTCTTCCAGATGTTGATCGCGGCCGCTGTCGCCAAGGAGCTGAAGGAACTGGAGCCCGAGACGGTCCAGGAGGCTTTGGAGGCCGCTGCCGAGGCTGAATGACCCCCGACCCGGTGTAAGGGGTCGCCAGGATGCTCATTCGATCCGGACGTTTGGAAGCGGTACCTTACAGTCTGTCGCGCTGGACAGACCTGCCCGCGGCCAAATGGGAGTGGTTCAAGGCGTCCCTCAACGCGGGCCAGATGGAAGCGTTCGACCCCCGGACGGCGGTTCCCGAGCGTTGGTCGCTGAAGCCGGAGGACACCCACTCGCTTGTCTTCTGGACCAAGGACCCCCGCAACCTGCTTCTCGATCGCCACCTGCTCAAGCCCTACCAGGTCAAGGTTCACATGACCATCACGGGCTGGGAAGAGGTCGAGAAGGGGGCACCGCTGCTCAAGGACGCCCTCTGGATGCTCGAAGACGCGGTGATGGTCTTCGGAGCCGAGAACGTGACTTGGCGATTCTCTCCTGTTCCAGTCGTGGAGAACGTCGTCGAGCGGTTCTCTCGCATCGCCCTCGTGGCCGGTGCCGCCAAGATCAAGACCGTCTTCCTGTCGTTCCTCCAGCCGAACGACATGGTGCCGGAGACTCGGAGCACCACGGACCGCGCTTGCCTTGCTGGACTGTTGACTGAGATCGGCAACGACAGCGGGTTGCTGGTCCGACTCTGCAACGACGACTCAGCCTTGAACTGGTTCGACTTGAAGGCTCACAGCATCACGAAGGGTGTCTGTGTCCCATGCGAGGGGGACCCGAAGCCGGCTGCCGAGAAGTGCGGGTGCGCGATCATGGTGGACCCGTTCACGATCAACGAGACCTGCACGATGGGCTGCACCTACTGCTACGCGGCCGACAAGACCCTGGCCGACAAGAAGCGCAATTCTACCAAGGGTTTGCCGGTGGTGAGGTAGTACATGCCGCTCGATTACAAGACATACCCCGAAGAGAACTCCCTGGACCTCACGGACGAGGAGATCGCGGGCGCTACGGAGACCCTCAATCCTCCCGACTTCCGGGACAAGCTGCATGACGCCTTGATCCACTTGTCCTGTGGGTCATGTGGAGGCCCAGCCACGAAGTTCCACTCCTCGCTCAAGCGCCGCAAGCCGCACGTCTTCTCACGGACCGACTTGACCTGCGCGAATGGGCACACGTGGAGGAAGACCTTCCAGATCGACTGGCTCGGCAAGAAGAACTGACATGCCCGACGACATCCGAGACCTCAAGTACCGCCGTCGATGCGGATGCGAGAACCCGAAGCCGTGCGGTTGCGACCCTCCGGTGTGGTGCACGATGTGCGACCTCGACCGGACGAACAACATGTGGTTGGAGCGTGGGCCGAACCCCGGGGATGAGCTGCGCCCTGGGATCTGTCTCCTCGACACGATGAAGCCGTCGCAGATCGTATACACACTGGAGCACAATCCCATGGCGGCTCGGCAGCTCCTCGCCATCACAAGCGATCCGTATCTGCGCTACCTCGCCACCAACGTGACTCTTCTGCCTACCGAAGAGCTGGTGGACATGGAGCAGGATGCGCAGAACCAGGAGGGCAAGCCTGGGACGTACCCGTTCTACGACTTGTTCGCGGGTCAGCCCCCAACAGCGCAGCCGCACGGCCTCAACGACAACGTAGACGACGAATGAATCAGATGGAGATGCAGACAAATGAGCGGGTTCGGTAGGAAGATCGCCAGGAAGCAAGCGCTGCGACTGGCCAAAGAGCACGACACGAAGGCGCTGGCGAAGCAGGTCGAGACTCTTCCGCAGGCGCTCAGCCTGATCAAGGATCTCCACAAGAACCTGGAAGATGCCCAGAAGGCGGTCGTCCAGGTTCTCGGTGAGCTGGACGTGCTCGACTTCGAACAGCGCCGTCAGAGGGCGGTCTCTCTGCGCATGCAGATCGACGCCGGCAACGGTCGCGCTCCTGTCGCCTGGATTGAAGGTGACGGGGAGCGGATCAAGGCATCGGACGAAGAGTTCATGCAAGCGATGTTGGAGTACGAGGACCAGCTCCGTGGGGAGTACGACGCCGTCTTCGCACTGGTCTCCGCTTTCGTCTCGAAGGATGAGCCAAAGCAACCGGAGGAAACGTGAATGGCAGCCGCCCGCCGACTCAACAAGCCCCCGAAGTCCAGCGTCAAGGTTCCGAAGAGCCACGACGAGTGGCACTCCCTCATGATCAAGGCCCTGGAAAAGGCCATGAAGGTCCAGGACCCGCGCATCAAGGGAATGCAGGCGGCGGCGTCGGCGGGGCAGGCAGAGGCGTTCCTGCGCAAGCACCACATCATCTGTCTCGCCGACATCCAGAGGGAATTCCAGGAGGGGTAGACCCCGCGGCCGAGCTTCTGGGCTCTTTCGAGACCGGAGATCCGAAGAAGGTCTATGAAGCCGCTCGCGTCATGGTGCGCGCGTTCGAACGCGTGCAGTACGAGGCCGCCAAGCTGCGCTTCCAAGTCAACTTCGGCACGGACATCTGCAACAACTGCGATGGTCTGAAAGCTGGGCCCGGAGTGATTGCCACGTGCTTTCAAGTGCACGTCTGCAATTACTCGAACGTCAAGGAGGAGAATCAGAACCCCAGGCATCTGAGGGTTCTCCAAAACCTCGTTGGGCCCAACGAAAAGCCTTGACACCCATACCAGAAGAGTAGAGTGGGGGATAGCCAACCTACGAAGCCTTGATGGACGCCAGAAGGGTGTTCATCGAGAAGCAGAGGCCCGGCCCGAAACGGATGTAGAGGAGACACACGTCATGGCAGACAGCGTCGAAAACCAACTCAGATCACAGTTCACGAAGCAGCTCAACGAGAAGACCGCCGGACTGGCGAAGCTTCAGAGCGCCGAGAAGCAGCTCACGGCAGAGATCGCGACCCTCCGGGCGCGGATCGCCAAGTTCGACGAGGTCTTCGCAGTCGGCGGCGTGCCGACCAAGACCCGTCGCAAGCCGGGTCCGAAGCCGAAGACCACGGTCACGGCGAAGACGGACGGCATCAAGACCACCACACGGCGCAAGCCGGGTCCGAAGCCGAAGGCCGTCAAGGTGAAGGCAGCGGCCAAGACGACGACCAAGGCCACGAAGGTCAAGGGCAACAACCGGGCAACGCAGGGCCGCCGGGCGGTCGCGCAGGGGCTCCGTCCACCGATCAAGAAGGCCATGATCGAGGTCATGGGCAAGAAGACGATGAACGCCTCCGAGATGTACGAGGCGCTCAAGGCCAAGAACTGGCTGCCCGACTCGTCCGATCCCCGCGCGTACATCTCGTACCTGTTCTCGTCGCTCAAGGAGAGCTTCGAGCGGGTCGAGGGCAAGGGCCGGGGCTACTACCGCCAGCGCGACGTGGCGACGACCACCGCGAAGACCGAGAAGAAGGCGGCCAAGGCCGAGACGACGACCACGACAGCCGCCACCGAGGTCACCACGACCACGACGGCCGACGACGTGGACGACGTCCTCAAGGAAGCTGGAGTGATCCCCTCAGCATCGCCCGCCAACTGAGCGGACGGTAGGTCAAAAGGGCTGAGGCGGAAACGCTTCAGCCCTTTTGCTTTCGGTGTTAGGGGGCCTGCATGGACCTGGGCGATCTCATTGACATGCAGGGCAAGGTCTGGCTCGTGGTCCGGCTGGATGAGGCCGGGAACGCGTACGTCGCAACAGCCGAGGGCACGACTCGTCGTGTCTCGGACACACTCAACACGACGGACCCCGACAACTGCAAGGTCCGGTGCAACCCGTATCGGGACTGGCCGCACGTTCTTTTGCCGGTGCGGACCCCAGGCACTAGAAACCCGGGCCGAGTCACGGGCGTGGCGCTCCCCAACAGAGTGGGGGACCTGTTCTGGCTACGACAGTTCCAGAGCTGGGTGGTGGGAGAGCCTCTGCGTGCAGGGGGCGCACTGCTCTTGCGGCCTTCGCTGAGGCTCGTGCACCCGCAAAGGGTGGTCGTGAAGTTCGAGAAGGGTCAGACCAGCGTTGTCATCCCGAAGCGCTTCACCACCATCGCCCGTAAGGGGACGGACGCTCAGTTCAGTCGGGTGAAACGGGAACCCAAGCACCTGACAGCGTATGATCATCTTCTGGGCGATACTCTGGGAGAAGACGAATGAAGATCGTACGCAAAGCTCCCACCCATGGCCCGACGTAAGCTCCCCCTCCTCGTCGAGCACAGCCTGGCCACAGTGGTTTCGGCCCGAGTCGAGGTTTCCACGGACTTCGAGCGCAAGCTCCGAGACGAGGCATCCAAGACCGGCAAGCCTGTCTCCTGCGAGTCCGGCTGCGCTCACTGTTGCTACCACCCGATCCACATCACGGCCTTGGAAGGCGCGGTTCTGTACCGCCAGCTCGTGGCGAGGGGTCGCTGGACACCGTCCTTCCAGGAGACGATCAGGGTGCACGCGGCGCGCACCTACGATCTGCCCTACGAGCTTTGGCTGCTCAGCATGATGCCTTGCCCCCTTCTCGACGAGAAGACGGCCATGTGCACGGCCTACGATGCCCGCCCCTTGGTCTGTCGCACGACGTTCTCGACGGGAGACCCCTACAACTGTCACCCCCACCGGATCACGGACTCGGGGCTTGTGAGCAAACGGGAGCCAGTCGAGACCTTCCATGCACGGGTGCGCGCTAGCATCAAGCGTCACGGCATCACCATGATCATCATGCCCTTGAGCGTTGCTTTGCTCATCGGCGAGAAGATCGTCACGGGTGAGATCGACATCGAGGCTGCCGATGTCGAAGTCCTCAAGCAATACTTCGGGAGCAGCCTATGAGCAGCATGTGTTGCGTCTGCAAACGGGACCGCGAGGTCTTCAAGGAAGTCGTCCTCAGCGGGAGTGAACGAGAGGCCGTCACGCAGCTCACGGGCAAGGAACCCCTCGACAAGTACGTGTACTGCAAGGCTTGCTGGGAGCTGTCCGTGGACAAGGCACAGGGGCCGCAGCTCATGAAGGGACTTCTCCAGCTACAGTTCGCCCGCGGCGGTGTACGGGGTAGTGAAGCGCTGGCCGAGAAGATCCGCCAGCGGATGCTCCAGAAGGCATCGAACAAGCCCGTATCGTGAGGAAGCGATGACACACCCGGCGATCGAACAGATGTTGACGCAGCTCTCCACCATCAAGGAGCGCTACGGGGAGACGGCCTATCAGAAGGCCGCCAACCAGGCCGCGAAGCTCCTCATTCGCCAAGGCGGCGAGATGGAGAAGGTCGCACGAGAGGTGCTCAAGGACATCGTGGACTTCGAGGCACTCGACAAAGAGCCCGCGCTTCCCAAGACAGGCGGTCTGCCCCCTGACCAGATGATGGTCGAGGCGCTGCGCCAGCAGATGCCGGGCATCCAGACGCAGGCGCAGTTCAACCTCTTCATGACGGCTTTCGATGCGCTGCGCCTCTTCCTGAACTCGACCTTCCTCAACCAGAAGGAAGCGGCCGACAAGGCGCGAGAGGCGCTCAATCAGGCGCTCGATGCCGCGAGCAAGGTGACCGAACTTTCCGAGAAGCTCAGCGAGGTCCCCGAGGCCGCGACGAGCAAGGCTGCCGAGGACTACAAGCAGCCGCCGTTGCAGTTCCAGGAGTACGATGTCCAGAAGGGACTGCTCACGGAGCTGATCATGATCACGACCTCCGAGCAGTTCGAGCAGTGGTACATCGCCAACCGAGGTCGCATCGACCAGGTGGTGAGCGCCCACTACCGCAACCCGCTCTTCGACGCGATCCGGGCGAAGAAGGCGTCTTTCACCACACCCACCGCTGACGCATGAGCACGGGGCCGCGACCTGCCGATCGCCTCGATTGGGAGATCGCGAGCATCACGGCCCACAGAGACTTGGCGCCCTCGGATGCTGCGGTCATCCAGGGCGCCATGCAGACCCTCGTGGCGCACCCGAGCGTGGACGCGATCTACTTCGGTGGCGCTCGTGGGGGAGACACGATCGCGCTACAGGCGGCGCTCTACTTCCGGCAGGGGCAGCGGCCATGGCTCACGGTAGTCGTGCCTGACCGCGTCGAGAAGCAGCCGGTGGAGACACACTTTTGGACGCGCAAGGCTGACGAGGTCATCGAGCTGCGCAACGAGATCACCAAGGCCGACTACTTCCAGTCCTTCACGATCCGGGACCGTTACCTCGTGGACGTGGCGACGTACCTCGTGGCGTTCTTCAACGACAACTACAAGACCGGCACGGGTAAGACCGTGCGCATGGCGGAGAAGGACGGACTCCAGGTCCACAAGATCAAGGTCGTCGGAGGCTAGTCCTTCTATCGGACCCCTTAGGGGGAGGGTGGCATGTACTACCGCGACAACCCTGAGGTCCAAGAGATCACCGAGGAGCAGGACGCGCACCCGTTCGTCCGTGTCCAGGATCGCCCTCTTCTCCAAGAACTGGCGCTGGTGAAGATCGAGATCGATCGCACGCTGGCAGAGCGCGAGGAGCACCTCGTTCGGTCGAGCATCCTCGCACAGGCGCCGCACCTGGCCTGGCGCCCGTTCGACAACTAGGCCGCCACATCCTCCGTGGAACGGGAGGCGGGACGTACAGTCTCCGCCTCTGGCCCCGGTTGGCTCTCGTGGCTCTCGTAGGTCTCGGGCGGGTTAGCTGCGAGCGAGAGGACCAGCGAAAGGCGGCCCGTCTCGATCGCGCTGTAGAGGTTCGTGTCCATACCTGGACTACAACCCAAGCCCGCCCGGAATCAACCTCGACGCCTTGCGGCAAAGTGTGCGTTCAGCTTGGCCTCGTACTCGTCCAGAGTGGCAGAGTTGCACAGGAAGCCCACAGCGGGCGCGAAGCCGCGCCGCTCGTAGTCCAGCGCCTCGTTGACCTTGGCGTGCAGGGGAGTCCACCACGTGTCACGGTGGGCCTCCTCGGAGAGCACCGCCTCGCTCGTGAGGCCGTGCTCGACGCACATCTGCTCGAAGTAGGGGATCGATTCGCTGGGCACGTTTCCTTCCCGGACTGATTCCGGATAGGCGGCCCGTACGGACGCCCCCAGAGCGCCCCGCTTGTACTCCCGGCAAGCGGCGTACAGAGCCTCTGCGAGCTGTCCTCGGGCCAGCACGACCCGTTCGCCCCACTGGTACTCGGCGAGCCAGTAGCCGCGGTAGTCGTTCCAGTAAACCCTCACGGCGTGGCCGTTGTAGTCCGCGTGGGCCGCCCGCATCGCGTAGGCGGTCGAGCCCGTGGCCGCAGCCATCCTGTTGACGGCGTCGATGACACTGTAGGGCCGTGTGGGCATCCAGTATTTGGGGGTCGCCATGAAGGTACTACAACCCGAGCGCCGCAGGAATCAACCCTGGTCCGGTTGATTCTGCCCGTGGTTGGGTTGTAGTAGCTACATGAGCAATCCCCACGGATTCACGCGTGAGCAGATCGGGCAGGCGCTCGACTTCCTCAAGGTGCTGGCGGACATCGTGCGCTCGGAGGGCGAGATCCCGAGCGAGCAACTGTTCGGGTTCGCGGCGAAGGGCGGCATGAGCCGTGATGCCTTCCAGCGCGCGGTGGCCCTGCTCAAGAAGGCGCGGGTCATCCGGGAGACGGACACCAACACCCTGCGCTGGATCGAGGTCTCCTATGTCTAGCCCCCTCCCGAGCGGCCCGACCCTCAACCCCGAGTACAACCACCTGCTCGTGAAGTGGGCGGAATCGGGGCACGACGCCACTCCCGAATGCGAGGAGTGCGGCGAGAACCTGACGGGCAAGCAGGTCCATGACACCTCGACGAACTGGCTCTGCACGTCGTGCCATGACAAGGCGACGGAAGGCTTCGAGGTGAACGACGCCTCGGACGAATACTTCGACTACGGAGACGTGCAGCACGGGCACTTCGACAGCGACCGTGAGGACTTCCACTCGGACGGATGAGGGACGCCATGGGAAGAGAACTGGTCAGTGACGCGGCTATCGACAAGGTGGTGCACTTCCTCAGGCTGTGCCTGGAACTGGTGGTGCTCTTCAAGGTCGTCGTGCCGCTCCTCATGTGGTTGTTCGGGGGTCTTCTGGATTTCCTCGCGTCGAGTTGATTCCCGCTCGCTTGGGGTTGTAGTTCCGTTTGGAGGATGCACATGGCTTCCCTGTACGAGCGCATCATCATCGAACTTTCCAAGTGCGAGCCCGAGGAGGCGCCGCTCGTCGAGGGCTTCATGAGGTCCATCTACGGCACGCTCGATGCGCTGGACAGGAAGACTTTCCGTCGCGAGGCCATCAAGGCGCTCCGCGATGTTCGTGAGAACCCCCGCCTGGCTCTGGAAGTTGCGCAGATGCACGGCCTGATCCGCCCCCCGAAGGTGCCGTCATGAACTCCGCCATCCGAGTCTTCGGCATCCTCGCGGATCGCCGCGAAACCGTCGAGCAGGGCTTCGCCGCTCTGGTCAAGCGCGCCAAGAAGCTCGGCGTCGCTCCCATCTCTTGGGAGTGGGGCAAGGCGTACCAGAAGAAGGAACGCGTCCCGCATCCGGAGTACGGTGACCAGGTCGAGTTCTACGCGATGGTCACGCGCGTGCCGCTGACCGTCTTGGGCGAGACCCCGCGCCTCAACGGGTGGGCCTTCATCGGCTCGCTTCAACACATCGACGACGAGACCATCGTACGCAAGGTCTCGACCATCGACATCCCCAAGGTCTACTGGTCTCGCGGCCCCGTCTGCGATCACTGCAAGCACAAGCGCCAGCGCAACGACACGTACATCCTTCAGCACGAGGACGGGCGTCACACGCAGGTCGGGTCCACCTGCCTGGAAGACTTCGTCGGCAGCGACAAAGTGGTCCGTGTCGCTCAGGCTGCGAGCCTCATCGCCAGCGCGTGCGCCCTCGCGGAGTCGGCCGAGGACATCGGCGGCTACAAGGGCGGCGGCGCGTCCTCCATCCTCCTTGCGGAGTACCTCGGCTACGTCACCCTGGAGGTTCGTCGCAACGGTTGGGTCCCTCGGAGTGCCGTGCGCGACATCGGCGGCCGTGCGACCGCTGATCGGGCTCTCGAACGTCTGCTCGACCGTGACCTCAAGAAAGAGCACCCGAGTCCTGCCGATCTCGTCACCGCAGCCTCGGCTCTTGAATGGGCCGAAGGACTTACCGAGGAGCAGGCCGGCATCAATGACTACCTGCACAACATCCGGGCCATCGCGTGTTCCGGTCTCGTGGACCGACGCACCCTCGGGCTTGCGGCCTCCATCCCATCCGCCCATGGGCGCGAGCTGACGCGGGCAGCCATCCGGGGTCGCTCGCAGCACTTCGGGACGATCGACAAGCGCGAGACCTTCGTGCTCACGTACACGGGCTCGAACGCGTACACCAACGATTTCGGTACACGGTTCATCCACCAGTTCGTGGACGTCACGGGCAACAAGGCCATCTGGAATTCGGGGGCACAGGACTTGAAAGCCGGAACGTCCTACTACGTGACGGGCACCGTCACGAAGCACGGGGAATGGAGGGGCGAGGCGCAGACCAACCTCACGCGCTGCAAGTTCTCAACTGAGCCCCCGACCCCCAAGACCTCGAAGCCGCGCGCCAAGAAGGCCGCCCAGGAGGCACAGTGAAGATCAAGAAGCAGGCCGTGCATTGCAGGGAGTGCGGCCACAAGCTCCCGGGCGTGTGGAAGGAAGACCAGAGCCGCAACGGCGTACGGGTCATCGTCACGCACCACAGGAACGGCGGCACCACCGTGGACGCGTCCTGCTCGTGCTTCGGCTCCCCCATGCGGGCACACGACCACGATTCCTGCCCGAACCGACTTCGACTCCTCGCTACAGGGTGACCCACATGGCCAAGGCAAATTCCCTTCACGCCGCGTTCGACACATGGGCCTCGTCGCTCTTCGAGGGCACCTTCACGCACGTCAAGCAGGCGTTCCCCAACGTCAAGGATTGGAACATGGAGGACGTCGGGGACGACCGCCTCGAAGCGCAGATGAATCTCTCGTTCAAGGACGTACCGTCCAGTGACTACTGCATGTGCACGGTCAGTGTGGGTGGCGACGGGACGATCTCGCTCGGCGCTATCGCGATCCACCGCGAGAAGGACGAGTACGAGGACAAGGTCGTGCCGGTCCACACCGCCGACTCGCAAATCGCCAAGACCCTCTGCGACCTCCTCATCGCCGCCAACAAGAAGGCTGGGACGAACCGGCACCTCTTCTAGCGACTCATGCATAGCGCCCCGGTGTAGGGGTGCGGCATGTACGTTCACGAGCTTGCACAGGTCAAGACCATCGTTGTCCACGACAACTGTCCGGACGGGGTGGCCAGCGCGATCCTGCTCCATGACTCTCTGCCCCAGGCAGAGATCCGGTTCATGCAGCACAACACGGACGCGCTCAAGGCTCTCGTGCCAGAGCCCGGCTACCTCTTCTGCGACTTCGTGCCGTACGTGCCGACCAAGACCGTCGATGGGGTGTTGAAGAACGATCTCGACGCCCTCAAGCCGTGGATCGATGCCGGCACCCTCGTGCTCGACCACCACAAGGGCGTGCAGGACGTCGTGGAAGCCTTCGGCCCCAAGCGAGGGCACTTCGGCAACGAGAAGACCGAGCCGGGTGTCTGCGGCGCCGTCCTCGCATTCCGTCACGTGTGGCGCCTGGTAAATCCGGTGGAGGACGCCACGGACACGGTGGCCATCGAAGAGCAGAAGAGGGCCGAGGAGTTTGCCACCCTCGCGGGCGTGCGTGACACCTGGCTCAATACACACCCGTGGTGGAGGGATGCCTGTGCGCAGGCCGAGATGCTCCGCTTCTACCCCGTCGAGCACTGGCTGAGCATCGGAAGCCCCTTCTCGTCGGCGATGGTCCCCATCTGGGAGGAACGCAGGGCTATCGGCCGACTCCTCATCGAGCGCATGGAGAAGTCGGTCCAGAAGACGATCGAGTCCGCCTACAGGTTTACGAGCGCCAAGGGTACGAAGGTCGTCACGTTCGACGGCCTCAAGACAACGAGCGACGCGGCTGAGGCGCTCGGCACTGAGGCGGACCTCATCATCGGCTTCTCGTACATCGTCGAGAACGGCACGCCCAAGATGCTCCTCTCGACGCGCAGCCACACGGACTTCGACTGCCTCGCGTTCGCGAAGAGCAACGGTGGTGGGGGCCACACGAGGGCCGCGGGGTTCAATCGTGCGGTCGTTCCGCACGACCTCAACCCATACAAGATGGTCGAGCAGCTCGTGCTCTGGTACGAGTCGGCGCAGTGACCTTCGGGGCTGCGTTCCTCTTCTTCGGGGACTCGGCTTTCGGGGTCATCGACGAGCTGTCCCCTGGGGCCTTCGTTGCCGTCTTCGGTGACAACCCCATGGCCTCCCTGGATGCCAGGCAGGCGGGGCTGCACCTGAGGGACACGCTGCTCGTGCTCTTGCCTGGGCCGCGGGCTGAGCCTGTGTTGCTCTTTCGCAAGCCCCTGGAGGCTCCCACGGTGGCGGAGCAAGTGCTCTCGACGGGTACAGGGGGACTCCACATCGACGTCTGCCGAGTTGCCACCACAGAGGACCGTGGGCGACCTCGCGGAACGTTTCCCCATAGTGACGATGCTTGGGGAAACGGGCACTTGAATTACACGGAGAGCCATACAGGAGGACGATGGCCGACCAACCTAGCCATCGTTCACACGCCCGAATGCACCCCCGGACAGTCCCGCATCCCCGGCCACAAGGGCTACCCCAACGGTCCTGGGGGTAGCTCGACGCAGTTCTCGCAGAAGGGCACGCGGACGACCCGCACAGGCGCCTGGGAGGGCTATGCCGACGCGGACGGGTTGGAGACCGTCAACGACTGGTCGTGCGTCCCAGGGTGCCCCAGGCTCGCTCTGGACGCCCTCAGCGGGGAACTACGGGCTCGGGGCAACGTGACCCCTAC